GTGTATTTAATTACTTTTGTAGGGTCATTACGATTTTCTTTAATTGGAACAACCTTACCTAGAATTATATCCATATTATCAAGCTTTGTATTTTCTGGAATTACACCATCTGGTGTTAACTTATCATAATTACCGAACTTAATTGAATTTGTTTTCGCTTTGTCTGGTTTGCACCGAATTTCTTCATCACCATTAATTTTTTTGTCTTCATCTTTTTCTGTATGATAAATTGTTGCTTGAAATAGACCACGGTCTATCGCACCTTTATTAAACATAATACTATCCTCTTGATTATATCCAGTCTGTGTCATAATTGCAACAATTACTGGACAACCACTAGGTATCTTGTGCAAATTAATTAATCCCATAATTCGTGTGTCAACAAGCGGACGCATTGGATAATTCAAAACGAATGCTGTTTTATCAAGACGATTATCAAAATTAGTTACATATACTCCCATTGCTTGCTTACCCATTGCACATTGATAAGTATTTCTTGGAGATTGATTATGTTCAGGGAAAGGAATACATGATGCAAGAATTCCAAAAATTGTACTTGGATGGATTTCACAGTGTGTAAAATTGTATTCTTTATTAATTTTTCCAGGAGTCATTGCAATCATACTATAATTTTGCTCTTCAGCATCAATATATTCAACTAATGAATCAGATGTCTTAATCTTTAGCAAAAGGTCATTCCATTCTAGATTACTTGACCTTATTTTGCTGATAATTTCATCAGTAATTACCATTTTATTATTTTTTACTTTGAGAAGCGGTCTAGTAAGACGACCACTATCATTGCAAATACGAATCTCTTTATATTTATAGTCAAATATAATTGAAGTGTAAATATTAATAATACCACTGTGTTTCAAATTTTTCAACTCATTATAACATTTCATTGGTTCTTCACTGATGCCATACCAACAACCATTTATAAATACCTTCACCTTACCAATCACTTCTGAAATGTTACAATCATCTACTGTTTTAATGTATGGTAATATGTATTCATAAATAGAGTCACTTACAGCTGGAACTGTAATATGAGACAAATAAGACATGTTTTTAACTACACCTACTGAACCACCCTCTGGTGTTTCTGCAGGACACAAAAATCCCCACGAACTATTATGCAGTTTTCTCGGTTGAATCAATTTGCCACTTTTATCAATTGGTGTGTTCACGCGACGAAGATGACTTAGACTTGAAATATATGTAAGTCTATTGAGAACTTGTGCAACACCTACTTTATTATTATTAATTTGCTTAAGACCAAAATCACCTGTCGCAAGTGCACGCTTCAAACCATTTTCTATCGTATTTGGTTTAATAATCTTGTAAATATTTGTAGTATTTACAATTTCACCGAAATTATTTGTTGAACGCCAGGAGCCATTATTAATCTCTCTGGCAATTTGTTTTTGCATATCTTTCACAAGTTTATTGAAATAATTTCTAAACAAATTATTCAAAAGACATCCTGTAGAATCAATGCGCTTATTAATATAAGAGTCTCTATCTGTTTGTTCAATCCATCCCAAATTGCATTGAATTAGTTTTGATGCCATATATCCCAAAAAGAAGATTTTTTGCTTCTGGGTTTTACAATGAGGAAAGATATCATTATTAATAATATCATTAGCATATTCTGCTTTTTTCTTATCACCTTTTTCTTTATCTAGACCAATCGGAGTATAAAGAACAACACTTATAATATGTTCCATTGCTGCTTCTTTACTCATATAATTATTACTATCAATGATTGATGCTTGCAAATAATCCAATACTATTTCTGCACGCTCTTCATTAAGATTATTTACAATATATTTGCAAATTTCTTTATCAGATATTACTCCGAGAGCCCTAAACAAGACAAACAATGGTATGTGTACTTTAAGACGCGGTAGTTGAACAAACAAACCAAAACCGTAACCGTTGTTCTTTTTATTAATCATAACATTGAATTGTTTAGGGGAAATACTTTTATTATCCGGTACTGACTTTATTTCTGCCTGAATAGTCCATTTAGTACTTTTAGGGAGAAAGAAACAGTATACTCTATTTTCTGCAGCACGCTCTTGTCCCAATACAGTTTTTTCAGAACCATTAATAATAAAGTAACCACCTGCATCATACATGCATTCACCTGTTTCACGATTACTTAAATGTTTGTATTGTGAAAGAACACAGATTGAAGACCTTAGCATAATTGGCAGCTTTCCAATGTGAACATTTTCAATTATTTTATTATGAATCTGTGTATTAGAAAGACCTTCTCCATTTCTAATTATATATTGAATATGCAAATCAATTGTCATAGAAGAGGAGTATGTAAAACTGCGAAGTCTTGCTGATTGAGGAAACATTAACTTTGCTGCACCATTATTCTCATGAATTTGAGGTTGATAAATTTTGAAGTTTTTGAATGTAATGTAAACTTCTAGTTTATATTTACCACTTTCTTTATCAAAATCATTTTCAGAACAAATTTGAGCAGGATTAAACATATTAATTGTTTTTTCAATTTGTATGTTTGTAAAATCATCAAAAGTTTCAATTTGGTGTTCAACCAATCTTTCCAGATAGCCTTTATCAAAATATTTACCAATTATAGCCCATGGGTCTTCTATTGATTTCCAACCATTTGAATCTTTTGAATTTGCACAATTAATAGCGTCGGCATATTTTTTGATACTGGCATCTGTTAGCATTTCTTTAACTTGCATGTTTTCTTATTTTTAAGTTGTTTAAATTTATTTCAATTTTAAGTTAAAACAATAAAATAAAAATAATATTCCTAATCAAATGAGTAAAAAACAAATAAATTTTGATTTATTTAATGTTAAAAAAAATAAGTCTCTTAAAAATCGTAAAGGCAAAAGTGTATCAGGTAATATTAATATAATGTCTTCACTGCGAAAAAAAATTATAAATGAGTTAAATAAGAAAAGCTCCTTAGAAGAAAAACATGAGAAAAATCAACATAAACAACAAAAACAACGAGAAAAACAAAATAACACAAATAATATTAAAACTGTCAAAAGTGATTTCACAGAGTCTCTCAATTTTTTAGAATCAAATCTTAATACAGAAAAAAAGAGAGAACAAGTAAATACAAATAAGCCTAAACAATCTTCATTAAAAAAACCAAATTTAAATGAGATTAATAAACATGAAGGTATACATTTAGATTTACCATCTTCCCTCCAAGAATTTGTTGTAGCTACTCCTGATTCAAGTGCTGCAACTGTTACTCTTAATACTCATAATAATCATATTGAAAAAACTGTGAGACATAACACTACAAAAAAACAAGCTCCTAATTATGGATGTTTAAAAGGAGGAGTTAAACCAACATTTAAAAATAGAAATGTAACAATTCGTAATAATAATATTAAGTTTAATGATAATTTAGAGAGTCATGTTTACATTGATTCTAAAGAACCTGTTACAAATATAGTACCTGCAAATAACAATCCACCACCTGTTGTGGCACCACCTGTTGTACCACCACCAGCTGTACCGGTATCGTCATTCGCTATGCCTAGCATACCTAATATGCCTAATATGCCTAGCATGCCTAATATACCCAGTATGCCTAGCATTTTATCAGGTAGTAAATCAACTGAAGAAAACAAAAGTTCTACTGTTGAAATACCTGATAAAATTATAGATAACATTTCATCTAAAGTCGGTGAAAAACAGCCCAAAAATGTAAATAAACCACATGTAAGATTTGAAACTAAAAATAGAAAAAATAAAACTCTTAAAAAAATTATTGTTGGAAAAAATAATAGTAAAGTATCTGTTTTAATCAATGATAACAAAACTAGAAAAAAAATTAAAAAAGAAAAACAGTCACTTAAATTAATACCTATTAAACAAGTAAAAGATTTTTTAAAAGAAAAGGGCTTGATTGAAATTGGTTCAAACGCTCCAGAAGATGTGTTAAGAACATTATTTGAGAACGCAAAACTATCAGGAGAAATTGAAAATCGTAATGGTGAAGTATTTGTTAATAACTTTTTAGACGATAAACAAAACAACACTGATGAAATCGGTGACCGACATTAATTTACATTTGATAGAATATTTAAAGATATTCTGCTTAATAGTAGTATGGCTCTTATACGAGAATACTTTAAAAAAACTGAAGAATACAAAAGAATATATGGAGAAAATACAGCTGTATTTATGCAAGTTGGTGCTTTTTATGAGGTGTACGGTCTATTAAATAGTGATGGTACATATTCAGGTAGTGAAATTGCAAATGTATCTAGAATTTGTGATTTAGCTATTGCAAATAAAACGGGTAGTGATATAAATGGTAAACCTGTAAAAATGGCCGGTTTTCAAACATATCTTATTGATAAATTTTCAAAAAAACTATTAGATGCAGGATATACAATTCCAGTAATTAATCAAGACCAACCTGCCGCGAATTCAACTAGAAGTTTATATTGCATTCTCTCTCCTGGAACAACATTTTCTAATGATAATGTTATTCTTACAAACAATACTTCTTGCGTTTGGCTTAACAAAATTTCACAATTTGGAAAAGAATCTATTGTAGTTGGTATTGCAAACATTGATATCATTACTGGAAAAACTAGTGTATTTGAATATAAAACAGAATATCTTAATACACCTTCTACATTTGATGAATTAGAGAAATTTATTTCTGTCTATAATCCTAGTGAATTTATAATTATATCAAATCTTCATAGTGATTTTATTGATAATGCATTAAGCTATAGTAATGTTAAATCAAAATCAATACATAGAATTGATATGAATGATATGTGTGAAAATAGAAAAAAAATTGTCCAAAATTGCGAACTTCAAACATACCAAAAGGAAATTATTGAAAAATTCTATATTTTTTCTAAAGTTGAACATACATTAGAAACATTTTGGAATTTTCCTATAGCATGTCAATCATTTTGTTATCTACTTGATTTTATTGAGAATCATAATCCAAATCTTGTTAAAAATATTGATGTGCCATTTTTTGAAAATTTTTCTAATCATCTAACACTCGCTAATCATACATTAGAACAACTAAATATTATTGATGATGGAAATACAAAGGGAAAAACAAGTTCAGTACTTACACTGCTTAATAATTGTATTACTAATATGGGAAAAAGAAGATTCGCATATAATTTAACAAATCCGACTGATAATATTGGTGTGTTAGAGAGAGAATACAATATTACCGAATACATTGTTAATAATTTTGAAAAATTTTCATATATAAAAAGTACACTTAAGGATATTAAAGACCTTGAAAAATTGGAGAGAAGTACTTATTTAAAAAAAGTTACACCTCTACAAATTGCATGCTTTTATGACGATTTAAAAAATATTAAAAAATTATATTCAACCACAGAAAAAGATAAGACATTTCATTCCTATATCTGCAGTAACAATAAGATAAATATTGATTCATTTTATGCACATTGTGAAAAATTAATTACACATATTGAGAAAACCATTAATATCCAACTCGCTCGTTGTGTTGATAACATGAGTTTTGAAAAATGTGATAATTTTATTAATAATGGCGTTAATAGTGCTTTAGATTCAAAAATGCATGACTATATTGAAATAAGTGATAAACTATCTGCTTTACAAAAATATCTAGATACTTTACTTTCTAAAACTGAGAATAAATCTAAAACAAATGAATTTGTTAAAATTCACAAAACTAATAATGAAATATCATTAGTAGCAACTTCTAAAAGATGTAATGTTTTAAAAACAAATCTTCCTAAAGAAGAAATTACTATTAGTTATGTATCTAGTGTTGATAATACTAGCAAAACTATGAATATTGATTTTAAAAATATTACTACTCCAAAACAAAGTGGAAATAATTTACAAATTACTACTCCATTTATTAAATCAATGTGTGAAAACTATTTTCAATATAGAAGTCAAATTACTGATTATATAACAAATATATATATTGATTTTATTATTTCATTACAGCAATTCTCTCTTGAATTTACAAATATTATTGAATATATATCAACAATTGACCTTGTATATAATAAATCATATATTGCTAAAAAATATAATTACTGTAAACCTGTAATTAAAACAAATGATAAATCATATTTTAATGCAAAAGGTATTCGCCACTGTTTAATTGAACAAATACAAACAAAAGAGAGATATGTAACTAATGATATTTCACTTGGAAAAGATAAAGATGGAATATTACTTTACGGAACAAATGCCGTAGGTAAAACTAGTATTATTCGTTCAATTGGTATATCAATTATAATGGCTCAAGCTGGACTTTTTGTACCTTGTGAGAGTTTTGATTATTATCCATATAAAAACATTTTTTCAAGAATTTTAGGTAATGATAATCTATTTAAAGGTCTCTCTACATTTGCAGTTGAAATGTCCGAATTAAGACATATTTTGCGTTACACTGATGAAAATAGTTTAATTTTAGGAGATGAACTTTGTTCTGGTACAGAAATTGAGTCAGCCATTAGTATTTTTGTAACAGGAATACAGTTGTTTCATAGAAAAAAATCTAGTTTTATATTTGCAACACATCTTCATCAAATTGTAGACTATGATGAGATTAGCGAACTAGATAATTTGTCATTAAAACATATGACTGTTAAATATGATAAAGAAACTGGGAAATTGATTTATGACCGCAAACTAAATGATGGTTCAGGTGAAAGTGTTTATGGTTTAGAAGTATGTAAATCATTAGACCTTCCTGATGAGTTTTTAAATAACGCATATAAAATTAGAAATAAATATGACAATAAAAAAATGTCTGTTCTTGAATTATCTCGTTCACACTTTAATTCTAGAAAAGTTATTGGACTATGTGAATTATGTAAAAATAAATCCGCTGATGAAGTTCATCACTTAGCATATCAATGTAATGCGAATGAGAATGGATATATTGATGAGGAAATGCATAAAAACAATCTTGCAAATTTATGTAATATTTGTAATGACTGTCATAGAATGTTACATGGCGAAGATAAAGAATTATACAGAAAAAAAACAAGTGAAGGTTATGAATTTTATGTAAAATAAATTATTAATATATATATAATGAAAAGGAATACTAAATGGTACGGAATATTATTTTTACTTATTGTAATTATTAGTATTACTACAATGACAACAATACAGAATAAAGAGGGATTTTTGAATGGTCTTTTTGGTGGCGGAGGTGGCGGCGGCGGTGGTAGTTCATGTGATATTGTATGTCAAGCTTTAAAAGCGGCAGAAGAAGAAAGAAAAAGACAAGAGAGATTAGAAGAAATAGCTAGACAAAAACGAGAATGTATAAATAGTGGTGGTGCATGGGATGGTTCTAATTGTCATAAATATAAGAATTTTCCTAGTAATGTTTTTAAACGAAAATATGTAAAACCTAGACCACCTAATCTAACTTTTTGCGAAAAGTATGAAGAAGAACCCAGTCTTCTCAAGAGTGAATGTTTAAAAAAAGACAAAAATTCATGTAATAATGAATGTTGCAAATGGTGTGAATCTAAAAATAAATGTGTTCCATATATTGCAAATATAACAGAGATTAATACAATGGATTATCTAGAATGTAATTGATTATTATTTTTTCTGTCTATAATTATATTATGGAACTTTGGGCAATAGTTTTATTTACAATATTTATCATTGGTTTCATTTCTACTTTTGGTGATAAAATTATTGATAAAATACTTTCCATGTTTAGCAAATCATTTCTACATATTCCATTAAAACATATTGGATTTGTTACCAAAAATATTGATAATATAATTATAATAAGTGTTTTTTTCATATTAGGAATTATGTATGTTGTTATCTATGATATTAAACTTAATGAACCAGTAAAAAAGAGTAACGATTATACTGAAACTCATAAAGTTAGTTTTAAAGAAAATTTAGAAAATATGGAAATTAAAAAAAATGTTAACACAGTTAAGGGAATGAATGTTGAAAATCAAGTAGATAAAGCATTAAATAAAATTTTAGATATTGATATTGAACGAGATTTACAAGTAACTAATTATGAAAATATATGTGATGAAACAGATCTAAATAAATTAAAACATAAATGTAGCTTACTTAAATCTAAAGATGTCTGTAATAAACCAAAATGCTGTACATGGTGTCAATCTAAATTAAAATGCGCTGCAGCAAATAATAATTCTCCTATTTTTCAAGAAGATATTAATTGCAATTAAAAAAAATTGATTTGTAAATTCACTCTTTGAGAGAAGAGAGAATCATGTTGTGTGAATGGAATAATAAGGATTCATGCTATTTTAAAATTGTTAACTTTGATAATAAAAAACCAGTTATATCTTTTGATTACGATGATACATTATGTCAAAAATTTACATCAAATATTATTTCTGGAGTTAAAGATTCTCTCTTAAACTTATTAAAAGAATATAATGTTTGTGTCTTTACAAATCAACTAGGAATTGAGAAAGCAAAAACAACTCATAAAGAAGTTCAATCACGATTAGATGACTTTACAAAAAAAATATTGGATGAAAGTGTAAATGATTCTATTATAGTTAACATTCAATTATTCTATTCGTGTAGAGATGATAAATATAGAAAACCAATGACAGGTATGTTTGATTTAATGATATCATTATTAAATCCAATAAATGTTGAATATTATTGTGGTGATGCAGCAGGTAGAAAAGGAGATTTTAGTCGTAGTGATTTATATTTTGCAAATAACTGCAATATATTGTTTAAGACGCCCGAAGAGGTTTTTACAGATTCAAAACCAGCATTGAATCTTTGTAATAATGTTCTCAAGAGTTTTGAATTATATAAGGATGACAAATGGATTAATGGAAAACTTGATAATAATAGAAATATCATTGATTTTATAGATGAGAGCTATATTGATAATATTTATAAAAAATTTACACAGAAAACTTTAGTTATACTTGTTGGACCCCAAGCATCAGGTAAATCAACAATCGCTAGCTATCTTTCTAGTAAATATAATTATGGCATTGTTAATAGAGATACAGAAAAAACAAAAGCCGCTATGAAGAAAGTATTTAAAAAATATGAAAGCACCGATTCAATTAATGGAATTATAATTGATAATACATCGAATACAAAAACTTCTAGAAAAGAATGGATTGATTTATTGAAGGAGTCTGAAAAATGGAAAGTTCTATTTATATATATTAACATTGATAAAGTTCTCTCAGTTCATCTTACGAAATACCGACAATACATTCAAGGTATTAAAATACCATCTGTAGCAATACATAGTTTCTATAAGAATTTAGAAATTCCTACTGAAGATGAAGGTGGAGATATTATAATATTACCAAATCCAGTAAACAAATTTAATTTTAATCAGAAAATGAGATTTACATAAATAGTAAAAGTTTGTTTGTTTGTTTGTTGAATTATGTATTTTTTTGTTTAAAAAAAAATTGATTTTAAAATATATTAATAAATTATATTAAAATGATAATTCCAGTAAGGTGTTTTACATGTGGTAAGGTTCTTGCTGATAAATATCAGCATTATCAAGAAGCAGTTCGTGCAAAAAAATTGCAAACTGGTATAGATGAGAACAAAGTAATTTATTTGACAAAAGAATATATTGAAAAAACTCCCGAAGGTATTGCAATGGATGAAGTAAAAATTTTAAATGCATGTTGCAGACGACATTTCCTAACACATGTTGATATTGAATAAATTTATAATAATGATATACTATTATAAATTACTATTATTAATTACTATTATTAATTACTATTATTAATTACTATTATAAATAATCTTTTTTTATATTATATGCCAAAGATTGGAAAGACTAGAAATGTAAAGAAAAGTTGCAAAGCTGTATGTGGTAAAACAAAAAAAATTTTAGGAAACTTTATAAAGAATAAAAAATATTTAAAAAAGTTAAATAAAAACTGTAATAAACAATGTGTGAAAAAATATACAAGAAAGCAAAAAAATCAAAAGGGCGGTGCGTCAACTGGTGTATTTCCTGGTATAATTACTAATCTAATGGATGGAATATCTCATTCTGCCATGTCAACATTTAATGTTGTAAATGGTTATCCCGTTGACCCATCACCACTTCCATTTTTAGCACATTATAAACCTCTATTTTAATTTTTTTGTTTTTTTAATATATATGAAATCTTTGAAAAAAACTGTAGAAGCTTTATGCCAACCAGCATATTTATATTTCATTATTTCTGTTATTTCAATGTTAATTATGATGATTCAAAACTTAGTTGAAGGACAAAATATTCTTTGTTTAGGAGAATATAAATGCGAAACTGAATCTGCGCCCTTAGTATTTGTTGGACAAGCCCTATATATTCTTATTTGGACTAAGGTTCTTGACATGTTATGTAAGAAAGGTTTAGGAAGCGTTTCTTGGTTTATTGTATTATTCCCTTATATTCTCATGTTTATTATTTTAGGTCTTTTTATGTTGAATGTTGGTGTAAAACCTAGACAATCAGTTAATGCCATGATTGTTAATGGTGACTTAGCTGGTAGTGCTGTATAAAAAATATCTAACTAAATTATTTTAATACTATAATAATAGTAGAATATAAATAAATATACTATTATTATAATATAAATGGACGAAAATGATTGGAATGAAACACAATGGGATATAATTGATAAATTTTTTACAGATAATCGTTACTGTTTAGTAGAACATCATTTAAAATCATATAATAAATTTTTTGAAAGTGATATTTTTAATATTTTTAGAGAGAAAAATCCTATTAAAATACTGAAAGAATTTAATAGCAAAACAAATGATTATGACCTTCAGTGTTATATGTATATTGGTGGTAAAACAGGAAAGAAAATTTACTATGGCAAACCTGTTATTTTTGACGAAGAAAATGTTCATTTTATGTATCCAAATGAAGCAAGACTTAGAGATATGACATATGGTTTTACTATTCACTATGATATTGAAATTGATTTTGTAATTAAAAATGAGGCAGGCGAATATGTTAATAGTTCAATGACTCTTGAAAAAATATATCTTGGAAAAGTACCAATTATGTTACATTCAAACATGTGTATTTTAAATAATATGTCAAGAGAATTCTGTTTTAATGCAGGAGAATGTAAAAATGACCGCGGAGGATATTTTATTATTGATGGTAAGGAAAAAGCTATAATATGCCAAGAACAATTTGCAAATAATATGATTAATTTTAATAATAAAGGTAATGAAATTTACAGTCATTACGCTGATGTTCGCTCTGTATCTGAAGATGCATCAAAACCAACTAGAAATCTATCTGTTAGAATTGTAAGACCGGATTCTACATACACAAATAATCAAATTGTTGTTAATATTCCGAATGTAAGAAAACCAGTGCCACTATTTATTTTAATGCGCGCACTTGGTGTAATATCTGATAAAGCAATTATTGAAACTTGTTTGCTTGACTTAAAAGAAAATGAAAATTATATTGACCTATTTTTACCATGTGTACATGATGCTAATCGGTTTTTTACACAAAAATCATGTATTAAATATATAGCTACATTGACAAAGGGCAAAACTGAACATCATGTATTAGAAATTTTAATGGACTACTTATTTCCACATATAGGTACAGAAAATTTTATTGACAAAGCATATTATCTAGGTCATATTGTTTTTAATTTATTGAAAGTTTATAAAGGAAAGAAACCAACTGATAGAGATAATTTTAAATATAAACGAGTTGAACTTACTGGCACACTTATATATAATCTTTTTAATGAATATCTAAAAATACAAAATGACACAGTTGCTAAAGCATTTGATAATATATACTATTATAATGCACAAATTTATTCATCTAATTTCAAAATGTTAATTGAAAACAATTTTAAAGAAGTCTTTAAAGAGAGAATACTAGAAACTGGATTTAAAAAAGCATTTAAAGGAAACTGGGGTGCAACTGAAAATACAAAAAGACTTGGTGTCATTCAAGATTTAAATCGTCTTTCTTTTAACAGTGCATTATCACATTTGCGTAAAATTAATCTCTCTATTGATTCCAGTGCAAAAGTCGTTGCACCTAGATTATTGCATGGTTCTCAATGGGGATTAATTGACCCTGTTGATACTCCCGATGGTGGTAATGTTGGATTTCATAAACATATGGCAATGATGTGTCATATTACAGCAGGCTATTCTAAAGAGCCACTTATTACACTTTTATTTGATGAATTTGATGTCAAAAAACTTTCTGCATTAAAAGCTAAACAGATTAGTAAAATGACAAAAGTTTTTGTTAATGGACATTGGATTGGATGTATAAATGACCCATTACTTTTTACCGGTACTTTTAAAAATTATAGAAGAGTTTCATTAATCCCAGTACAAACAAGTATTGCATGGAACATTCAGGACAGTTCTGTTTTTATTAATACTGATGGTGGAAGATTATGTAGACCAATTTTTTACATTGATGATAAAAGAAATCCTAGTTATGACTCATACACTGACAATATGTCATGGAGTGATTTGATAACAGGTTCAAATAAAAAAATAGAGAATTATGACACTAACTTGTTTTATTCAAAAAATGACCTTTATGGAGATAGGAATATTGATTCTCTCTTAAACAAACCATCATTACTTGAATTTATTGATTCTGAAGAAGCTGATACTACATTAATTTCTGTAAATAGACAAGAAACATATATTTCTAATAATTTTACGCATTGTGAAATTCATCCTTCTCTCATTCTTGGTGTCATGGGAAATCAAGTTGTTTATCCAGAAAATAATCAATTGCCTCGTGATTTGTTCTCATGCGGTCAGAGTAAGCAAGCTGTTTCATTATATCATTCTAATTATCAAAATAGAATTGATAAAATGGGAGTTGTATTAAATAATGGTGATGTTCCATTAGTGAAAAGCAGATATATGAAATACATTAATAATGAAGAACATCCTTATGGAGAAAATGTAATTGTTGCGATTATGTGCTATAGTGGTTATAATGTTGAAGATTCTATTTTATTTAATGAAGGTTCTGTAAAACGCGGATTATTCCGAACTACATATTTTAATATGTATCAAACCAGAGAATCTAGTACAAAAGTTGCTAATTCAAATGTTAATAACCGTTTCTCTCCTGTTGTCTCTGAAGGAGCTATAGGTCTTAAACCAGGTTATGATTATAGTAACTTGGATGAATATGGTCTTATAAAAGAAAATACTGTAATGGATGACAAAAAGGTTATAATTGGTAAGGTTGAAGATGACCCTAGTGAACCTGGTGTATTTATTGATGATTCTGTTTATCCTAAAAAAGGTCAGCTTGGAATTGTTGATAAAAGTTTTATAACTGAAGAGGAAGAAGGTTTCCGATTAGCAAAAGTTCGCATTCGCGAAGAGAGAGTTCCTGCAATCGGCGATAAATTTTGTAGTCGTTGTGGTCAGAAAGGAACTGTTGGACAATTAATACCTGAAAGAGATATGCCATTTACTAAGAATGGTCTTAAACCTGATATTATAATTAATCCACATGCTCTACCATCTAGAATGACAATTGGTCAGTTAATTGAAACTGTTGTTGGTAAATCTTGTTTGCAATATGGTGCATTTGGTGATTGTACCGCATTTAATAATAAAGGTTCCAAAATTGAAGAATTTGGAAAATTATTAATAAAATATGGATATAATTCCACAGGTAACGAGGTTATGTATAATGGTTTTACAGGTGAACAATTAAATACTGAAATTTTTATTGGCCCAACATATTACATGCGACTAAAACATATGGTGAAAGATAAAATTAACTATCGTGCTAGAGGTCCTAGAACAATGATGACTAGACAAACTGTACAAGGTAGAGCAAATGATGGTGGTCTTAGAGTAGGTGAAATGGAAAGAGATTGTCTTATTGCACATGGTGCTACATCATTCTTGACAGAATCAATGATGAAACGAGGTGATGAATATCAAGTTGCTATATGTAATAAAACGGGCGGTATTGCAATTTACAATGAACCCAAAAAATTATTTATTAGTCCAATGGCAGATGGCCCAATTAAATTTACTGGTAATGTAGATAATAAGTTAAATATTGTAAATGTTACGAAGTTTGGGAGAGATTTCAGTATTGTAAAAATACCTTATTGCTTTAAATTATTAATGCAAGAGCTTACTGCAATGGGTGTACATATGAGAATAATTACTGAAGATAATATTGACCAAATTGAAAATATGGCATTTTCTAAAACAATTGATAAATTAGTTAATGAACCAAATGCAGATTACACAAAAATTGCATTAGAACACAAACAGTTATTTGATGAAAATGAAAAGAATTTATTACCTGTTAAAGATATTGAAGACGATGTACCTGAGGAAGGAAAAGCTGAAATCACAGAACAGGATGAAGACCCAAGCGAAATGGAAGAAATCTCAATGGATAAAATAGAACAAGAACTTTTACCTGAGACACAACCTGTTGCACCAACATTTACTGAAAAACCAATTACTAGTGTTTTAGAAAGTGCAACAAAAGCTTACGAAGATAATGTATCTTTTGATGTGAGAGATAGAGTTGCAACACAAGTAGGTGATGCAAACAAAGCAATTAATGAAACAGCTCGTAATATAAGCAAACAAGCAACTGAAGGCATTCAAAATTTATTAGGTATTAATACAGAACAACAACCTGAAAGCAGTGAGATTAATCAACAAGAACAACAACCTGAACAACAACAACCAGGTCAACAACCTGTGCAGCAAGGAGGCAGCAATATGGCAATGCCTAATGTTACGATTAATGTAATTAACGGAGGAAATGATAAGTCTCCCTCTGTTAATAAAGCTGGTGGAAATAATAAACAGCCTGCAACTGATTTATTTCAATTCAAATCAGATTTTACTAATAATAATGAAAATACTGACAATACAACACAAGATGGAGGAGATGAACTTGAAGGTGGTGATGAAGGTAGTAGTTCAAATAGTAAAGTTGTTAAAATAGGATAACTTATAAGCCATCAACCTTTTCAACATCATTTGAATATAATATTGTTTTTAAATGATGACAATTAATGAAAAGAATATTATCAATATATTCTCTCATTGTTTCATAATCATTAAAACTATGTAGATTATTTTCATAAAATAATTTATAATTTCCTACCGATTTAATTACATCTGTTTTTGATATAATACAGCATGTTGTACCAGTTACCTGCAAAGCAGTACTTAACTTATCTAAATTTAACCAATTTACCTTTCTTCGCCTACCAGTTGTAACTCCATATTCTTTTCCTGCATCTCCTACTTTTGTAAGTTCCGGATCATCTAACAATGATTCTGGAAAATCCGGGTCAATCCCTGAACGAGTATCATATATTTTTGCAGCCCCATATACATTGTTTATACACTGTAATGGAAATCCGAGACTACATGAACCGTATGGCAAAGTATTACTAGATGTTACATATGGATAATTTCCATAATTAATGTCTAACCAAAATCCCTGTGCACCTTCACACAAAATATTTCCATACAATTTTCCATCCCATAAGTAATCCTTAAAAAAATCAATATTATCTTCATCGCATACTCTGCTGCCAACTCTTGCATATTTATCACGATAACATGGTGCAATCCCTTTTGCTGTGCTTCCTTGAGTTCCAACATATTTTTTCTTATCTTCAACAATATGGTCATTACTAACAACATGACATTTAGGCGATACTTTTATTAGATTTGTATTGAATCCATTTGCTTTTAAATAATTAATTTCCTCTGTAAATGCTTTCTTTTCAATTACACAGTCGGGACCAATTATAGAAATTACATCATAAAAAACACCGCTAGGAATCAAGTGTGTTTTATATTTTATATTATTTTTATATATTGTGTGACCTGCATTATGTCCACCTGCCCATCTACAGACAAAATTATATTTACCTGTTGAAGCAAGCTGTGAAACAATCTTCCCCTTTGCTTCATCGCCCCATGCAAGTCCACAACAAATATCAACTTTTAATTGTTGAGTATCCATATATTATTAAAAGAGTCTAGTTTAAATTTTTTTTTTAATAATATAAAATTGATTTTAATAAATATTATAATATTATAAATACAACATGAGTGATGATAATGATGTTCGTGTTATTCATACTTCCCGTCAAAATTTACTTAAACAACTAAGTGTACTTGGATATGATACGAGTACATATGAGTCATTCGGTATTGCAGAAGTAAATACAATGATGTCAAAAAATCAACTTGACATGTTACTTCAAGATGAAAGTGGAAAAAGGGTATATATTAAATATCATCTGGGTAAAACAATTCGTCAAAATAACATTGATGAAATTATTGAAGATTTATTTAACATTGAAAAAACTTTAGAGAAAAAAGATTCTGTTATTATTATTATTAAAGATATTCCGAATGATACTATTAATGGAATTATAAAAAGTATTTGGGAAAATGAGGGAATATTTATTACGATTAGAGGTATTAAAACTCTACAATTTAATATATTTGAACATGAATATGTTCCAAAACATGAAGTTCTCTCTAATGAAGACTCTGAAGAAATTAAAAAACGATATAATATTACGAATGATTTAATGATACCAGAAATTTCTCGTTTTGACCCAGTTGCAATTGCACTATTAATGCGACCTGCAGAAATGTGTAAAATTATCCGTTCAAGTAAAACTTCAATTACCTCCGAATTTTACAGAATATGTGTGTAAAGATTATATAAATATATATTAATATGACAACACAACTTGAAATTTTTGATATATGTTTAAATAATATTAAAAATGATTGGAGTATAACAAAACAACAAATTGATGATAAGTTTACAGGACAAATTGATGCTAACATAGCGGGTGAAAATTATAAAGATGGTGATGGATACATTAGAATTAACGAACACGAAACAATTTTAAATACTACAGGTTTAACTGCAATAATTGAAAAATTAAATGACTTGGAAACTAAGATTGATGACCAAAATGCAACAATACTAGCGTCAAGCGCACAAGCACAAAGTGCGGAAAGTGAGTCTACTTTAATTAAAAACACTTATTTAGACAATAAAGCATTTTATATTCAGAATAAAGATAAAGTTCATGGTGCATTAATTCAAGCCAAAACCCAAAACGACAACTATAATATTTTAATTAGTAGTAGTATTAATTTAATATGTGGTATTTTAATTGTTTCTTATTTAATTTATCAACTATATAGTCCAATAACTGTAGAAGAAATTAAAACTGCAGTAAAAACAACCAGTGAAACAGCAACAAAAGTCGCCAAACAAGCACAAGCAAGTACAAATAAAATCGTATCTGGTAAATAATTTTTTATAAGCATTTTATATAATGGCTCATTGTGATAGTTTAAATACAGAAATTGAAAGAAGACAGTGTATATGGTTAAATGAAAGAAAAATTGCTAGTTGTTTTACACGAAATGGTGGCGATACTGGACAGATTAATTATCTTAATGATAAAGACCCATCTCAATATTGTTTAGATAGAATATTAGAGGATGCTGAGTATAATAATATAAATTTAGACTCTGATTTTGATTATTTAAGAGATGTTACTGAAAATTCCACACTTGAAAAAAATCAAGAACAAATGGAAGAACTTTATAGCAAATTACATGCAATACAACAAATTAAAGCTAAAAATAAAAGCATGCTTGATACTATTGATGCAGAAGTTGAACTTAAAGAAAGATTTACATTTAGTGCAATGGCTAAGTTATTAATATTAGCTGGATTTATAATTTTATTTTTAACTACAGTTATAATTAATAATGATGGGCTATATGATATAACATTTGCAATTATTGTAATTATTTTAATTTATAATTTATATATATTTATGAAGTAGTAAATTTTTTATTCATGTAATATAAGTATGAATAAAAAACTTATAACAGAAATTAAAAATTTAAATGCAGATATAAAACAGGGTAAAAAAGAAGAAAACACAAAGAAAAATCTTATTGAAAATATGACAAATGAAATGACAATGGAAAATAAGTTTATAGATATTAAGGACCCAAATACTTATAATAATTACAAACTACTAACAAATGATAAAAAAATGGCACGAGATTCGCTATTAACAAGTTTTATTGAAACCGACAAAAAATCCGATATTAGTGTACAATTTCAATTAAATAGAGAGAGAATAAGAGCATTTGCAAAAAATTATGGTGGAAAAATGGTTAAAATTATAAATGGTGGTGCAAGCGATGGTAATTTATATTATATCACAAATTTTGGAGATGCTATTAAAAAATTTGGTGGTATGAATAATCTTTCAAAGAGTTGTAATTCTGTACCAATTGAAATCAATTTTGAATATGTTGAAAATTATAAATATAATAAATATACTGGTAATTATTTAATATCAACTTCTAATGGTAAAGCATCTACATCAACAGATGCAACAATTATAAAAGTATTAGACCATACTATGACTGAATTTCATCCATGTGGTATGGAAGATTCATTTGTATATGTTGGTTTAAACAAGAATGACTATCGTCATGGTTTGAAAAATACAAATCCAAATACAAAAAATAAATATGTAGGCTGTTATCATGATACTATTCGCCATGGTCCAAAAACAATCATTGAAAATGTTACTGCTAAAAGATGTGGAGAGATTGCATCTGAACTTAACTCAAAATATGCTTCTGCTAAAGTTGGTAAATTTTCTTTTAGTGAAATGATTGCAAAAGGAATTAATGACTACGCATACAATAAAAATGGCATCAATTTTTATGGCATTAAAAATGCCAGTGTTCAAAGTGATGGTCAAACAAAGGGTCAATGTGTACTTCTTGCAGCTAAATTAGATGAATCATATAAATATACTAAATGGCGTTCACAGCCCGAATATCTTGGTTGTTGGGGTGATTGGTTTGATAAACCTTGGGGATTATCACCAAGAACAAGAGCAATGACAAGAGTAAATAGTTCTAGTCTTTTAACATTTGACTCTTGTAGAAATACTTGTAAAAGCAAAGGCTTTAATATTTGGGGACTTCAATACGCTTCCGGTAGACCATCAAGAGGTGAATGTTATTGTAGTTATGAATGGCGAAAAAACATCTGGCAAAAATATGGCGGAGCAGATAATTGTAAAAGAGACCCTATTTCTAAACATCAAGTTGGAGGAGCCTGGTCAAATGCCGTATATAAAGACAGTGTTAATCCACGACCACAAGACAACTGTTTAAGTGGAGGTCGTGGAGGCCAAGGAAATATTGTTGCATTTTATGAAGCTGAAAAATTTAGAGAAGATAATCTTGGTAAAAACGCTTATATTGACCGTGAAAGTATTTCACATGATTTAAGCAAAACAAATAGTTCTAGAATTTTTTATTCAAATGATACTGAAACAAAAAATACAAACGATAAAGGATGTAACATATCTTATGGAAAACACAATGAAATTACATCTAAAGAATGGAGTGCTTTAAGAACAAATACTGGTAAAAGTATGACATGTAATGAAAAACAAACTGACCATGATTATAATATACTACAAAGAGCAACTGATAATTTAGTAAATATATCAAAATTTGTTCAAAATAAAAATGAAGATATTAATGAAAGTATCATGGATAAACAGAGACAAATTTTGCAAGACACTGATAGAATATCACAAGATACTGAGGCTGCAAGAACAATATTGAATGCTATTAAGATGCCAAATATAAGCGGTTTTAATAACCCAAAAAATAATCTAAATAGTATTACAAATATGTTTAATACAAATATGTTTAATAATATTGTAAATAAAATTACTGGCAAAACAAAGATAATTGAAGGTCATACAAATGATTGTCATGGTCATGACGGTACTACTAATTGTGGTATTCCTGTTCAAAGTGAACGAACCGGTCATAATAGTAGTCATCATGGTGCAGAGGGTGAATATCAATATGCTAAAGACCGTGAAATACAAAATATTTTAGAAACAATAAGGAAATATTTTGTTTCAGCACCTACATTTGAAGCGCAGAGAGAATTTACCCTTTTAGATGTAGAATCTAAAAAACAGTGGTTATATATTTGGGCATTTTTAATAATGTCAATTGTTTCATTAAAATTTTATATCATGGCAAAAAAATAATCATATAATATAAATGACTGGTTCAGAATGTAATAAAGAAGAATTAGGAAAGAAAACTGCTGAAGAAAATTACTACACTAAACGATATAAATTTGCTTTAGACGGTATTACGACAGTTCCATCAAGTTTAAGCCCCCCTACACATTGGAGTGATTCAGAAATGATAATTCATAATACTCCTTTAAATTCAGATACTGAAAAAAGTAAATTATTAAGTACTATGCAAGCTAGAGAAGCAGAAGTAGCAAAATGTGTTAATGAACTCATTTCATATCAACAGCTTGAAAATGCAAATAAGAAATCGGAAGAAGCAACTACACAGGCTTTAAAAACAGCCGAAAATGAGCGTGAAAAAGCATTGAGAGCATACAACAACATGCTTAGCGAACGAGATAGTAAAGCCAGAATTGTTGAAATCAACACATATTATAGTAAACAATATGATGCATATACAAATATTTTTAAGATTGTATTTTTTGCATGTATTCCTCTTGTAATACTTGGAATGTTAAACAAAGAAGGACTCATTGATAGTGGTTCATATTTTAGATTTAGCATGTTAGTTATTGTTATTGGATTTTTAATGACAGCTTACAGAATTAATGATATGTATTGGAGAAACAACCTTAACTATGATAATTATGATTGGCTTTATGACACTCCTGTAAAAGACGAAGGTACTTGGGAATATAAGAAAAGAAAAGAAGCCAGTGAAGGTGTTCTTTTAGGCGAAGGTTCATCAACTTGTCAGGGTTCAAATTGTTGTTATGACGGAACATATTGGAATGGTACAAGTTGTTTCCCTAATCCAAGTCATGGTGCAACCGGAAAATATTATTATTGTGCTGCAGGTTCAAAATATACCGTATTATTTACACCATCCGGTGACAAATCTGGAACTGTAGGAAGTTTAGCTTTTAACGGTAAATATTCTATTAGTAGTAATGATAGTAATAAAATTACTTTCACAAGAGAATTAGAACGAGGTGAAACAACACCACAAACACACGAAGGAAGAATAAATAATAATTCAGGTGTTTTTACAATTACATGGGATACAGAACCAATTCATGCTCAAGATGCAGATGGAAACGATATTACTACTGGAAGTTGGACAACCGCAGAACCTACAGAATGCCCTGCTTAAATTTAGTTAAAGTAAAATATATTTACTCAATGTTAATATATTTTAATCTATAATTATAATAATATAGTGATGGGTAGTATTGATGATACATTAAATGCTTTAATGTTAAATATTAAAAACATTGTTAAAGACGAAAGTACAAGATTAGCCGATGAAGAAGCAAATAAATTTACAGGTTCTAATATTCAGGGAATAGAATATGCTTTAAAGACTGCAAAAGTTGCAGATGCACAAGTAGAAATAGAATTAAAAAAACATATTAAGTTACAAGATGAAGACGAGCAAAAAGAATACTACAAACTAATTAATAATCGTAAAAAAAACTCATTATTAAATGATTTACAAAGTCAATATGATAATCAACTTGAAGTTGTTAAAGATGCACGAGATTTGTTTGAAGCTATTGGAAATTTAGATTATGTTAATGTCAGTGAATATTACAGACTAAAAAATGATGATATCACTGAGAAAATCAAGGATATTAGTGGCGTTGAATTAACTAATAAACGGAAAGCCTATTATAACTTAGACTATATTAAAAATATGCAAAAGATTAAGGACAATATTTATTCTATATATGTCCTTGTTACTATTACATATATTGTATTTTTTGTACGAGCAAAAAAATATCGTTCTCGTCTTAATATATTAATTCTAATTGGTGTAATATTATATCCATTTGTTATTAATCGTATTATGGGCTATATACTTGGCTTATTAGACTACATATTCAGTTTAGCACCTGTTAATGCTTATAGAAATTTATATAATGAAAATATTAATTTATCAACATCAAGAGACGATGACATATATTTACATTATTCAAAAGTGAGAGATGAATAAAAAAATAATAATTATATTTAATTATTATTTTCTACTTATGGATTATTTACCATTTACACATATTTAATAACTACTTATTCTACAATATCAAATACATCGTCGTCAATATCATCATGATTAATCTTGCAATCTTTCCAGTATCTTGTGTAAGGACCAAATATTTTTTCAAACTTTGCAAACAACTCTTTAGAAGGTGGCGCGGTTTTATTATATGTATCCTGAAACCACATTGAGAATGCTTTTGATAATTCTTTCTTCTGAATTTTACCAACTCCCTCGCCCCTTGTAATCTTCTCATTAATGAACTGTGCAATATAATCTTGGCTAACACGATATTCATCACTCTTTGCTTTTACAATTTCACAATCTTCAACAATACCGTTTGTCTTAAAACATCTCTCTACTAACATATGCATAAGAACACTACGCCATGCAGGCATCTTTTCTTTTAGTGTCTTATCTTTTTTAAATACAAAACTACAGTCAGCAAATTCAGGTGAATTTACATCGTCTGCAAATTTAGACATGAAATCACATACGCGAATACGACGCCATGTACCATCATCATTACTTTTTACATCCAATAGTGTATTTGTGCATACTACCAATTTGAACTGTGGTTGAAATGTAAATGAATTTTTATATAGAGCTCTTGCTGTTAGAGGATCACCTCCAGTAATTTCCTTCAATGGACCTTCATTAATAGAATCACCTTTGGATGGCTCTTGAATAACAGCATAACGAATACCAACCAGTTGTGCAACTTCTGGAGATGCGCGACCAATACAACTTCGTTTATCTGTAATAAGCTGCAATGGAACAGTACCTTTATAGTCACCTAGAATCTCTTCCATTAAATTTACCAAAATACTTTTACCATTACTACCACTACCTGTATATATATTAAATGTTTGGTCATGATTAATACCAATAAGTGTTGATGCCAAGTGGTCCCACATATAATTGCGAAGTTCTGGAATTGGAAATAGAGATTCCATATAGTCCTCAATTTCTTTCCGCTTAGCATCATAATTCTTAATTTTCTCTCTTGGAATATAATCCATCTTTGTAGACTTTGTAATATAATCCTCAGGATATCCCACCCGAAAACATTTCTCTTTAAAATCTACAACACCATTTTTAAATCCAAGAAGGTATGGATTTTGGTCCATTTTCTCAATAAAATCAGCGTTATGAAATTTATGACTTGCTTCACGCATAATACCATTCTTTTTACTATTATCCTTAATCTTTTCACAGATTTTGGTACCATTAAGTACCATCTTTTGATAATCATCTCGCAATTTATCAGCATTAGGATTATCATTACTAATGTCAGTCATTTTTTGAACACAATTTCTAATTTCGCATACATAGAGGTGATGCAACTCTTCAGAGAGATGACTTCGCAATGTAGTTCCACTATCAATTTCTTTCCACTGATTTTTTCTGAATTCATACCAAATATTGTTTGCAATATTAATACAAACATATTGGTCTTTATAAATTGCATAAAGAACCATCGCAATATCATAATCACTCTTTGTTTTCATTGATTCAACAATATATGTTGTAATTGAATTGTTCTTTATGATATTATATTTTTCACTTGATTTTGCATCATTTTTACACCAGTAAACAATAGACCGATGCGTCAGATTAGAATCATTGCTTTCATCTGTATCAAACCCATCCCATCTGTCAATTAAATCACTTACTGAATCATATGTAAATGTTTTCATTTGCGCACTAAATGCAATCCAAGTAATAAGTAAACGCTCACTTGTATTTTTAAGTGCAAAACCAACTCGTATCCATTCATTGTATGTTCCTGCCTCATAATATTTTTCACTGAGTGCCATTGTATATTCATGAATCTCTCTCAAATAATAATCTTCCATTTGCAAACTATCTAAGAACCGATTCATATATGCCATTAGGTCTTCTTTATTCTGAATTTGGTCAATTCTATCTACTTGCGTAACATTACTACTGACACGAGCTCGTTTTTTATCTTTCTGTGTTGACCTTCTACTAGTATGAATATTTTCAATCTCGGATTTTACGGATGATTTTACATCCAATTTTGGATTTCCAGAATAACGAACTGACAATTTATGAAAATTTTTCTTGATGTCAAATGTAGTTACATCTACTGGATTAATCTCAACTGAACTTGCAAAGTCAGTATCATCATCCGAAGTGTATACAATATTATATAATTGTGTAATACGATATGGCTGATTCAATGGTTTTTTTGAACCATAAATAGTCCAACCATTAGAACCACTACTAATTGCATTGTCAAAAACATCATCAAAAGAATTTTTCAGTAAGGATTGCCCTGGTTCATCAGGATTATCAAATACTTCAAAGATACGGTCTTCAGAAGTAACATGTTTAATAATCTTTTTGCGCAAATATTGTTGTGTTTTAAAATCACCTTGCAACCCAATTATAATATGAATACCATCTTTTGTAATACCTTGGTCTTCAATTATATTTACATCTGGTTTCTGAAATACATAAATTGGAAACTGAATATCTTCATTGAAATCAAATATTTCTCCTAGCAATGTAACATAAACTGAAATCAACTCATCAATAAATTCTGAATTAAAGATTCTCTCTGTTACATCAATATCAAATCGCAAATCAATATCCACACAAATAGGACCTGTCCCATCTGTTAATTGTCGTTCAATTAAGTATGCGTCTTTACCGCCTTCTAGGATTTCTTTTACATATAATTTATTAAATTGATTTATTTTTTCCTCACCAAGTAGCGTAAAAACACCCCCTCTTAATTTTATACTTTCATTCGCATATCGCTGATGCGTCATTATTTCTGTGTTACCTTTTATGTATCTGTGATTATTTAATAATGTGTCTAACTTGCACGATGTAACCATTAGTATTATATACTCAGATATTTTTATGTTTTTTCAAATCAATCTTTTAAAAATATTTATAAAATAAAAATAGTATAAAAATTAAAATGAAATATAAATATTATGACTGAAGCAAATACGAAAAATAATAGTAAAGAAAGTAATTTTATACCTACAATGAATATTAAACGCCTATTGAACGATGTAAAAACAATATATAAATCGCCATTGCATGATAATGGAATATATTATTCACATGACCAAAATGATATATTAAAAGGGTATGCATTAATTATTGGTCCAAAAGATACTGTGTATGATTCTGGTTGTTACTTATTTGATTTTTCTTATCCAACCGAGTATCCTTTCAAACCACCAAAGGTAACATATAAAACAAATGATGGTTTTACACGATTTAATCCAAATTTATATAAAAATGGAAAAGTATGTATTTCGCTATTAAATACTTGGCAGGGGGAACAATGGTCTAGTTGTCAAAATATTTCTACAATTCTATTAAATTTGGTGGCTCTCTTAAATAATACTCCTTTACTCAATGAGCCTGGCATTACTAATAGACATCATGACTATGATAATTATAACAAGATAATTCGTTTCCAAAATTTGAATTTTGCAGTATTAAAGTTTTTTAATACTAAATACATACCAAAAGATTTTTTTGGCTTGCATGAAAATTATATTAATTATCTTAAAGAAAATATTAGTCGTTTAGAAGAACAGGTTAAAAAATTAGCAAATACTGAAAAAAAGGAAACTCTCAATGTTGGAATATATAAAATGAATACTACGATTGATTATAAAAATTTACACAAAGAATATTGTCAATTGAAAAAAGAGATTGTCTAATTTTTATTTTAAAATATCTATAGTTTTAAAATATCTATAGTTTTAAAAAATTGATTTTAAAATAAATATTATTATTATATATAATGCATTTTTGCAAGAAGTGTGAGAATATGTATTACATTAAATTAAATAGTGATGAAAAAGAATTAATTCATTATTGTAGACATTGTGGTTTTGAAGATACAGAACTTTCAACAAAAAAACTTTCTGTATCTAAAATACAGGTTAAAGGTGATTCGCAATCTTTTAGTAACTATATTAATGAATTTACTAAACTTGATCCTACGATTCCAAGAATTAATACTATTCCATGCCCTAATCCGAATTGTACTTCCAATATTACAGATGAGTCAAAGAGGGAACCCCGCGATATTTTATATGTAAGATATGATGATGAAAAATTACAATATATTTACATGTGTACACATTGTGATACTACATGGAAGTCCAATGAGAATTAATATTTATTTAAAAATAATTGAAATAAATAAATATTATATATATAATACAAATGAATCCTCAGGAAAAATTAGATTCTGAAATTCAACAACAACAAATTGACAAAGAAGAAATTGAAAAGGAAGAAGAAGCTGGTGAAGAACCTGAAACTGGTGAAGAAGAGACTGAAGAAGTAAATCCTGATGATGACGATGATGATGACGATGTTGATGAACAAGATATTGACGATGATGACGATGATGATGACGATATTGATGGGGATGATGATGATTCAATGTCGCAAATTGATAAAATTCAAAGTAAAAGTAAGAGAGTATCTACAAAAAATATGTTGGCAGCAGATTCTAGTAATATAATTGGCGAAACACAGATTAATTCCGATATGGATGACCAATTAGAAAGTGATGATGAAGATGATTATGATGAGGATATATTTAAAAAACTTGAAAGTAATTTCAATGACGATATTTCATTTATTCATCCACAAACAGTTGAAGTAAATAATAAAGAATTACAAAATCTTATAAAAGTTGTGAGAAATAAATATGGTATTGTTGTTGACCGCCTTCATAGAACAGTACCTATACTTAGTAAATATGAATACACTAAAATATTAGGACAAAGATTAACACAACTTAATAACGGTTATAAAAGTTTTATAACTAAGGATGGTCATATTGACAATACTGCAATTGCTGAAGAAGAAATTAGAAAAAAAATATTACCAATTATTATTAGAAGACCATTGTGGTCTGGTGCAAGCGAATATTGGATGCTTTCAGATTTAGAAATTTTAAGATAAATTAACATTTCCATCTTGCTGGACATTCTGTACATTGAACAAATGTTGTCATTGGTTCATCCGCTGACCGCGTTTGCATCTGATAATATGTTGTCTTTTTAGAACCACATTTTCTACATTGGAAAGCGCCTTCTTCAATATTTACATTTAATTGTGTTTTACATTTATCTCGCTTTCTTTTTTGTTCAATCATTGTTTTCCATCTTTCAATATCCATTTCTTGGTGACTCATATTACCAATTTCATGAGATTTTATCATTTTATTATTAATTCTATCAATAATATCACTATGCTGTAGATTATAAAGAATAGTTTTAATACGGTCCGTGTATATTAAGACAAAATATGGATTATCCCATCTCTTAATTGTATTTCTTGAATCGGCTTCATCTCTTGCATAATTTAAAGCACTTTTCTGAATATTACTTGCTCGTCGCATATTATTTAATTTATTTCCATTATCATTTATAATATTATTAATAAATTCAACAATTTTTTGATTAAATTCTTGTGGATTACCAATCGTTCGCATTATAATTACATTATAATAATTTTAATCTAAATCAATTTATTATAATGTTTAAAATAATTAGAATTCTGTGTCACTAAATTCATATTGCTCTTCTTCTACATCATCATCATCTGTAAATGAATCACTATCTGTCTCATCACTTGAAGTTACAACAAATCCGTCTTTAAGATAACCAGATTTAGTTTTTTCACTATCACTCACCTCTTCTAATTCATCTTCTTCTTCTTCATCTTCCTTAGACAAATCTACTAAATTCTCAAAACCTCCATATAATTTTTCATAAGCTTTCTCCCACTCTTCTATAGTAAGATCATCAAACTTTTCATTATAATTAACAAGAGCAAGTGTACCAAAATACAATTCTTTATCTACTGGTGGTGGAAATTCTGTCTTGTTTTCTGTACCACTTTTCCCATTTACTTTTCCATATAAGCACAAATTTAGATGTTTTCCATTTACTTTTACATTCCATTTTGTTAATAACTTAAAATCATCAGTTACTTTTCTATAGCCACACTTTTTATATAAATCTTCTATTTTCAAATTTTTTACTTCTACTTCTTTACAATCGCTTGTTTTATCAATTAATACAAACTTCGTCATATAGTAATCTAATTGATAATAGGTTTAAATAGTTTACAATATATTATTATATGTCATTCAAGCATATTGATAATCCATTTTACAGAAAAAAAGAGGATTACTATCGTGTATATTTAAGAAATATTTTTGAATTTGACGAAGAAGTTATTCAAAAATATAAAAGAGAAACTTTAACAAAAACATACATTTACAGTGATTTAAATATTCTTGAAATTACTAAAAATAATGAAATTGTAAAAATTGAATATATAGATGTTCCTATTTATAGTAAATCTTTTGCAGAAAAAAATATTTCACTTTTGATTGATAAAAGTAAAGAAAAAAGAGGAGAGATTGTTTTTCAAATTCCACTTAATCATGAAAAAATATGTACTGAGATAGATATATATTCAATAAATCCAAAATCAAATTTGAAATTTAATGTAGTAAAAATAAAAGATGAAATTGTTGATTTTTATTTTACAACCAATGAAGATTTAGAACATGTATTCATTAAAGAGGAACTTTTCACGTTCGTTCCCCTATTAAAGTAATCTATATTATATATTATATGATATTTTGGTTAGCTAAATCAGTAATATTATCGTTACTATTAATAAGTATAATTCATTATTTGTATATTTTTTTAAAAGATAATCTTACACAACCTAAAATAAAAGATTTAATACATCACCCGAAAAAAGAATACGAAGATATACTAAATCTTATAAATAATAATGATTCATCATCATATAATGTTGATGAATCTACTGAAAATACTACAACTAAAATTGATAATTTACCCGAATCAAACAATCCTGAAAGTTATTTAGATAACAATATGCAAAATGAATTATCTCAATTCTTACTAGAACAAAATGATAATATGATAACAACACAAAATGAAGGCGAATATAATAATTTCTCCTTTGCTGTATAATAGTTTAAAATTATTATTTAAACATTACTCTATAAACACTATTATATGTATCTAAATGATAGTGAACAAAACAAAATTCTTAAAAGATTTCCAAAGTTTGAACTTTCTTATGATAAACAAATTCATAAAAAAGTTTATACTACCAATGATATTTTTATGGCAATTCCTTATGGTACTAAATATTATGCATGGTTTACATATTACCAGGAAAAATATGTTTGTATGTTTATTGAACTCTATAGTAACTATAAAATTAAAAAAATAACTATAAGGCCTTGCTGTTTTGATGAAAGTTTATGCTGTGACACTATTCTTTATGGAACAATTGTTGAAAATCGTTTTTTTTATATAGAAAATATTTACTTTTATTGTGGCCAATCATTTATAAACAAATCATTTAATTTTAAATATGATTATTTTAATAAACTGTTTAGCGAAAAAATTGCTCAAAAATCATTTGTTAAAAATGATATCATTTTTACAACTCCACTTGTTAAAAATAAATATGATGATATATTAAAACTAACTGAAACCTTACCATATAAAACATACGGATTTAGATTTATTAACCCTCTTTCAAAGCCAAATAATAAGTTTGATAACAACCGTATTTTTGTACATAAAAAATACAAACAACAATTTTTTGGTGTCTTTAAAATTATGGCATCTGAAAAATATGATATTTATAAGTTATATTTTTATAATAACAAATCTGGTAATATTGAATATCATGATATTGCATATATCTCATCATATGTTTCTAGTGTTAAAATGAATAATATTTTTAGAACTATTAAAGAAAATGAAAATCTTGACCTTCTCGAAGAAAGTGACGATGAAGATGAATTTCAAAACACATCGGAGACAAAATATGTAAATCTAAACAAAAGTATTAATATGAAATGTGAATATAATATCAAATTTAAAAGATGGGAACCAATTGAATTTGCAGTAAGAGGTGAAAAATTAATTACTTCTAAAGATGTTTATGATATTGAAAATAAATTTAAACGGAATAATCGCAATAATCATAATAATAATAATAATAATCATAATAATAATCACAAAACTTATAACAATAACCAAAGAAGATTATATGATAAAAAATATTTTCATTAAAAATATAATATTATAAAAATAATATGGAAAACAAAAAACCTACAATTGAAAGAAAATCCTCCTACGAGAGCCTAGGTGAAGAATTTCCAAATTTTCAAGATACTGCAGAATATGATGATATTCAAAATGCTATTATTGAAAAACTTAAACTTGTTTTTTGGGATAACTTGCAAGATGATATAAAAGAAGAAAAATATGATAAATTATTAAAAGTATTGAATGATATTAAAACACGCATATGTGATTTAATACCAAATAGAAAAGATTTGCATAAAAATATTTGTGATACAATTGATACAGAATTAATTCAACAAATGATAAAACATAATGCAATTGATAATAATTATATTTTCAATATTATTCAATTTATAATTACTCAGCTTAAAGAACTTGATACTCTTCGAGATGAACCGTTTTATGAAATTTGGAGAGAACAAACAAACAGAAAACTTATGTGTGACGAACCTAAATTACATATTATCTTACCTATATTTCTTCGTGAATCATTCCATAGAATTGATAAAATCGCATTTGAAATTACTGCTTTTAAAGAAAGTGATTTATACAAAAGTATTTTAGAAAAAAGAAAACAAAATAAACATTAAAAAAATACTAAAAATTAATACTAAAAATTAATACTAAAAACTAATACTAAAAATTAATAGTAAAAATTAATACTAAAAATAATAATCTTCAAAAATAGTAACTCTTTCTATTCTTCAATTACTATCTGACATTGTTCCATCTCCTTTTTCTGTTTATTCTTCCGACGATTCTTTTCACCTGGTATATTTAGTGTATTCCATAATTCTTCAATAAATTCCCCATTATTACCTGCTTTATATTTTTCACTATTTGTATAAATGATTTTATAATTCTGTTTAGTATAAAATTGTTTGCGTTTACGCCATTGTGATTGAAATATATCGTGCATATCTACAAAATCTACTACAAGTGGTTTACTATGTTTCACTCTTAAAATTCTTCCTACTGCTTGCTGTACATCTGTTTTTGGTGTTAGCAAGAAAAGTGTCGTTAATGTTTTAATATCTAGCGCTTCTGCTGCCATTGAATATGTAGCCAATATTACCGTTTTAGTCTCTGATATTTTCAAATCCTTTTCTTTCATACCACCAACATAATAACCTACTGTCATCTGCTTTGTTACTGAACCATGTTCTCTATGTTCTATTGCTTTGTGAATATAAGTTAATAGATTTTTATTATGAGACAACATTATAATTTGCTGCTCTGGATTCTCTCTAATCACATCACCTAAAACTTTAAGAATAAATTCGGTTCGCCTATTATAACTACATAATTTAGAAATCATACTTGAATATAGTGGATTTCCTCTATAGTCTAATTTTACATCCATAAATTCATCATCTTCTGTTAAATATTCTACCCCTCTTACTTCAACCATTGCAGTTGTATCATTTTTCTCACTATGTATCATATCTCCAATAAATTGTTTGAATACTTTTGTTAAACCATCTTTTCTTTGCATTGTTGCACTTAGACCTAAAATATATGGTGTTACTACTGTAAATAAAGACCTCACAAATACTTCTGCACTAATATGATGACATTCATCTACACAAACAAATCCAAAACTTTTAAACATCTCCTGTGGATAATCTTTCATTGAAAGAGATTGCAACATCCCAATAACAATATCTTTATCTTCAATATCAAAATGTGGCCCCTGTATTTTGCCTATTCTAGCATTTGGTAGAAATTGATTTATTCTCTCTACCCATTGATTTAGTAAAAATCCCTTATGTACAATTACCAAAGTTTTCACTTTTAGTAAAGATATTATTCTTAGAGCCATAACTGTTTTACCTTTTCCACAACCAATTTCTAACAAGCCACCACCACCTCTTGATGGTATCGTATTTACATGCTTTACATATTTATCAACTATTGCTAGTTGATAATCTCGTAACTCTCCATTAAATGATAAATCTATACTATTGTAATTTACTAATTTTGTACTATTAGCAATACCATAATTGTTCTCTCCATAAAAACGCGGAACATATATTTTTCCTATTGACTCTCTGTAAATTGGAAATGGCTCCGTTTTAATTAATGTATTTGGTAGGAATGCTTTAACTGTTAAATCATTCTTTATTTTATCTATCTCTCCCAATGATAAATTTTTTTTAGGAATTGTATATCCTTTTTGTCCAAAATATGCTGTATCTTGTATCTTTTCTGTCATTGTTATTATTTCTATTGCTAATTTTTAAAATCAATTTTAAAATATATTAATCTATTTATCCCTTACATTATTTTATCAACAATATTTATATGAAAGATATTAAGCAGAATTTAGTAAAAATGACAAAACGCAATGATGTAATTGTTGCTGTTATTATGTTATTATATATATTAGTTGAAGTTGACATGCCAAATGCTGTAAACGATATTGTTAATTCAAATATGGGTGCCGGATTACTTGTTATATCTGTTATCTATCTTTTCCTCAAAGTAAATAATCCAGTTATGACTGTTTTAGCAATTATTGCTGTTTATGAATTAATGCGTCGTGCTAAAAATTCCTACAGAGTTGGAAAAGTTGTTGGTATTGAAAGTTCAAAAAATGTTGTTAAACCTGTTGGTTCTTCATTAAGAAATCATGAATATACTTTAGAGGAATTTGTTGCTGGACAGGTTATTGAGAATGACCGCCGCAAACAAGGTTTTACTAATAATGTTGAGCCTGTATGCAGTGCTCCAGCAAATGCATCATTAGTTTAAATCATCTCAGTATTACAATGCAAATAAATAATAATTAATAACAAATAAATAATAACAAATATTTTTATTATTATTTATTCCTTTCCTTTATTTTGAGGTTTTAGATTTCCTCGCATTGCTTTTGCTCGTAAACCATCGCCTATACCTGTTCTACCTAAACCAAACTCCTTCTTAACACCCTTTACAAAGCCATCTGTATTTTTATATAATTTATAAAATATATTCATACTACTAAAAACTACTAAATAAAGAAATATTGTCGCTATTACACCAAATACGACTTGTCCAGGTATTGTCTTTGTTAATGCTTCTAATTGCTCTATAATATTTATCTCTCTTTTTTCACCAGATGGTCCTTTATTTATTTCTTTTATTACTTGACCTGTGTCAGATATTGGTTGGCAATTCATTGATTTTCTAGTATCAACCTCAATACCATTTGTGTAATATTTTAATCCAGACCATTCTCTACCAGATAGACTTGTTTTAGTTACTTCACTTAAACCAATTAAACTACCATTATACAATGCATGTTTGGAAACATTTATTGATGAACTCATAAAAATTAAGAATGTTGAATTTTCTATAGTGTATTGTAAAATTGGTATTTCATTTTTTATCATTTTTGTTAAATTCACTGTCTCAAAATCTCTAAAACCATTTGTTGACATATTTTTACTACTTGTAAATTGTATTTGATTTGTTCCTAACAAATCTGATTTATCATTTTTACTTTCTTCTCTAAGATTTTCATCTTTTGATTTTTTTTTTGTATTTCCTTCTGCAATACCTTTTACTAATTTTAATATTTCTGAACCATTCAGGTTACTATTTTCTGTCTTAAATATTGGTAGCAGTACATGTACCATTCTATCATCTTCTTTATGACTAAAAGTTAATAGCAAATCTCCTAATAAAGATTCATCTATCATTTTTTTATACTCTTTACTGTTTGAATTTGCAGGTTGTTCACGAATCACACCTATACCATCTCCTTTTTTCAAAATATAATGAACTGTATCCGGTTTCGTAGAATATTCTGTTCCCTCTAATCTTAATGACATACTATTACCTACTAACTTAAACCCGCCACCATATATTTTTTTTTCTTCTATTAGAGATGATTCACTTTCAACTCTTGATTCACTTAGTAATATTTCTAAATCTATTGGTGTCAATTCTTCTGTTATATATTTTTCTGAACTAGATAAATGTTTCATACCTAAAAATCTATTATCTATTTTTTCCAAGTCATCCATATCTATTATAAATTATTAATATATTTATATTTCAGTTTGCATTTAATTTTGGAAACAATGTTTGACCCGTTCTTAATATTCTTGTTAATATATATAATAATATTATACCTATAGCAGTCTGTGCAAGAGGGTTTTCCATTAATTTATTTCCTATCACTTCTAAATTTGATGTTTGCGATATTCCAGTCTGATTTAATCCCTTCTCTCTATCTTCCAGTAACATACCCGAATCATCTATCGGTTGGCAATCTATAATTGTTGTTTCACTCTCTCCTTCTCCTATTCCTTTTTTATTTAAAAAATATTTGTACCCCGCCTCTTTTACATCTACAGTATTATCGAGAATACTTCCATCTTCTATAGTACTTGAAGATACTATATTTGTTATATTTTCTGTATTTTTAATCATTATATTTGATGTTGTAAATACAACACTCGTTTCATTATTTCCACTATAAGTATAGAATGCTATATTCTTAGGAAATAAATCACTTATATTTAACTCTTTTCTACCTTGAGAAGCACTTATTTTTTCTAATAAAGCTCCATTTTCATTTGACTTAAAACCTTGATAGATTGGAATATGTATATACAGTTTCTTTGAACCATTTGTACTTGTTGTTTTAAAAACTAATTCTCTAACAACACCATATGTACTGTCAAAAATTCCCTTATGAATTATTTCACTGCTTATGTAATTTGTACTATTATTTAAACTATAAATTAAATTTCCATATTTAACTGTAAAAAGATTACTATATATTTTAAAACTACCATTAAACTTTTCTATATTTACCATATCAGTTTCATTTAATGACATCTCACATTTCATATTACATACATTAACTTCTTTATCTTGTCCAAAAATATTCCCGCTAAAATCAGCTATAGTATATTTATCATCTGGCATTTATATTTTACTTATATTATAAATTAACTATATAAAATATAATATAACTATAAATATAAATATGGATGAAGAAGTACCAGAATTTTCTATGAAAAAAATTTATACAGAACTCTTTTATGACTACATAAAGGAGGAAAGAGAAGATTTAACTAAACAACAAATAAAAGATAATGAATCTACTATTGAAAAAATGACAAAAGAAGGACAATTACATCCTCATCATTTCTATTTTTTAGATTTTGTTCCTGATGGTGAATTAAATAACTTATTTGGTGTTGATTTAATCACATTTAGTAACACTGAAAAAAAATATAATGAATATAAAAAAAAAATTGGTGCTTTTAAAGATATCAAAATAAATGATGTTATACAACCTGTTTCAAAAAAAAATAAGACTAAATCATTTTTTGATACTCCCACTATGTTCTCTCTAGATTATAACTTTGATATTGAAAATGGCGTTACAGATGACCTTCAAATTCAATTATTAAATAAAGAATTTAAAATGCCACTTGTAAAAGTTGAAAAACAAACAGATTTTGCACCTGCCTGGGGAGCAGGCGGCGTTAATTTAAGTGGTATTAACTCTGATATTATTAATAAAATTGCATATGGCTTTATAAACAGAGTTCACGGAAGAGTACTTAACATATTTAAACTGCTTATTTCCATGAAAAATGAAAAACTTGAAATGACAGTTGCACTAAATGGATTTTTATCAAAATATCAAGGAAATTATGATACGAAAAAAGAAGATTCAATTGTTATTAAGGATTGGGAAGAATTAAAAACAATATTTGCTAATGTTGATAAAGACCCTGCTGATAACAATGATATTAAAGAATCACATAAGAAATATGCAACACTTACTAGTAATAAGTTAAAATCACTTTTAGAAAGGGAAGAATTTAAAGAAGAATATAAAAAATTTAAAAAAAAAGATAAGAAAACTAAGGAAGAGGAAAAAATTTTAGAGAGAATTAGAAAAATCAAGAACAAAAAAAGTAAAACTTCTCATATTGACAATATTCGGTTTAAACAATTTCAACATGAAGTTTTTATTACCATAAATTTTGTAAAACAACATATTGAATGGTTAAAAACTCAATTTAACAATAACTCTATTAGTGGTGCTGTATCTAATTTTTTCATTAATTATCTAGAGAAACATGTAATGCAATTAGAATTACTTCTAAAAACAGTTGAAAGTTATGAAGATATGAAAAAACTTGAGCTTAGACTTGTTAATAGTCGTATTGAATTTTTTGAAGATATTAATATACATCATGTATCTCGTGTTACTTTTGAATTACATAATCCAGCAATTACCAAAACTAGACAAAAAGACTTATCTAACAGACTTGGAAGTGGAGTTGGTGATGCACAAAAGGGTATTGCTAGAACTGCAATGCGTCCATTTAGAAGAAGAAAGAAAAAAGGTGAACCAATTCCTGAAGAAACTTTGCGTTTTTTAAAAAAATATCCAAATCCTCAAGCCATTATTGATATTCTTGAAAAGGGTAAAGATGATACTTTACCAAATGATAATGCTAATCGTGTTGCTTATAATAAAATTTCTAGTAAAGACATTGAATATGCATTAGAAGTTTTTAAGAAAAACGATGAAGATGACACTGCAAACAAAGTGGGTAATGCAAACGAAGTGGGTAATGCAAACGAAGTGGGTAATGCAAACGAAGTGGGTAATGCAAACGAAGTGGGTAATGCAAACGAAGTGGGTAATGCAAACGAAGTGGGTAATGCAAATGAAGTGGGTAATGCAAACGAAGTGGGTAATGTTTCACCTACTCAACAAAATGGGGGTAATATTGCACAAATCCCGATCCCAAGCAAGCAGGTTGTCAAGACCATCCGCAACATCCCCCCAACTACATCAACTGTTTCCAAGTCATCATCTAAAGATGAACCAGCTCAACAACTTGAGATACCAACAATTACTGACTCACAAGAAAATACATTGAAACAATATCAACAAAAAAAAGTCCAACTAGAAACAGGGTCATCTAATGTTGAATCTGTTTTAAAACTTGACAAAGCACTTGAAAATACAACTTTTCTAAGTTTGACATTTGAATTTGAAAATCCTATAATTCCCTTTTATGCTGTTGTTGGGCATATTAGTTTGCCAATTAAAGAACAACATCTGCCTATTATTGAATCAGGAAATTTTGCTAATAAATGGAAGTCACAGATTAATGTTCAAGGCAAAAATAATGGTGCTGTCACTACAAGGAAATACGCTTTATTTAAAGATAAAAATGCAGATGGCTCGTTTAAACCTATTGTTGAACCTATTAAACAAGACCCACAAAAAATAGACAGTAAAAATCATTACTTTAGTAAGAGCATAGAAAAGCAAAATACGGAAATGCAAACTACTGCAAAAGAGGCTACAGATTTTAAAACCAATAAATTTGAAAAATACATGAAAACAAGCAAAAATAAAATAGAGTCTTCAACTGATGATGGAAAATTACTTACATTAATAGACCGTAATATTTTAGATTATCAAACTAACTCTAAAAAAAGCACTGATTTACTCATTCCAAATAGAGGTTTGGCAAGAAGAGTGGGTAGTTTTGTTGGAAATGTGGCAGGTTCAGCATTAGGTTCAGTTACTTCAACAGTAACAACTGCAAGTGAAAATATCTCAGGTAGTTCATCTGTGTTTCCAACCTTTCACAGTAAATTATTTGAGACAGCACTTAAGAATAAGGAATATATGGGTTATTTTATGAAAAAACTAAAACCAGACAACATAACTACTGGCAGAATTTGTTTTAAGAAAAGTCCAAGAGGTAATAATAAAGAAACCGTTATTAGTATTGATGACATTCAAAATTATTATTTTTGTGCATTTGTAACCGGTTTACAGTATAGTGATGATGAAAATCTTCTAAAAAATATAAAAAGTAAAGCAGTTTCATTATATGAACTTGAAAATTGTATAAACTTTAATGAAGGTGATTTTAGCACACAAACTGATGCTGAAAAAATAAAGATGAAAATGGACTGTTGGAAAACTTATAACGCTCTTAGTATTTTTACTTTTGGTCATTTTTCAAGAACTCCGTACACATCTAGAAATATTTTGCAAACATATACAACTACTAAAAAGGTTAAACAAAGAGGTGGTGCAAAAATAAAAATTGAAGAACCAATAATGGATTTATTTACAGCGTGGTATAATATTATTCCATGGTTTGATGGTGTTAGTACGACAATCGCTGGAAGTAGTATTTATGCTGCTAGTAGATTACCTAGAATTCCATATCATATTGATGAAGAATTTTCTGAAACAAAAGAGGGTAATATACGCGTTTATAATTTTTTAAATCAAGACTTATATATGTTTTATAGCGATGAATTTTATAAGGCATACTGGTTAAGAAGAGATATAAACTATAATAATATCTATTATGGTGATAAAAATATCTCTGATATATTAGACACATGTGCAAATGATAATAGACCAATTGAATGTGGTAAACAAGAAGGCGGTGCAGAAACTGAACAAGAGGGGCAAGATGAAGTAATAGATTTGAATCCTCAACCTATAAGACCTAAAATTTCATATGGTGATCCTATTAACATAGAATTTAAAGATAAACAAAAAAATCCTGATGAAAAACCTAAGATAGTAAAATATGAAGACCCCAATATTGATTTAATACCAAAGATTATATTAAAGAAAGACACTGTTAAAAAAATTAAAGATATGGATGAAAGTAGCTACAACTATGATGCTCTAAAAAGTATTTCAAAGTATATGCAAAAAATGGAACAAGAAGGAAAATTTTATGAAAGTAATAAATCTGATTTTGCAAATGACCTTATAAAATTTCTTCATGTTATTGGTATTAAAAAAATAAATTATAATGTGTACAATAATAAACTTGGTAATTCAGGAGAGGAATGTAAGAGAGAAAGAGAGAGTGAAAAGATACAATTTTTTGGTAAGAAAAAAATTTTAGAAGCTGTGAGTAATGCACTTGATGCAGCTGCTGCTGCTACCCAAACTGTTGCTACTACTGCTCAGAAAGAAAGAATGAGTGATGTTAATAAAGGTTTAGCCGAAACCGAAATTACTAGAGCGATTAAAGGAATGATTGAAAATGCAAATGAAACTATTACCAGGATACAAGAACAAATAGCTTCTAGCTCTGAAAGTGTAACGAGTGATTCTAGCAGAACCTCTTCTCAAAACGATGATATACAAGATATTAATGATTTAAAAAATAGAGCTGAAACTATTTTAAAAAATATTACAGAACAAATTGATAATATCCCCGAAGATAAACAAGAGGAGGTTTCTAATAATATTAAAAAACTTACTGAAAATGCTAATAAAATTATTGATGATATTAAAGAAAAATTAAAAATTTCTGAAAATATTAATGTTTTAAATAAAACTGCTCAGGACTCTCTTAACAAGATAATAGAAGAAGTTGGTGGACAACAACAAGGTGGTGGTGGAAATGATAGTGACACTAGATGTATAAAATATGACCATACAACAATTCGCACTGCATTATTCGCAAGTAAATGGATGAATCGTGGATATTCACTTGATTTTATGGATCCAGAAACTGATAAAGATACAAAACACGATAAAAATGATATTGACCCATATGCTATTGATGAAAATGCATCTAGTGAGCCGGAACTTTATTATGAACAATCAAATATTGAACCTGTTGAAATTATTGTTGTAAAAGACAATTTAACAACTGAGATTGTTTATAATCTAAAATTTAGTGAGAATTCTAGAAAGATTGACCTAGACAAACAGAGTCAAGAAAATGTCTTAATTAATCAAGGCAAAGTGGTTGGTACATTTGGAGGAGACCGAATTACATACGAAGAATTGGAAAATGATACAGAGGGAAGTATTGAAAAAGTTATTGAAATATTCAAACGCCATATTGATGATGATAACCTTACAATGTACGAACTACTTATTGAACTTGCCAAAAAAATTAAATTAGAAGATTTTATTACTGAAGAAAAATTTGATTTTATGCAATCAATTGAGCGACTAATGTTTAGAGTTGAAAATAATCAAATTAAAGAGGATATGTTAAAGGCACTTGGTTTAGATTTCAAAGAAAATGCTGATAAAACGGATAAAGAAAAGGCTGATATGTTAAAAGAACTTGAAGATAGAGAGACTGCTGCTAGAGCACTTGAAAATAGTGTATTATTAATTGCTGCATATCTTGTATCACATAAATTGTATAATGAAGATCCAGAAAATCAAATAAATGAGTTGGAATTTAAAGGAAAAACATTAATGGATAAAATAAAATACGAGGCATCGGCACCTGTAGAGCAAAGTGGTGGTGGTAAAAGTTTAAGTGATAATATTCCCATTTCTAAACTGCTTGATGATATTAATAGTATTGAAAACATGTTAAACATTGTTAAACATGAATCTAAAAAAACAATTAAGAACAGCAAGAATAAAATTCAACATGGAGGATTTGCTGTTAATAATGAAAATGAATTTGAAAAATTAGTTGAATTAATGTACAATTGCGAAAATAAAAAAACACCTGCTGCAAAACTAAAAAGTATACAAAAAGTTATTGATACTCAATATCCTGAAGATAAAAAAGATAAAGATAAAGATAAAACTATGGCAAAGCTATACAAAAAATGCCGACCTCAATCGGGTGGTATGCTTGGTCTCGGTGGTTTAGATTATGATGCAAAAAATGCAAAATCCGATATTATTAATTCTTTTAAGGCACAAGGTCTTCAAGAACATGTTAAAAATCCTTACTTTATTCCACATCATCTAGATGAACGAATTGGCGAACATTTATTTTCATTCTCACAGCCATGTCCTGAAGGTCGTGCATCTACTATTTGTTCTATTTTCGCAGCACTTTCAGGGAGAACAACCAAAGGCGGTGGTGGTAGTATTTTAGAAGGAGGTAATGCAGCTGTCTTAGCTACACAGTATCTTGCTGGAAAAGGAGCTGGTCAAATAGTAAGTGGTGCATTAAGAGCTGCTTCAAATACTGAAAATCAATCTTCAAAAAAGTCAACAAATGTTAAAGCCAGATTTCAGAGATTAGGTAATAGTATTGATGAAAAATTAGGTGTTAAAAAAAAATTAGAAACTGCAAAAAATAGAGGAAAAGCCTTATTTAAATCTCCTGAATCAGCAAATCGCGTAACTGCTGGCGTAAAAAATACGAGAAATGCTCTATTAAATAATGGTGTTGTAAGAGCAATTAAAGATAGAAATATTAATCCTAATAATGTACCCTATATTATGAATGAAGGCAAACTTAAAAACTATCTACAATTAATGCAGTGGTATTTCTTAGGTGATATGCTTTTAGATGATAAACAGATTTCTGATAATATGACAGTTCGTTCTGGTCGTCGCATAAAAAGAAATAATATTACTGGTAAAGAACAGAAGTTTAGCGACGATTTAAAGAGAGAAAGTACAGCATTAACTCTTACTGTTAATCCAGAAATTGAAAAACAAGCATATATGCCAAAAATTGTTAATAGCAGGCGTCTTATCGCAAATGCTAATAATGTTGTATTAGGTAACATGGCAGACCCTCATTTAACTGACCCTGGATACAATAAAATATATCAAGGTAATTATGGAAAACTTGCACCTAGAAAGGGTGATGACCTTGCACTTGCATTTTGGCTTGGTTTCAGATAAAATAACTGGAATATTTATTAATTATAATGTTTTATTAATTATAATTAATTATTACATTGTAGTTTTGGAGAGAATCCTAGATGAACTGTATTTATATCATTTGTAAATTTATCAAGAATTTCATGTAGTTCTTTATAATTTGGATATGTCATTTTTAATACAAGAATACCCATTTTTGCATTTTCAAAAAAAAGTTTACTTTTTGCTAGTAAATCACGCCGTAATTCTACATCATGTCTCGTTACAGAATCATAACAATTTATACTTCTTATTAAATTATGATAACTTTCAAATTCTTTCTTTAAAAATTCATATATATATATTCTTCCTTGATTCATAATATATCGTGTAATCATTTGTATAGATGGATACCATGTTCCGTCTATATATAAAACATTATCATAAATTGACAACTTTTGACCTTCATCAAGTATTGCAATTGCACTAAGTCGGGATATTAAATCATCAAATTCTTCCCCATACTTTGATAATGTTTTTATTAAATCTACTTCCATATATTATTACTCATAATTTTTTTTATATATTTACTACAAATACCTACATTTTGTTAATTTATAAATAAGGAATATATCGCATTTTCCCTACATCATCGTAAATAGTTACTGTGAATGCATCATTATAACCTTCAACATATACAACATCTCCATTATTTACAGAATCGCAACCATACTCACTTGTACAACTTTTACCTCCTAAACTTATGGGTAATCTAACATTGTGCTCTGTTACTGTATAATATTGCCACTTATCTCTCCCAGTATGAACATTCATTCCATAAAGCGGCATTATAACTTCTGGGTCACCACTCTTTCTAGATAATATTCCTATTTGTCTGTAACTTGTATCCCCTGTAGGCTGAGTTCGTTGATTAACTGGCATATATTTTATTTGGGACTCTTGTGGGTGCGAATATGATAAACCATGAGCTGATGGCACATTATAAAAATTTTGCGATGAAATACCTTGTTGCGTTCTTGCTAATAGATTCATATTATATGTGTTCACTAAATATAAAACAACTAATAATGATACAATAATCATAAATATTGTCATATTCTCAATACATATTACTCCTGGAGGACACCTTTTTGCCATTTATTATATAATATATGGATAATATTATATAATAGTAAATAAAGTACTAGATATTTATTCCGTCTTTTTCTTTCCCATCATTCCACCCAAGTTCTCAAGGCGGCTCATCATTCCATCAATCTTATCTAAGCTACCTACTAAACCCTCCTGTTTATTGAGAAGTGACTCTAATTTATTTAAATTTGCCATGTGGTCTTGAAAATTGCTTCCATTTCCCAAATCAAGCTTAGGTACGCTAGCTTCCATATTTGCCGTTAAAGTTTCTTTCTTATTTACTGCAAGGCCGTCCTTCTTCTTGGCTGCATCACCTTCCTTTTTGGCTGCTGCATCACCTTCTTTCTTTTCTTCACCTTCCTTTTTGGCTGCTGCATCACCATCTTTTTTTTTATCATGACCAGCGCCTTCTTGTCCTACCATAGATTCGTAAATCTTGCGTCCCTGGACCATTGCCAACAATGCATTTGTAGATACTAAAGCTACTAACGCAATTAAAATATTATTTCTGGTAAATTCGCCAGTTAAATAATATACAAGGGCAAAGAATACAACCGCTTCATAGTTCTTGGTCATTAAATATCCAAAAACATTTGTAATCGTTAAAAATAAGATGCCATAAAGTACAACCTTATTCTTGAGCATCTTGTCAAGCTGTTTGAGAAGATTTTTCATTATATAAATAGAAATAGAAAATAAATATTTTCTACATATCTTTATTAAATAATTATTAATATCATTATTTAATAATTATTTTCTACTAAACATTTTTGTTAAAGTGCTTACAAACTTTATTATATTCAATATAATGCCTACAGTGAACGAATATCTACTTCAATATGGTGTCGGTAATATGACTTCTAAATATTTATATGCTACTTGTGAACCTTTTAATCGTTATCGTCATGGTTATGATAGTAACTCTAGTTATAATATTGATGAATATCAACTAATAATTGATACTCATATTAGTTTTAATGGACTTATTCTTGCTGAACATATGTTAAAAAATAGAAATCTGAGACATATATATCTTTATGGTAAACCAACTGATACTAAAATTCATTTGGTTGAACCAGTTCTTTTACTTGGCGGAGAACTAGTAGCAATTATTAAAACAATGTGGATTTCTATTCTTCAAAGAACATGGCGCAAGAAGTATAATGAGCGAAAACGCAATATTACTAAATATTTAAATCTTAAGAATCTGTTGAATAGAGAGATTAATCACTGTCATAGTCAGAGTCATCGTCAGACATTTGATCCATCTTGGCAATTTCCTCCGCCTTCTTGCGCTTGCGCTCAGCACTTCGTTCCTGAAGAGTCATAGTCTTCTTCTGCCTTTTACCATGTGCTTTTTTTGTGTTGTCAAGCCTTGAATTCCATCCCATGTTTCTCAAAAAATCAGCCCATTCAACTCTATTAGTGTGGGTCAGTGTGCTGAAATTAATTGAATCACACGGCCCGCAGCCCATTTTACTCATTATTTCGTTAAATACACTCTCTGGCTCCGCGGGCAAGTCCAACTGTATTTTGATTATTTCGTCGGACCAGCCTATAATTTCGTTGTTGTAATTGTAAAGTGCATATTTTGTGATGGCAAGGTTTTCCCCAGTTTTATATTCTACTTTTAATGTATGCTTTTCTTGCGGATTATGTTTAAGGAAAAAAATAAAATCAGTCGCCGCATAATCTCCACCCACCTGTTTATATCTCTTTGTTAATTTGCGTTTTTTAACAAGTTGTTTCCGTTTTGTTCTTTTTTTTGCCTTATTTTTCGCATGAGATGCCCTTTTCTTCATTTTTTTAACATGTTTTCTAGTGCGTTTTTTAATAGACTTCTTTTTTCCCTTTCGCGTATATTTCTTTTTTCTACCACCGAGTTGTTGCATCATATTAAGTTCTTGTATTTTTTTGTCACGCTTTCTATTAATTTCACCTACGCCTACTCTCATTCTATTCAATTCTGCAACTTGTGCAGTAACCGTTTCCCTTGCAATTTTTAATTGTGTTTTTAAACTCTCAATCTCAGCATCACAATTTCCCTTTGCACTTTGTAATGCATCAATCTCTCTTGCCTTAGTTTCTATCTGCTCCTGAAGTTCACCAGCTTTTTCGGCTGCTTCTGCTGTTGCTTGTGCTATTTGTCTAGCATTTTCTGTTTCTGCATTTTCTAAATCTTGTGCTGCCTTTGTTTCTGCTGCTTTAATTCTAGCTTCAAGTTCTAGTTTTTGTTCGTCAATTTGAGTTTGAAGTTGTACTAAATCAGCAGACTTAGTCTGAAAGTCATTCTGGAGCACATCAAATTTTTCTTGCAATTGCGTTTTTTCTTGTTTTTCTTTCTGAATTGCTCTCTCTCTATCTGCATCCTTTTCCGCAATAGCACCCGCTTTTTCTTGTTCTAATCTAGCAATTTCTTCACTATTTAACTGTTTCAAGGTTTCAATTTGTTCTGTTAAACTTTCAATTGCTGCTTGTTTGTCCGTAGCGGCTTTGTCTAAATCTAAAATACTTGCTTCTTTATTTTGTAAATCAGCATTTGCTTGTTGAAGTTCTTGTTGTGCTGTGGCTAACCGCGACATTGTAGTAGCATTTATCTTTGCCTGTGCAGATAAGTCATCTTTAAGATTAGTTATTTTTTCTATAATAGTTCCGTCTGCCGCTACACCTGCTGCCTCCCTGACATCACTAGATGCATCACTATTTACACCAATACCAGTTAATGCAGTTTCTAGTTGGCTTTGTAATTGTTCTAATTCTTGTATCTTATTAATGCGGTCTGCCTCTAAACTTTCTTTAGCGTTATATGCAGTAATTAAGTTATCAATTAAACCGAAAAGAGTAGCTGCATCTGTATTATTTTTATCAACAACCTCTTTCAAAGAACCAATTTCGTCTATAAGATTTTTAGTTACCCTTTCCATATCAGGGTTGCTAAATTGGGCTACAGTTCTATCGCTTCGAAGTGGTGGATATGGTGGTAGTCCTGAAGGAGGGCCTAGGGGTCTAGATGTCATAACTTCTTGTAAGACTCTTCCTGAAACAGGTGCTTTTTTTTCTGCTTCTGCATCTGCTGCTGCATCTGCTGCTGCATCTGCTGCTGCATCTGCTGCTTTTTTTTCTGCTTCTTCTCGTTGTGCAGCTGCTGCATCTGCTGCTTGTCGTTGTGCTGCTTCTTGTTGTGATATTTTTGTCTTTCTTCTACCAGTGAACATTATGTTTTTAATTATATTATAATGAGATTATTTAATTCTCTGCTTCAATTATTTCATCTATTTCTTTTTTTAATTTGTCCTTCTGTTTAACAATTTCATCTTTATGTCTTAAAGCACTATTTAAATGCTCCTGTGTTGACAGCTCAACTTTTTTAATTTTCTCTAAATGTTTCATTATATCAAGAAAAGCACTATTCTGTTTTTCTTTTGTTGAAATTATATGGTCATAATATTTCTTTAATTGCTTATAATCATTCTCCTCTTCTCCTGTTTCCTCCTTAATACGATTCAATTCACGATATCTTTCTAATATTTCACCCCGTCTTCTCTCTAAAACTTGTGTTAATTCACTCACAATAAAATCGCGTTCAGCTAACTCTTTTACCGTCATAAGTTCACTGTCCATATATATTATACATTACTTTTATAATTAACTATTTTTTAAAAAATATAAAAATCTCAAGTATATATTATTTAGAATGGCGAAGTCCAACCAAGAACCCCTATTAACCGCTGACGATAGTCGCTTTGTAATGTTTCCAATCGCTGACGATTCAATCTGGAAAATGTATAAAAAACAGGTAGATTGTTTCTGGCGTGCCGAAGAAGTTGACCTATCAAAAGATACTACTCATTGGGAGAGCCTAAGCAATGACGAAAAGAATTTTGTTTCTATGATTTTGGCATTTTTTGCTGCGAGTGATGGAATTGTATTAGAAAATCTTGGAATGCGCTTCATGGGTGAAGTACAATTATCTGAAGCGCGTGCTTTTTATGGTTTCCAGATTGCTATGGAAAATATTCATAGCGAAATGTATTCCGTATTAATTGACACTTACATTAAAGACCGCGAAGAGAAAAATCGCCTCTTTAATGCACTAGAGAATTTTGAATGTATCAAAAAGAAGGGCGATTGGGCACAAAAATGGATTAATGATAAGCGCAGCAGTTTTGCTACGCGGCTAATTGCATTTGCGTGTGTTGAGGGGATTTTCTTCAGTGGAGCCTTTTGCAGCATTTATTGGCTAAAGAAGCGTGGACTTATGCCTGGGTTGACATTCAGTAACGAATTAATTTCTCGCGATGAAGCACTTCACACTGAATTTGCTGTACTTTTGTACAATAAACTTGTTAAGAAACTTCCTAAAGCGAAGATTGTTGAAATTATCAAGGAAGCGGTTGAAATTGAGAAGGAGTTTATCTGTGACGCTTTGCCATGCCGTTTGATTGGAATGAATGCGGATTTGATGAAGCAGTACATTGAATTCGTTGCTGACCGTTTGTCTTTGCAGCTTGGTGCTGGCGAAATTTTCAAAACGAGCAATCCATTTGAATTTATGGAGTTGATCTCTCTTGAGGGCAAAACTAACTTTTTTGAGAAGCGTGTAGGTGAATATGCTCTAGCTACAACTGATAAAGAAGAGGGGATCTTTGATATGGATGCTGCCTTTTAATTAATCTATTATCATTGTTACAATAGATTAATTATTAAATATCTTAATTACTTTTTGAGTGTACCACTGCGTATTTTAATACGACGCTTCATTGTTCCCTTCTTTGCAGGTGTTTTCTTCTTCTCAGATTTCTTTTTCCTTAGTGCTTTCATGGTTTTCTTGCCGCGTGCATTGCCAAGTGCCTTACGAAGTGCATTGCCAACTGCCGTTTTAATCTTTTTATTACCACCATTAAGTGCCCCAAGTAACTGCCCATCGCGCATAACTAGACCTTTAGATTCCAACACTTCATCCACAGATTGTTTTGTTTCTCCATTAATTTTATTTAGTAATTCTTTAATATCACTATTTGGGTCTTTGGTAATCTCAGTTAGTTCAATGTTTTTTGGTTTTTTTATTTCATCCTTTTCATTAGTTTTCAAGATAGCAATAATCTCTGTAAGATCTTTAGATCCTTCAAAATATTTTTGTAAGTCATGAAACACTGGGATTACCACAGTAGGGTCCTGAGAATCTTTAATTTCATCAAGATTAAGTGTTGTGATTTTGCTATTGATGTTTTCTCGGTCTTTTTTAGCCAATAGTGCATATTTACCCAGCATAGTGACTTCTTCACTTACACCGCCGCCGTCTTTCGGGCGCTTCAGAGCCTCTGCTACGCCGTCCTGCAGCATCGTGGCTGCTGAGTCTGCTGCTGCTGCTTCTTTTCCTTTAACTTGTATCTTAGCAAATTCTTCTGTAATCTTATCCTGTTTGGCCCTTGCTTCTTCATCTGCGAGTTGTTGTTTCTGGCCCTCCTCCTCCGCCTTGAGGCGTTCATCCTCCTCCGCCTTGAGGCGTTCCTCCCGCTCCCTCTGATTCTTGGCTCTGTTGTTTGCCACCTTTGCCACATTTTTAAAAATACGCATTCTTTTCATTATCCGCTCTTTCTTCCTAACAAAGTTATATCTTGCCATAAATGATTCTAAAACGAGAATTTTCAAGTTCATGTCGTGTATAAACTCATTAATTTTTTTTATGATTTCTTTATGTTTTCCTTCAAGGGTGCCGAATGTTTCGGTTTGTTCATCTTGGAGTTTTCTAAGTTCAGTATATTTGTCCTTAAGTTCGTTGATACCCGTTTCTGCTTTCTCTTTTTCTGAAACTGTAACAGTTATCTTATGTACATTCTCTCTTAATTTCCGCAATTCATTTTCTAATTCCGTGATAGTTTTATCCAAGACACTAATTTTATTAAAAAATGGTTTTAGTTTTGATACATCTTCAGTATATTCTTTGTATGTAGGATATTTCACCGATATTAACTCAATATTTTCATTTAATGTTTTAATATCTTTTTTTACATTTGCATTACTGGCGGATTCGTCTACTTGAAAATATAAATCATCAATTATTAAGTTTTGTACTGGTGGACTGGCGCTAAGACCAACGCCCGAATCTGGTTTCGGCTCTGACTTAAATATAACTGATAGTATTATTGCTAATTGTAAAAAATAACTTAGCTTAGTTTCTCTATTATCAATAACAGAACTAAAATACTTTTTTATAATATCTTGTTGCTGTGTATTTAAGCTGCCTGTTGGGTTTTTCAATTTATGATGATACAAAAATGTTCCTTTTCCTGGTATCCGTAAATTTATTGTAACTTCGTTACCCTTTAGTATATACAATAATAAATTAAGACCCCATTCAACTTTATCTTCTTCACTCCACAGCCCTCCATTCTTGCGATCCACAATAAAAAAATCTGAACCATCCTCTCCGAATTTGTCTATATATTCTTTTTCATCATTCAGTGTTTGTTCACTTCCTTTTTCTGCGTCTTTCTTTGTAATAACCAAACCATGTTTAAACAAATATTTTTTATGTTCAAAATTAAAGCTGGCAGGTGCAATCTGCATTTGTTCTAAAAAAATTTTTTCTTCATCACTCATAGCGTTAATCTTGCTTAAATCATCTTCTGTTATTCCTGCTTTTTGCATCTTCTTCGGTTCTTCGTATGCTTCTAATGTTTCATAACCTTTCGTTTTCTCCCTTATTATTTTCAAACGCTCCAATTTTTTTTTAAACATTTCCGCTCTCTTACTTTTAATATCGTTATTTAACTGATCTAACTTTTCATTTTTAGAATCTTTCTCTGTTAATTTTGTATTTTCAAATATTTCGCCTATAGCTAATTCCAAATCATATTTAGTTTGTGCCTGTTCATCCATATTAATTTTAATGTTGTCAATATTTTGTTTGGCCTCTTGCTCAAGTGGAGTAAAATTAGTTTTCACATCTTTTTGAAGTTCTGTTATTTTTTCTTTTTCATAAGTTAGTGTTAAATAATTCTGTACCTCATTTAATACTTTAACAATTTGTTGTTCAGATATTTTTTTAACATCTCTAAAATAAATTCTCAAATTAGATGCGTTGTCCTTAAATTTCTCCACTTTCTCTTTTGTATCATTGGCCTTAATGACTTCTAATAATTTTCTTGCAATATCTTCGTATTTATTATTACTTTTTAGTTCTTGAACATTCTTTTGGGTTTTTTCCACTAGTGAGTTAACAATTTTTTCCTTATCTTCCAAATTGGCGATATTGGCATCTTGTGTATTCTTATTTATTTCTTCTTGTTTTTCCTTATTTTTTTTTGCTTCTTCTTCCACTGCAGTTGTTACCGCTTTTTTTTCTTCATCCATTTTGGTGTTAATATTTTCTTTTGCTCTTTCTGCAGCAGCGTCATCAGCCTCTGTTACTGTTGCAACGTCCCGCCGCTCCTGCCAGCCCCTTCCTAGCGCCTGCGCTTTTGTTATAGCACCGAGTTCCTTGGCATCCTTTTTGTTTTGTTCTATTTTTCTTGCTGCAGCGCGCGCTCGGTCCGCATTGCCCCGTGCACGCGCCTGTATTCTTGTTGCTGCAGCAATCTCATCAGATGTCGGGTCGCTGGCTGATGGCTGGTCTGCTGTAGATGCTGCACTGACAACAGTGCCAGGAAGCTGCCCTCCTCTTCCTCGTCCTTGTCCAGCAGGTCCTTGTACAGCAGGAGGTGCATCCGGCAGCGCCCCCCCTTCTTTAGTTGTTATAAGAGCTTCTAAAGCAGTGAATGCTTTTTTAACATTTTCAGGAAGTTGGACATTTCCGCCTTCATCATTCTCACCCTCAATGCCAAATCCTGTTAATAAATCACTAACCTGCTTATTTGTCTTCTTTTTCTCCTCTGCCGCAGCTTTTATAACTTCCTCTTCAGCTTTTTTATTAACTTGAATAAATGTATTTGCACTTCTCACGATATCTCTCTGGCGAAGTACTAATTCTAATACTTTTGTCGCCTGTTTAAGGTCTTGTTTCGTTGAACCTGTTCCATCTGTTACATCTTTTTTCATTTTCTCCAACGCCGCCGTCGCAAAATCTTTGTAAATTTGTTCCTGAAACTCCTTGTCTGTAAATTTAAATGCTGTTTTAAAGTTCTGTATCGTTTCTTCGGTAATTGGGTTTTTCATTTCTTCTTCGATGGTTTTTTTTACAACAGTATCCTTATAAGAGGTTTTCATATCTTCTATATTACCTTCTTTGGCGGCATTGAGCACATTCGTATTTTTCTCAAACACATCTATCTGTTGAAGTTTTATATCTTCCGCTTTCTTATATTCTCGTAAAAAAATTGTAGGTTGAGGTTTTGCATCACCATAAACAATTTCTCCAAACTGCTCTTCGGCTTTTTTTAAAAGCTCCCCGTCGAACAATTTACTATCCTTGTCTAATTTATCTTTATCATATTTAAAAATCGCCATCTGAACCTTGTATTCACTTAGTGGTTGTTCTTTGTCCATAATGTATTCAAATCCAATTAAACTTGCCCATTTTTTCAATACCGATTTAAGTGCTTGTAAAGAATTACTAGCATTAGTAATAATACCTTTAGAATTTGTGTTTTCATTGTCTATGTCAATTTTTTCTAATTCATTATTAATCGCTGTAAATTTATCTTGTAAAAATGTTTTAAATAATATAGGTTCATTCGTGAAAAAGCTATCATTAAATACTTTACTGCTCAAATTTTTTAAATTGAGTATATATGGTACATAACTGTTAAAATACATAAATTCTTCTTGTGAAACATCAGATGAATTATTCGGATATTCTTCTATAATTTTCGGTTCTAGTGGTAACGCAGGTGCATCTTCAAGCTTTATGCTAATATTTTTCTGTCCTACAAATTTTTTTATCTTTTCAAAAATAGGAAAACCACCTTTTTTATCATCTTCTTTTATAACACGAAGTTTTTTAATATTATCAATATTAAGCTCTGCGACATTATTTGTTGTATCTTTAGAGTCATTTTTTGAAAGGTTAAAATATTTGTGCAATGCTATAATTCTTTCATGATTATCATTGATTATCTTTTTAAAACCCTGAGATTCTAAATAGCTAATTGTTTTGGCATCACCTGAACTCATTTTTTCTTCTAATTTACCTTTTTCAGCTTTGTAATTTGTAAATAGGTCGTTGTATTCTTTTACAATCGTATTCAGTTTATTATTCAATTTTTTAAAAAAACCTTTATCAAATTCTTGATTTGTTATGGAACTTATAATATCACCTTCTTCACCCACATCTGGACTGAAAATCCTATTAATAATATTTGTTTCAAGATATTCTTTAATATTACTATTCATATATGGTATTAAATTTAAAAGAAATATCACTGTAAGTAGGTCTGCTTGTACTCGGTCCATTTTAACGCGAGCTATAACATAATTACTACCGTCACTGCCATCTCCTGTAGCCTCTGCTTCTTTTTTTATTGATTTTTTTCTATTTAAACTAGAAGTGAAAACAGGATCTGTTATTACACCAGTATAAAAGTTTATATATTTTTCAAGAGAATCAACAACAGCTTTTTTATTAATAATATTCTCTGAAGTAGGATTTTTTTTTAAACCCTTCATTAATGTTTTCATATATGGAATGTAATAACCAGCATTGTAGGGATTATTAATATTGTTACTTGCTTTTTCTAAAACAGCCAAACCTTCAATTAATTCTCCCAAAACACGAAGTGGGCCTTTCTCATCAAAACCAGTCTTAAACTGAGAACCTGTACCACCTTGTTGAACTTCATATTTTTCTGCTCCTTTTTTGTAAAAAATCGTTTTATCTTTATTTAAAATTTCAGATTTTTGCATGCGTTTTGCTTCTTCTATAACTTTGTTAAAGGGTTCAAGACTTTTATCGTTATGTATACCCACATAGTTAAGATTATCATTGCCTGTGTATATATAAAAAAATGATTCCTTATCATTATAAATTCCTTTATACAGTTCAATATTATTTAAACCAGTTACCATTGATGTTATCGCTCTGTTCACTGATGTAGACCTATATGAACTGTATAATACATTTGTACTCGCGCGGGTTCCACCAAACAATGCTTGTTTAATATCTGTAATGACTTTATATTCACCACCATCACTTCCTAAAGGAGAGCCTTTATGAAATTTTGCGTCAGCATTATAATAACTAATAAACAATAATAAATAATATTTGAATTTTTTTGCTTTTTCTTCTGCCCCAGCCCCTTCTAAAACATCTTTGAAAAACTCTCCCTTAATAAAATCTGAAAATGCTTTATATGGTTTGAGTGCTAGGTCAGTATCATACTTTTCTGTATCAAAAAGATTTTGTAAATCTCCATAAAACGGTTTTACATTTTTGCCACCTGATATTGGAGCAAATAATGAATAAAAACTTGAGGCAGTACTCTCTCCTCCCTCGCTATATGATTTTTCACCTTCTTGATATTTTACTTTTATATGCTGCTTAATTAATTCGTTTACAAATTCGTCATTATATTTTACGTTATCATCATATAAGTTTAGGCCCTCTGCCTTGGTACCTTTAAAATTACCTTTTTTATAATTACTCAAACCAAATTCTACCTTTTTTGCATATTCATCTAATTCGGCTTTAAATATTTGTATCATATATAAAAGCGTTACTAATCGCATTAAAAATATGCCATCTGCATTTCCTTCTGGTATAGTCTTACCTGTAGCAAATGCTGTTCTTTTAGAATATCTTTTTTGAAACTCAAAACCAGTATAAGTACCAAAAAATCGTTTTTCAAATGCACGAATAGTTTTCATTTGCTCTACATTTTCTCTAAAAAAATTGACACTTCGTTTACCATGTTTTTTAGTATATTCATTATTATATTTTGTTACTTCTGCTTGTTCTGCTGCTTTTTGTCTTTCTTCGTCTGCTGCTATTCTTTTTGCCTGTTCGTCAGCCTGTTTTTGTTTTGCTACTTCTTCTTGTTCTGCTGCTTTTTGTCTGTCTAAGTCTGCTGCTTGTGCTGGCGCTTGTACTGGCGCTTGTGCTGCTTGTGCTGCTTGTGCTGACGCTTGTGGCTTTATTCTTGACATAAAATCCTTATCATTCACCAAGAGCTGCTTTATGGTTGCCATATTCATTCCTTCTGTTGCTTTTCCAGGAGAAAATTTAACACCATCTCCACTACTTCCTTGACCTTTCTCTACTATTTTACATTCAATTGTATGGGTTGTTCCTAATAATGAACTAAGAGGTTGTTTACCACCTCTTTGATTCTTGCAGGTTCGTGCTCGTTTTCCTGCCAGTACCTTTCTAATATTATTTCTATTATTTGTTGCCGACCGTGTCATCTTATACTATTTAAATATTTTATTTTAAATATTTAAATCTACAAACTATTTAATTTTTGTATTTTAATAATTGGTATTAGATTTAAAGATATTTATACTAAATATATATGATTACAATTGAACTTCAAGGTGGTTTAGGAAATCAATTATTTCAAATATTTACAACCATCGCTTATGCATTAGAAAATCGTTCCCAATTTTTATTACCATACGAAAAAAAAGACAAATTCTCGGCAGGTGGAAGCAAAAGACCAACCTATTGGGACAATTTATTTCATAAACTTAAGGGTTTCACTACTAATAATAATTTAAGATGTTATGTATTTCCCGAAAAGGAGTTTAAATATAATAAATTACCAATTTTTGATAAAAAACAACCAATAAAATTATATGGTTATTTTCAATCACCAAAATATTTTGAAAATTATTATGATAACATAATTAATTTAATAGATATTAGACAAAAACAGCTAAATATTTTTCAAAAGGAGTTATTTATTCAAAGTACACATATTTATGTATCTATGCACTTTAGAATTGGGGATTACAAAACACTGCAACATAGTAGTTTTCATCCTATACAGACTATAGATTACTATGAGAAAGCGATTGAATATATTGGGAGACATAATGATAAACCACTCAACATTTTATATTTTTGTGAAGAAGAGGATATTGTAGAAGTGAATGCAATGATTAAAAAGTTAAAATCAAAACACACTAATTTTAAATTTGAAAGAGGTGGTGCACAGTTACAAGATTGGGAACAAATGTTATTAATGTCATGTTGTGAACATCATATTATTGCAAACAGTAGTTTTAGTTGGTGGGGAGCATATCTTAATAGGAATCCGGATAAAATTGTTTGCTATCCTAAAAAATGGTTTAACAGTGAATCACACAATACCGATGACTTATTTCCAGAAGGATGGATTAAAATATTGAATTAGTTTTTAAAATATATTAAATATAATTATATATTAAATATAATTATATAATAAATAATATATGAAATTATTTATTATAGAGCAATGGTTACATCATAAAAATAGGATTGGCTTGATATTGATGTTAGAATATTTGAAAAACAATAATTTAATACCAAATCTAAAATATATATTTGGTTCAGTAAATAATGTATATGATGATACATGGGATGTTATATATTCGCCAGCGACACGACTTGATGCTTCTAAATTTGAAAAAACAAAAATAATTTTTGGACCACATTTTTCTGTTTTTCCAAATAAAATGTTGACAACAATAAATAACAAACTGAAAAATGCAGTATATATTCAGCCAAGTGATTGGGCGCGAGATACTTGGATTCATTTACACGCACAACTGTTTTTACCCATAAAAACACTAAGTTTTGCAGTTGATATTGAAAATTTTAAGCCTGATACAGAAATAAACAATCGTGATGAAATTTTTGTATATTTTAAATCTAGAAGCCAGCATGAAATGAATTTGTTAGAAAAGGCTTTAAAAACTAAAAATGTAAATTATAAAATTTTTAGTTATTTGCAAAAATATCAAGAAAATGATTACCTAAATACATTAAAAAAAGCGAAATTTGGTATTGTATTAGGAAGACATGAAAGTCAAGGATTTGCAATAGAGGAGGCACTGTCTTGTAATGTTCCATTGCTTGTGTGGAGTTGTGTTGATATGTCACAAGAAGTTGTTCAAAATTATCCTAAAATACCAGCAACAACTGTACCATATTGGGATGAGAGATGTGGAGAGATTTTCTATAAGTGGGGTGAATTTGAAAATAGTTTCAATACATTTTTGAAAAATTTAAAATTGGGAAAGTATGCACCAAGAGACTATATAGTGGAAAATCTAAGTGCAAAACCATGTGCAGAGAGATTGTTAACACTAATCAATGAAATTAAATAAATGTATTAAATTATAGTATTAAATTATATTATTAAATTAATATAATTTATTTAATTAATTCGTTAATAACATAATCAATGTCAGTAGATACTTCCTGAAAATTAGATATTTGTTTCCAATTTAATTTTCTAATAATAATTCTAGACATATAATTTTTTATCATAAAATTTAAATAGATATCATATTCGGTTTCACCATATTTAATAACACTATTTGTTTGTTTTAAAAATACATTATAAAATTTATCTTTTTCATAATTTTCAATTTTATTAATTATTTCATCCATATATTTTTTTTCAAACATCATATAATGTCCTAGTTCAAAAGACCTGTTGTGTTTTTTAACACTATATAAACATTTATTATTTTCTACAAAACTTGTAGGTTTAACAAAAAATACATTACTATCAAAAACAAAATATTTATCTAAAATTCCAGGTATCATATTGCCAGCATACATTTTTTGTAGTTGTTCTACTTTTTTAAGTTGTAAATTCAAATCTTTCGAATATACTGAAACTGTTTCTCGGTTAAATGGGAAAACTTCTTCATTGACAATAGTACACCCGTCTAACATTATAGAATTATTTGAGGTAATCAAATATATATTTCTGTAACCTATTACATTTTTTTTAACATATTCTAATTGTTTTTGAATTACTTTTTCTGATATATTAGTTAAAACTATATCAAAACAGTTATTTATTGAGTGTTCAATGTCTAAGTAATAACTAGGTTCAAAATTGCGAACAATACTATTATGCATTCTATATTTTTTTAACCAAATCCTATCCTTTTCAGAAAAAATATTATTATATGCAGAATTCCATAATGAAACAACATCATTCTTTATATTTTTAAAAAAATCAAATTTATCATACAAATCTTTTCGTAATAGAAATGTATCTTGATTAAAACATATTGGAACATAACCTTTTTTATAGGCTAATTCAACCATTACATGTAATGGTTGTTGTATATTATTTCTTGCAATATCATAAGGAATTTTTTCTTTTAAACATGGATGAAATGTAAATCCACCCTCAATAATGATTAGTTTTGGTTTTAATTTTAAATTTTCAAATATTTCATAATCTCTACCATCAATATCAATAGATAGCAAATCAACATCAATATTATCCATATATTTTTCATATAAAATATCAATTGTATCACCTTCTGATGCGGTTGGATATACAAATTTATTCAAGGTAATAATTTCTGTATTTTTATAATTGTCTACTAATTCGGTAAATTTATTTTGATCCGCTTCTATGAAACAACCTTTCCAACCATTATCAAAAAGATATCTAGTATTTGACAAATGTATACCATCCCATGCACCAAATTCAATAAAGAATCCATTTTCTATTTTTAATATTTCCATAATTTTCTCTATTATACCATCATGTCCTCTCTGTGAATATTTATCATATTTAAATAATGTTAAATCAATATCACTTGATTTCTGTGTTATATTATTTTTATATATTACATCTTCCTGCCAACCGTTCATTGTTATATTATTCAAAAGAGAAAAATTGAAAGAAAGAATATAATTATGCAATTCTTTAAACATTACTTGACCGGTATACATCTCTTTATGGGATATTTCAGTATGAATATATTTAACATTCATCAAGTTTTTTCCTAATCCCTTTAATGCTAATAACTCTGCACCTTGAAGGTCCATCCAAATAATATCAACATTCTCAATATTATATTTTTTCATAACACTATCTAAACGGTGACTATTTGTTTTTATTTCATCCTGAGCATATTTTTCATATGGATATTTACCATTACTTTTGAAAATTGATGATGCACCTGGATTTCCATCTTCCCATGTAGTTACTGTTTCTTTTTGATTTATCGGATAAAAAGTTATTTCACCGTCATAATCACAAACAGCACCTTTTATTAATGTTATGCGGTCACTATATGGCAAAATATTATTTTCACATATTTCTAATGTATTTGGATTACATTCAAAAGCATAGATTTTTGCATTTGGAAAAGTTTTATAAAATTCTATACTTTGTTGACAATCCCTTGAGCCAACATCAAATATAACAAATTCATCATGATGATTTGTTATATATTGTACAAATTTTTCAATCATAATAATAATTATAATAATTGTATTTATATTATTTATTATAAATCATATAATTTTATATTCGCATATAGTGATGGACACTTAAATAATCATGATTTGTATCAAGTAATAACTTATTACTATCACTCCAATGTAATTTTCTAATCAAAACAGAATCAGAGTGATTTGTAAATATGTAATTAAAATAGATCTCATATTCTGAACAACCGTCCAATATGACATCATCTACCTTATCTAAAAATACTTTGTAAAATTCTTTATTATGGTTTTTTTCAACAATATCAAAAATTTCTTGTATATATTTGTGTTCAAACATCATGTGATGACAAATTCCGGATTTGTCATTATATTTTTTATTAAAATTTATGTCAAGTTTACTCATATGTATAAAATATGGCTTATGATATTGATCTGAATAATTATAAAGACATTTATTGTTTTCTATAAACTTTGTTTTTTTAAGAAAAAATGTATCTGCATCAATAACCAAATATCTTTCTAGTATATTTGGAATAATAAATCCTGCATATAGTTTAAATAGCTGTTGCAAAAACCACCCACTTCGTAATTTACTACCATGAATCGGTGTAGATTTTTTTTTGCTATGCATTTCATCTATTAACTTTATATCAAAAGGAAAAATACTTTCTTGAATTGTTATGCAACCCTTTAATTCTAGTTGTGGATTCGTTGAAATTAAATATATATTTCTATATCCAACAATATATTTTTGTGTAAATAGTGTTTGCATTTTGATTACATCCATATCATTTGGTCCAACTGGTATTACAATATCAAATAATTCTGTCATATAAATAAATTGTAAACATTTATTTATATATTTTTAAAGCATTTCATTTAAATTAAATTAACAATATCAAAGTAGGTCATACTTTGTTAAATAATTATACAATTCATTCCTTGTAAGAGGATTCAATTTACTATTATAATCTTTCATATTTTCTATCTGAATATCTTCTGTATAATCATGAATAGATACAATATGATAATAATCACCCATTTCTTTTAATCTAACTGACTGTGTTTCATTAATAAGAGATTCTAGCATCTTTTCACCAGGTCTAATTGGTATTTTTTTAATTGGTTTATTGTATTTTTCGGAAAAAATCTCTAGCATATCAATAACACGCATTGATATTGGCTTTGGTATAATTGTTTCACCTGTTTTACCATTTATTATTGCGTAATCAATTAAATCAACACTTTGTTCAAGTGTCATAACAAAACGAGTCATTTCAGGATGAGTTAGTGTAAAGTATTTTTTATCCGGGTCATTTCCTAATTTATGTAATAAAGGTATTATACTTCCGCGTGAATTTAAAACATTACCGTAACGAATATTTACAAATTTAAAATCTTTTAAATAATACGCCTTTTCTGTAATTAATTGTTCAGATATTGCTTTACACATCCCATAAGTATTAATTGGACTACATGCTTTGTCACTACTTACAAATAAGACTGTTTCCAATATTTCTTTAAATTTTTCTTTGTTTTGTTCAATTAAATCCAAAATATTTTTGACACCTAAAAGATTTGTGTTTAAACATTGTTGTTGATTTATCTCACATTGGTCAACATGTTTCATTGCAGCAGCAATGATAATAATATTTGGTTTAACGCGGGTTAAACTTGTTAACAACTTTTCTTTATCAATAATATCACCAATTATAAAATTTAGATTTTTATTATGATTAAAATCTAATTTCATATTCCAATGTTTACATTCATCTCGTGAATAAACATACAATTTATTGTTTTCAATATATCGTTTTGTTATTTCATATCCAAGTGAACCGGTTCCACCAAATACTAGAATTTTTTTACTATTCATTACAGTAAATACTTATTTTTTTTCTATATTAGTTATAACTAACATAAAGAAAATAACAAAAGTTTATTTATGAAAATATATTTATTTGGTTCTAGTGGAATGTTGGGAGGTTATGTTAAAAAAATATTATCTGCACATTTTGATATATTATGTTTGACTCGTAAAGATTATGATGTATCAATAGATCACTGGAATAAATTAGATAAATTATTAGATAATATTAAAAATACTGATATCATTATAAATTGTGTTGGTATTATACCACAAAAATATAAAATGGACAATTATAGGTCTTTTATACAAGTAAATAGTTTATTTCCACATAGGCTGCAAAAAATTGTTGAAAAAATAGATGCAAAATTAATTCATATAACTACAGATTGTGTATATAGTGGTTCAAAAGGTTTATACAAAGAAAGTGATATTCACGATGAAGTTAATCTTTATGGAGTATCAAAATCATTGGGAGAACCTGAAAATGCGACAATAATCAGGACATCAATAATAGGCCATGAAACAAACTATAAAAAAAGTTTATTAGAATGGATAATTTCCAATAAAAATAAAGAAATTAATGGGTATAGAAATCATTTATGGAATGGAGTTACATGTCTAACATTAGCTAAGATAATTAAAAATATGATTGATGATAATATTTTTTGGAAAGGTGTACGGCATATTTATTCGCCAAATACAGTTTCAAAGTATGATTTATGTGTTTTAACTAATAATACATATAGTCTTAATATAAAAATTAATAAAGTAGATGATAAAGTAACTGTAAATAAAACATTAACTTCACAATATGATAGAATATTTGAAATTAAAAATATAGAGAATCAAATATTAGAATTAAAAAATTTTAATAATAAAATGTTGTAATTTTTATCATTTATAATACCTATATCTCTTCTAGATTTTATTGAATACTTATTCATATTTATATACTTCTTTACATGATATGCTATCTGCACGTAAGAGACGAAGTCTATCCTTTTCAGTGTCTTTAGGTTCTGATGGTCTCTTAATAAAATATGCTTTCTTATACTTATTGTTATATTTATCTTTAAGATTTTTGCTTAAATATGATATCGTTAGAAATATTCTTGTACTGTTACTATCACATGAAACAGGTTCTGGATTACCATGCCATGCATTATTTGTATTATTAAACAATATGAGACGATTAAATATTGGTAGAATGCTTTTTATTTTTTTTGTTAAAGTTGCATTCGGTTCTTGTATATCATCTCCTTCCCAAATTTCTAAATGCCCTCCGTTTTCTTCTTGCCAATTTTTACTTAGATAAATACCAAGTGTTACATGTTTTTTATCACCTGTTATAGGATGAATTCCTGCATCACTATGAATATCCAATTTATCACCATTTTTATATTTGTGTATACCCCACCAATTTTTTGTATTGTCATTATGTAATTTTTCTCCAACTATATTAGACAATTTTTCAATAAATATTTCACTTGATAAATGTTCAAATAATAACTTAGTATTTTTCGGAAAATTATTCTTATCTCTTAATGTATATTTTTTTTCAAAAGGATTTTCATATCTATCCCAATATTTTTCCTCCAGGGTTAATATTTCTTCTTGTAATCTTTTTGCAATATCTTCTTCCAATATATTGTCAACAAATGTGTATGGAAATGGATATGATTTTTTATATTCACTTGAATCAATTATATCTATTTTCTCTAATATACTCATATGTTATTTATACAGATTATGTTTATATCTTATAGTCATTATTCTTTGATTTTACCTCCACAAACTGATATATTACCTTCATAACCTATATAGTCAATAAACTCAATATTTTTGTATTGTAAAATATTAAGATATTTGCTAAATAGAACTTCATATCCTATACAATTTATCATTGCACTTTCATTTTTTTTCAAGAATAACAATAAATTTTTTGCTGTTTTATTTGTAATTTTAAAAAAGGATGTAAAAATATTATTGATATTATTATTTATTTTTTTAAATATATCTTTTGAGTTATTATACACATTATAATTAAAGTCATCATTTAGCCAATATCTACCACAAATTTTATACAAATTATTAAATTCAATATTTTCTTGAAATATATATTCAAGTGCATTTATTGTCAATGTACCTTCTCCCATTGATTTGCTTAGACCAAAAATTTTACTATGTAGTTCCTTATTATTCCATAGATTCAATATATAATCACAATTTTCTTTAAAGTATTTTTCTTCCTCTTCTGTAAAATCACTACATTCGACTAAAAATATTTTATGATCTGGAATATAATGTTTTATACTATTAATTGTTTTTTTTGTTTGTTCTAATCTCTCTTCGCGCGAAAATACTGACCGTATTCTACTATATGATAATGCTTTATTTGGTGTATTTATAACACTTGTAACTAAAATTAAATTTGAACCCATATATAAATATTATTTATCTTTATTTTTATATACTAAATACTAATCATTAAATATTAATTAAATACATTATACTATAATATATTATATTATAAAATGTCTCTTGACACACAGATTCCAAAAATTATTCATCAGTTATGGATAGGTCCACGACCAGCACCAACAAAATTTATGGATACTTGGCGCGAAGCACATGAACCACTCGGTTTTAAATATATGTTTTGGAATGAAAAAAATATATCTCAAAATATTCAACTAGGCGAAGTTGTAGAAAAGCTTAATAGTATTGAAGAAATAAATGGTAAAGCCGATGTTATTCGTTGGTTAATATTACAAAAATTCGGTGGTGTATTTGTTGATGCAGATTCTATTTGTATACATCCATTTGATGAACATATATTAAATGGTGTTGATGCCTTTGCTGGTTGGGAACAGGAACAAGTTAGACAAGGATTGGCTGCAACAGGTACTATGGGATTCACGCCGTATCATCCTATTGTAAATTCTGCAATTGAATGGATAAAACGCAATCCAATATCACAAAAACAAAGTAGACAACGGGCATGGTTTACTGTTGGTCCTGGACTGCTCACACGCATTTGTGAAATGTATGGATGGAATAACATTAAAATATATCCAAGTCATTATTTTTTACCATTTCATTACACTGGAATTAAATATGAAGGACATGAAAAGGTGTATGCATATCAGGAATGGGGTTCAACCAAACAAAACTATGAAGTTATGAATTCAATCTCTCTTCCAGACGAACTTAAACCCCCATTAGTATGTTGTTCTGTTCTCGTTTCAAGTTATAATACAAATGCTGATTACATGAAACAATGTCTTGATTCGATTAAACATCAGATTGGACTTTTTAATATTGAATTAGTTTGGGTTAATGATGGCTCTTCAAGAGAGAACACCGAAATTCTTAAACGAATGCTTGATAATTTATCTGGTACAAGTAGATTTATAAATGTAAAATTTATAGAAAATGATGGCAATAAAGGTATTGGTTATAGTTTGAATCGGGGTGTGCTTGAATGTTCTTATGAAATTATTATAAAAATGGATAGTGATGATGTAATGGTACCTAATCGTATTCTAAAGCAAATAGAATTTATGTTAAATAATCCTGATTGTAAAATATGTGGTGCACAAGTTGCTATGTTTCGCGATAATACTAAAAACAAAATTGTCTCAACAACAAATCATCCAAATATTTCTTGGGACTCTTATAAATCATCACCAAAAGAATGGTTTGTTAATCATCCAACACTCTGTTATAAACGACAAGCAATTATTGATTCTGGCAATTATGACCCAGCCGAACATTCAATGATTGAAGATTTTCATCTTGAATTAAAAATGTTGAAAACATTTGGCAAAATATACAATATGCCAGATGTATTGTTACATTATCGTTTGCATCCAGAACAGATTACACATTCAGCAGGTGACCCAAAATGGAAAAAAATAAGAACTAATATCATTTCCGATATGATTAGAGATTAAAACATTTTAAAACCCTTTCCAACTTTTCCTCTGCGTTGATTTCTATTCATGCTCATATTCATGGTTCGGTTTGCTTGAGATACAGAAATGCGTCCTCCTTGATTAATTGGTGGACCAGAAGCGTTAGATGCTGATGTTTGTACCGATACTGATTGAGGTTGGGGTGGTGGTTGTGGTGGTTGTGATGGTTGTGGTGGTGATACATCACTATTTTTTAGACCTTGTCTAAATGAAAACATTGATTTGCGTTCTTCAGTGAAAAAATCATGCTTTACAACATCATCTGGGGAATATTCATCTGTTGCAGTAAATGTTTTAATATTAATCATATCACCATCTATATCATAAGTTAAATTTTTAATTGCAGTAATACCATCACTAGTAGTATCATTTGCATATTTCTGTTTATTTTTTAGTACAATAGAACGCGTTACACTATCAAATAATTGAATAATATTATTGTCGCCAATTTTAAAAAAATTGTCTCTATTAATTGTCATCATAGAATTTTTTAATACACGAGCATTCATTGCATTATCTTCAAAACCCCAACCCCAATAGTTTGGGAAACCATTTAATTTTTCAAAATCACGACCTTTGATTGAAAATATTCCGCCTAAAGCCTGAACGAAGCCATAAAAATGTTTTACAACTCCAATATTTGTATTATATTTCAATAAACCTTTTTTATGTGGTATAGTATCAATGTCATTAAAAACAAATGTAATATCTTTATAATCATCTGGGTATAATTGTTTTACTGCTAAAAATCCTATATTTTTTGTAGCACCGCGATTAAATTCTCTTGTATCTGTTTGATGGGAGAAAAAAATCTTATAATCAGTATCACGATAATCTTCCATGATGTACTTCATGTAGTTTCTAAAAAAAAATAATTGCTGCTCACGATTTCTATAAGGCACAATGAAAACAATATTTGGAACCATAATTTATATTATATAATTAAAATTTATTATATAACATATTTAAGAACGAATAATTTTTATTCTTAACATGCATATTTTTTTAGAATGACACTTGGAATTAATACTGACTCGTGTGGTTGTAATTTTTGTGAACATTTATTTATAGTTACTTCACTTACTTGTGTGACATTATAAATACTTTTTTTTGTGATATTAAGATTGCATTTCTGACATACAAAATATATAATTCCTACAGCGATTGATGGTGGCGTATTTTCGGGGATTAATTTTTTTTGTTCTACTTTTTTTGCAATAAATTTACATAGTTTTGTTAGTTCATCATTTATATTTAGATTACTGCAAAAACGGTCTATAAATATCATAGGTGTAGCATGTGTTAACATTGTTTTATCATTATTTTCATGATTACTTTCAATTGAATTAATAATACTCATTGCGTTTTTGCAACCCTTTGTAGCACTTGTATTATCTAGATTGAATATCTGTGCAATCTCTTTTGCAGTTCTTGGGTGTTTATTTACACTACATGATATATAGATTGAAGCAGCGATTATGCCTTCTCTATTTAATCCTCTAAATGTTTTCTCCTGTGAAATTTGTTTATGATAACGAATTGCACTATCAATAATAATCTTGGGAATATTACAATTATTTGCGTGTACAGTTATTTGTTGAAATTCATCCCACTGAGCTTTTTCTTTATAAGGCATAGATTGCCATTCTGTATATCTTTTAATCTTTCGCATTTCCCAACTGCTTTTACCGCATCCTAATATTTTACATCCAAATGACGATTCTGCAAGTAAAGGATTAATAGGCATTCCACATCTAGTTGGGTCACTATTACTATTATCATCTGCGCCATAATATCTCCATTCAGCGCCTTGTTCAATCATATCAGTATATACAATGCCGCATTGATTATTAGTACACCCTAGAAACCCTTCATCCGTATATGATAATGAAGATTTGCAGAGATGACATATTTCATTCTTATCTGTAGTGTCATTTGAATAAATACATTCCATTTTTTTATCATCATTCAATTCATTATCAAATTGGTTCCATAAATTAGCGTGTTTTTTTCCAGATTTAATCTTTTTTGTTTTTCTTAATTCTGCGGCGTCCATTATAATTACAGATATTAGATTTTTACTATTTAAATTCAATTTATTATTTTATTGTATAATATAAAATGGGTGCACAACAATCAATGCAAAATGATGAATTAAGAATTAAAACAAATAAAATTTTTATTAATGATATCGCGGTAAATTATATTGAAAATGGCACTTATGCAGATATGATTAATCTAACAAATAAAGAAAAGTGTCAACAAACAGTAATACTAACTAAAGATATTATTAGAAAACACATGACAAAGGTAGAAATTGAATCTTTACATAATGAATTATATAAAGACGCACTTACAGAAATGTATGTTTCGCCATTATTAAAATTACAGGCTGATAATGAAATCAAATGTAAACAAATTGCAGAGCATTATGTATTAATAGGAAATATTTTCAACATGATAAAAAAAGCTTTTTTATTAAATGATGATAATAAAGCTAATAGTGATAAGGATGCGAATCTATGTGTAAATCGTTTAAATCGTATTAAATTAGATCAAGATAAAACTAAGCCAACAATAAATATTTCTAAAAATGTTTGTAAAAGTAAAATAACACCAGATATTGATACTTTAGTTAATTTATATGGTCATAATTATAAACATAATAAAATAAGTGATAAGGAAAAAAATAGATACGATGAATTAAATGAATATATTAATGCATCTAAGGATTTAATAGCTAAACATGAAACTACTTTTGATGATGAAGCATATGAAGTTGAAAATACAAATAGTCTAGTATATGAATATAATGAAATAATAAAAAATATTGAAGACCAAATTAGATTTTCACAATTGAAATTAATAAATATATTGCACAAAGTTTTTGAATATGATGAAAATAAAAATATTAGAATAAAAGATAATATTAATGGCGTTAATATAGAAACTTTAGCAAAAAATACATTAGAAATAGTGAATGAAATGTATTTAACATGTGAAAATGAATTTCATAAAAGTGTTGAATTCCAAGAAAAAATACATAGATTTAAAAGTTTATAATTATTTTTTTTTCTAATATTATATTACAATGGCTAAGAAAAGTCCTAGATCTCCAGCATCTAAGCGTCGTGCAGCAGCCGCTGCTTCTCGCAGATCCCGCAAATCTGTATGCCGCGGCAAGGGTGCATACGCTTGCAAAGCTTTATCTCCTCGTTGCAAATTAACTAGAGGTACTAGAAAGCGTAAGTCTTTCTGCCGCAAGCCCAAGAACCGTAAGGCTTAAATAGTTTAATAAACTTAATCGTTAATATAATAATTGCATTACCAACTATTATATTACTTTATGACAACATCATCTAACAATAATTTTTTTATTTTAAGAATATTTTGCTGGCGGTCTTCACCATTATCACATGTTGTTTTAATAATTTTGAGATATTCGTCTATTTTATTCTGGTCATTTTGCCATTCTGGATTTTCTTTTTCCCATGTTTCTATACTTTTTATTTGTTTCTGTGAAATATCATGTATCTCTTTATTTAAACATTCTCCTTCTTCTTTTTTCCATTCATTTTCACTTTTAATATAGAAATGCATCTTTTCTTTGTCACTACAATGAATTGGTCGTTCTGTTACAGCTAAATCTCCTAAATGTTTCTTAAAGATATTACTGATACCAATTACATATCCGTTATCTTTTGTGTAGTTTAAATCATCCATTGTAATCATGATATTACCCATAAAATCGCCTAAATTCATTGCATTTTTACACTCTTCGTTTAAAAATATGTTTACATTGAACTGCTGATTCACTGTAACATTTTGCGTGGGTTTTTTTGTTTCAATTCTCTCTAAAAGTTCTTTGTTATTTTTTTCCATGGTTTCTAATTTTTTCAGTATATCAATATTTATATCTTTTTTTTCTGTTTCAACATTGTTTATAATCACAGTTTTTTCTTCAAGTTCTTCTTCATGTTTTTTTGCAGAATTGCATTTTTTTTGATGTCTTGACAAACTTGACCGATGTGTGAATTCTTTTCCACAAAAATTACATTCGAATTTTTTAGAAACTATTTCATTTTTTTTGCTAGGTACATAATCACAAAAAAATTTACTCGTTTTCTGCTCGTTTTTGTTAGCATTTGTTAGCATTTTGTGTTTTGGTGTCAAAAAATGGCGTTCTAGGTTGTACTGTCGTGATGTAGAATAATCACAAATTTCGCACGCAAAAAAATTTACTCGTTTTTTACTCGTTTTTGTTAGCATATGTTAGCATTAGATTTTTTTCTAAGTTTTTTAAAAAAAATGCAAAAAATGCAGGTTGTAGAGGGACCTGCAAAATTATTTTTCGGTTTTTTCCTCCATAATGTAGGGGATGCAAAAATGCACGTTTTTTCGCAAAACTTTTTTTATATTTTCAAGATCTGGGATTTTTTTTTTCAGATTTTCGAAATTATTTATACTTTTTACAAAAAAAACGTGCATTTTTGCACGCAGACTGAACAATAACATTTTTGAGCATACATATATTCTTTTTAGAAAGCAAAATAGGTAAGCCAATAGACCATGCATTTTGCGTGCATTTTTTGTGCAGAAAAAAATGTTACTATAACTCACACCATGTTTTTATACCACTTGGAAAAAATATGGTCTGAATGTTTGGTAAGGAACAGAAGAGAGAATCTACTTTTCATCATTAAAAAAATCCATATTATATATAAATTTACCACTAGGTCTGTAACTATCTACAGACCTGAATTTCGTATTTTCGGCCTTCTCTCTTGATTCATTCAATTTAAACATATTATCTATGTCATTATTACCTGTTTTCTCTGGTTTATCTTCAACAATATTTCCATACCCATCTATTTTTTTATTCAGTTTCTTTTTAATTTCATCGCGTACATAACTCGGTATCCAATGACCCCATGATATTAGAACTGTGTTTGGATGAAAATAACGAATATTGAAACCATTCTCTCTTAATTTTTCAACTACATATCCTATACATTGACCTTGGTCATATTTTGGAACGCCTATCATAACTTCTGGTATGACATACCAACAATATGTTTGGTCTTTAAAAAGTGTTGATGTTTTTTTAATTTTCTGATGTATTTTACTAAGAATTTTATTGAACAATTCTAAATTACTTAAATCCGCTTGTTTTTTTCTCTCATATAAATCATCTAAATCTAGCTTCTCTTCAACATTATCAACATTATCTGGAAGATTAAATATACTTGTCATTATATAATAAAAATGGCAAAAAAAAATAATCGGAAAAACTTTATTAAATACAAATTTAAATTTATAATTAATGACCATTAAACATATTGTATTATGTGGTGGCGGAGAGATTGGTTTTATTATTCAAGGTGCAATGACAAAATTGTATGAAAACAAAATATGGAATCATCATGATATTGAATCTGTTTATGCAACATCTATTGGTTCTATTATTGCATTAGGTATTGTATTAAAAATTGATATTGAAACCGTTAATAAATACATATTAGAACGACCATTAGATTTTTTACAACTTGAACCTAATATGATTTTTGGATTAATAGATAAAAAAGGATTTTTTGACAAAACTGTATTAACTAAATTTTGTTCGCCATTATTAAAGTCACAAAATCTAGATATTGATATTACTATGCAAGAACTATACAATTTCTCAAATATTGAATTTAACATTTTTGTAACCGAACTAAATGATTTTAAGTGTTTACAAATATCATATAAGTCACACCCCGAATTAAAAGTTATTGATGCTATAAGTATGACATGCGCATTACCAACTATATTTAAACCTATTTGCATTGATGATAAATACTATTTTGACGGCGGTCTTTTCAATAATTTTCCATTAAATGATTGTTTATCACAAAAAAAATGTGATATTAGTGAAGTATTAGCATTCAGAAAAATATCCAATAAAAATAACTCAGATATTGAAATAAATAATTTTTTTGATTATATAAATACTATTTTGGGTAAGATGATAAAATATTGCAGCAGTAATAATAATTATGATTCTAGTGGCAATTTTATATATAATATTGCTGCACCACAAGTATCTATTGAAAGTATTATAAAATTAATGGATAAAGAAAACAGAAAATTATTATTTGATAAAGGTATTAATTTAATTAATGATATGTCAGAAAATACAATTGATATATCAGAAAATACAATTGATATATCAAATAATTTAATTATTTAATGACGCAAGAATAAATTGCTCAAGTGTTTCCGTTTCGGGCTGCGCATCAAATTCAATTACTTCATTTTCCTTAATGAGTTTGATAGTAGGGAAACCCTCTACTTTAAATTTATTTAATTTCTCTTGTACTGCTGGGTCTTTATCATTAGTACAATCTACTTCAGTGTATAATATAGTGTAACCATTTACAGTTTTACCCTTTCCAACCGTTTCACTATTTTTTAAAGCATTCCAATGTGGTTTCGCCTTTTTACAATGAGGACACCAATCAGCAAAGAAAAACATAACCTCAACATTTTTCTTTTGACCACCATTTTGTTGAGTATTGTGTTCTAAATTAGCTGCATCGGTTTTATTTATCAATGGTACAACATAAGTAACATAAATATAATAAGTGAGAACTAAAAACACAATTACAACTCCACCAATCATTAACTGCTTCTTAACAGAAGGTTTTGAAATATTGAATCCAAGCATTATAGTTAATATATATATAACAAATATATTAAATAAACGAATTTATAATATATTATGTTGTTTCGTACAAAAAATAATAAATTAATTGAAGTTAAGAGAGAATCTTTTACAAATGACGCGGAATATTACGCTTATATATATTTATTAAAATTTAATAAAAAAAGTCATAAAAAAAATGATTCATGTGAAAATATAATATCAAGTATTTTATATGAAGACAAATAAAAATAAAACAAAACGAGTAAATAAAACAAAGAAAGTATATAAAAAGGAGGAATATAATAGTGGTGATGGCATGTTAACAAGTGTATGGGGTCCTAGTATGTGGCATTATCTTCATACTATGAGTTTTAATTATCCTGTTAATCCAACTATGGAAGAAAAGAAACACTATAAAGATTTTATCCTTTCATTACAACATGTTTTACCATGTAAACATTGTAGATTAAATCTAACAAAAAATTTTAAAGCTTTACCATTAACAAATAATGATATGAAGAATAGAGATTCCTTTTCTAGATATGTTTATAATTTACATGAAATCGTAAATAGAATGTTACAGAAAAAATCTGGTTTGAGTTTTTGTGATGTGCGTGACCGTTATGAACATTTCAGGTCAAGGTGTACAATAGATAAACCTAAGTTATTTAGTCCAAATTTAATAAAGAAAACAAGAAAAAAGAAAGAAAAGGGGTGCACAGAACCATTGTATGGGAAAAAATCAAAATGTGTAATTAAAATTGTTCCGCAAGAACAAAAAGAAAAAACTTTTCAAATGGATAAAAAATGTATTAAAATTAGATAATATATTATATTAATATAAGTATAATATGTTAAAAGAAATTGACCCATTGATGCTTAAAGAAATATATGATCCCGAAGGAACCGATGAAGGTGGTTCAGTAAGGTATCTTTTTAGTGAGCAGAATAATCAAGATAAACCTAACGGTATTTTACTTGGGGATGAACAGGCAATAGACAGTAGTATATCTATACGCAATATGGATAATTGTTTAATGAATAATAGTGATTTAACACCTATTCCTTATGACACTGTTGATTTGACAATGCAGCAAAAAAATACTTTTAATGAGTTATTTGAATATGTTAGAATGTTGGAAGATAATGGTGGTAATATAAATCCTGTTTTTATTATTGACGAATATGAATTTGTTAAAGATGCAAATAAAGGTAAACTTACTATAGTGCATCATAGTAAAAGTAATACATATAAAGTAAAGTATAATAATATTACTTATCCAGTGAAATGGTTAGATGAATCAGTCGTATCAGAAAATTATGATAATAAACTAAAATCTCAAGATTTTGATTTTGAAGTTGAATATAATAAAAATAATTCAGTTACAAGTACTGTAAAAGTAAAAGTAAATGATGAACTTGATATACGGTTTGAAAATGTTGTTAGTAATCACCCAAATATATTTAAAAACTTTTTCGGTTCAAGTTTTAAAAGAATTCATGTAAGTGCAATGCAACAAGAAGAACATATGTTAATCGGAAATAAACGAGTATTAGCTGTAAGTGATGTTGATAAAAAGGAATATTTTTTAAAGCAGGATATGGAAGTAACATTTATGCCCCGTGAATGCGACACCGCGAAAAATGTAGTTTGTTTTACATTATCATTCAAACACAATATCACAGGAAAGACCATTCATCGTTCTATTGAAATAACAGAACCTAAGTTTTTAAGTTCTGGTAAAGAACTTAGTAATGAATCTTTAATTGAAAGTATAAAAGAAACAGGTGGATTAGGTGATATTGAAATAGAAGAAAATAAAGTTGGAGAAAGCTATAAATATCTAGAAGAAGTCAAAGACTCAAAAAATTCTCTTATTGATAAAAAGACTACTGCTATTAACATTAAAATGATGAATTTAGAATTTAAAATTAAACAAGAAAAAGTGAAAGAAGAAAAGGCTAAACAAAAAGCAGGAAGAGAATATAAAGTAATTGGACCAATAAAAACAGTACTCACTGTTGGCGAAGTATTCGGTGAAGACCAAGATGTTGTCTTATATAGATATGGAGAACCTTATATTATTATTAAAAATATATTAGATAACGAACAGGAAGAAGATGAACTTAATAAAGTACAATTTAATGGCGCAATACCATCAATTAAAGATTTTTATTATAAAACTCCTGCATTAGATAGCGTAGAATTTAATCTTAATTTGAAATATGAAAAAGAATCTGAAACTGAAACAGAGTGTCTAAATAAGATTTCTTTAGAAAAAGGAAGGCTATTCTTTACAAGATATGAAGATGGAGTACAACAAGAATTTTCAGATAAAACAAATGAAGTTGATATTATTAAAAAACTAAAAGGTAAATTTAATTTTCTAGATATATTTTTTGATACAAAAGCAAAGAAAAAAGAAGAGGCTGGTAAAGGCCCAGGTCGTGTAATTAAATTAATTAATCCTTACGAAGGTAAATATATACCTCCATCTAGTAGTGGTTCAAATAAAGATTATTATGATTTAACTGATGCCAAAAATCTAGAAAATAGAATGATATTCCATAATAATGTTGTGGCAATTCCAGGTAAAAAAAAATATGATGACCAGCCCAAACCAATTGTATTTTTTGATTTTGGAAATATGGAACTATTTGGAATGAAAGCAGCAAATATGATATTAAACAAAGATACTAGTATTAATCTAGATGGCCAAGAGAAAATTGATAAAGTTGTTGAGGAACAAATGATAAAAGTAATCAGTAGTACTGTTAATGAATGTATTGAAAACAAATCAAAAAGAATAACAGATGAATGTAAGGCTGCTATTGAAAGAGCATTGACAGAAGAGGGTGAAGTAAAAAAAACGATAGAAAAGATTCGAAACGAAAATCAAATTTATGTTCCAGAATATGACCCAGAAAAAGATATATCATTTAAAATAATATTTCATCGTAACATGTTGGAGATGAAACTAGATAAGTATGTATTATTTTTTGAATTAAAAGACAATACAGATTTTGAAAAACTAGAAAAATTAAAAGGTATTAAAATGAGTGACAGCGTTATTGATAAACGCATTAGAATATCATTCACACATGATAACACGGAAGGTAATATTAAAATGAAAATCACAGGTAAAGATGTCAGACCAGTAACAATAGATATTGGGTTGTTAAAAAAAATATATGTATTTGAGAGCAGTACTATTATTTTAAGAACACCTGAAGAGCAAATAAAACGAAGAACATTATTGAGAAATAGAGAGAAGGAAAAAATCGCAGCACAAAAAAGAAAAGAAAAAAGAGCGTTTTTAAAAGAATATGACAAAAAAAATCCTAAAAGATTTTATCAATTAAGTGAAACAACACGAGACCGTATAATAAACACACCAGGTTCAATGTATCGTGGTGCGAAGAGTTTAAGAGAAAATTTAAGAACAAGAGAGAAAGATGAGCTAGAGGAATTTCTTGTGGAAACAAATTTTGAACATTATGGGAAAGATGATATTAAAATGCTTTTCAGAGAAAATATGGGACGGGGGGCTCAGTTAACTGTTAAATTAGATATGAAAGAAATAAATAAAGACGATATTGCTTTAGAGCCAATAGATGAAAATTTTGTAGAGAAATTTACGAAATCAGAAAATAATGAAAAACCAGTTCTAGAAAAAAATGTACTATATAGTTACAGTGGCGACCCATTAAATGAGTTTACAACATATGGTCTAAATAATAAAACAATAATGGAGGCAATGTATGGTACCGTAACAAAAAGTAAGAAAAAGAATTACGGAAAAATCCAAGTATTACAAGAAGGTAAATCAAATTTGTGGAAAGAGGATGATTATGAAAAACCAATTGATGAAACATGGAAAATTACAAATATGATTGAACGAACAATGTGGAAAGCATACAACACAGCAGGATTATATAAGAGAATATTACAAAATAGGATTGGTGCGCAAATACCATCATTAGAAAATGTAGGACTTATAACACCAAGCATTTGTATTGATAATGTTCCACTTATTGAAGAACCATTAACAGTTGATTGGATTTATAATGAAGAAAAAACAGCTATAATGGTTAGCTTTCAAGAGCAGTATCTAAAAGAAATTACAAAATTACATATGGATGCAAAAGCCGCAATGGAAATTAACGAAGACGACCTTGAAGCAGATAAGACACATGAAGATTTTAAAAATAGAGAAAGTGAAGTACAACGAATGCGTTCTGTAAAATTGTGTGGATTAATTATAATTCGTAAAATAATAAGCAGATTAGCATCATCAAAACCAAATGTAAATACAGAAGTAATAGTAGAAGATTTTAAAGAAAAATTAGAAGAGGGTGCAAATAGAGTAAAATATAATTTTGATATTAATAAAGACTTTCCACTTGTTGAGGTAAAATATAATTTTGATGATAATGAAATAGCGAGTGAAGATGGAGATAAAAAAAATGTAAATCGTTTTGAAATTTTTCTTGATACAATGATTGAAAAACATCTTTCTAGTGTTACAATGCGAACAATGAACCGTAGTTGTGTAAAAAAGGAAAATCGTGATGATATAATAGATTATGTAAAAAAGTTTTTTACAGAGAATCTTGTTAATGAACCAACTCCGCCACCCACAACGGGTGAAGGTGAAGCAACGACTGGAGGTAATAAACCTGACGATAAAGAATCTAATATTAATTTTACAAAAAAAGATTTAGATTCTCTCTTACAATTTCGTTTCAAAATCTCAAAAGATGCAATATTTAATGATAATTTGAAATTCAGACAATTTGAAAAAGATTTTATGACGGAAGTAAGAGATTGTTTATATTATAATAATAGTGAAAGAGTTGGTATAGATAAACTAGATGAGAGTGTTTATGGTGATAGAAATGGTGGAGGTATTGGTTATAAACATCTGGTTGATTCATTCACATTTGAAATAAATAAGAATGGGTTAAGATACCAATTTAACAATGATAATAAATTGGTGAGTGAGTTTAGAGATAAGCTATTAGGAAGATTTATAAAAACGATTGAGAGTAAGCTTCAACAAGATGATACAAACTATCCACAGTTAAAAGATAGTAAGGGAGTTTCTGAAATATTGCAAGTTGAAAATTTAAATAAAAAAGGAATATATAATTTAATTCTACGCCTTACATGTGGAATGTACTTTACACTTTTGCATGGTAGCAATTTCATAGATTATGATATTTTATCTATATCCCAGTACAAAAAAGTGATGGATAAATTATGGTTAAATAAATGGAATATTGACACTGGTGACTCTAAAATAAAACCAAATACATTTATTGACATGTTATCAATAGATAAAAATTATTGGGAAGAAATGTGTGCAATTGAGAGAGAAAGTTTTATGCGAAATAGGATAGCTTTTTTCGTAGATTACATAGAGAAGGATAGTTATTATAGAGATATGGGGTTTGACCCATATTTGGTTCGTTCTGGTTTATGGGGAGAACATAATGTAATTCCAGCAGAGAAGCGTGAGGCTGCATATAGTACTCGTGATAGTAAATATGGTGATTCACCATTATATAGTGCAAATAAGTTACAATATATTTACAGAGGTCGGGGTAACACAGGAAATACAGTGTTGGATAGTGATAGTGATGATGAAGGAAATGAAGTTAATGTAAAAAAGAAAAATATTTATTGTGCCGAGATTGATGATAGTTATGAATTAGTTAATTTTGAAAAAAAGGATGAAGAATATTCAAAAAAAAGAGAGGAATATTATCATGTTTATGATGATATAATTGTACCACATCTATCAAGTGGTTCAACATGGAAATATATTGACGACGAAGAACATCGTGTAAATACAAATGAACAAACTGGATTTGATGATAAAGAACATAAATCCAATGCAAATATTCGGTTTATTTTGTATCAAGACCAGATAAATTTCATAAAATATTTTGTGAATTTGAAAATTATACCAATATATGATTATTTTGATTGCTTTATGGATAGTTTTTGTATGTTAGCAAGTAAAATTGTTGATGACCAAAATTATGAGATAGTAGACGAAAATGGAGGTAGAACAGAGAACATATATACTTCAGTTGATGTGTTAAATTTTAAAGCATTTTATAAATTACTTGAATCATCAACAGTAAAATCAAATCCACCAATTAACTTAGAAGATTATAGAATAAAGCGTGTTGAAGAGAAATATCAAACGGCAGAGACTATAAAGAAAGATAAGAAACAGCATGAAGAAATTAGTCGTACAATTAAAAATTTGAAATTAGATGCGAAAGACCATATAGGCGTAATTACAAATAAAGTAGCAAGTGAAACGGGCAAAGGGGCAAGTGAAAGAGAAATTAGTGAAACTATTAATAATCTTAAACAACAAGCGAAAACAGTATTAGAAAGAATAAGTAAAACACAAATACAGCAAAGTGAAAGTCAAGAGGAAAAGAAAATGAAGTCAGAGTCACAAAAAAATAAAAAAGAAATTACAGTATTAACAACACCAGAATGTAAACAACAACGAAACAATTTTAGCAATAAAATTAATAGAGAAAATTTTTTACTAATAGAACCTGTAATAACTAGCCTTGCTCCAGAACTGAAAACTAACATTCAAATATATAGTGATATAAAAGATGAGTTAGAATCTCTTTCTGATAAACAATTTGTAGAACTTAGTGAATTAACCAATATTTTGCATTCAATCCGACTAACATATGGTGATGGTAATTGTTTATATCATGCAATAGCACAATGTGGCCGTATTCATGGAATGGTAGTAGATAAAGATGGAAATATTCATAAAAATTATGAAGTATTTGAAGATGAAGATAATATGAAAAACATAGATAACATTTACAGACACAATGATTTAGGTAGTCATGACATTGTAGAAAGCAGCGGTCCTGAGGCAGTTTCAAGTTTACAACATGCTTTATTAAATAGCAAAATAGCAGAAAATTCTGATAGAGTATCAGATGAAGATAAACAAAGGTTTAAAGAAGAAGACGAAAAATTACAAAAAAAACTAGATGAAAAAATAAATAGTTTTAAAGATAAATTAGCAAAGCATGTTCGAGATAAATTCAGTGAAAAACAAGAAATACAAAATAGAGAACTATTAGAAAAAGAATTAGAAATATTAGAAAGAAAAAATAAAAATGAATATGCTGGAATAGAAGTAATACCTATGATAATGAGCTATTTAGAAATTAAGATTAGATTATTTGTTTATTTAAGTGAACAAAAGAAATTTCAAATTTATGAACCAGAAAATTTAAATTGGTTTAATGAAGAAGATATTAGTGAACGAGATACTATAACATTACTTTTAACAGGAGAACATTTTACATCAGTATGTATTTATGATGAAAATAAACTAAGTCAAAAAGATTAATATGTTTTTTAAATACTAATAATATTATAGTAAAATTTATAATATTATAGAAAGTAATATTTTAAGTGAATGAACCAGTGTCACTCATGCGTGGTAAGAAACCACCAGGTACATTATCAGGATTCATATGTTTATAATTAGGTACCTTTTTGCATGTAAATGGTTGGTCTGGACAACGAGCACATGCAGGACATGGAGGACATTTTGCTTTTCCTAACTCCGCCTTAATTTTCTTCATATCAATATCTGGGCAGCGTGGGCATACAGGAGGTACTATTTTTGATTTTAGTACATATAAATTTTCACTTCCAGAGGGAATCTGGCTAAAGGGTATACCTTCATTATTTTCATCATTAGAAGAACTAGAAAGTTCATTTAAAGTACTAGGCATGGGTCCTCCAGTTAAACTATTACTCATTGGATTATTTGGAAGTAACTCATTACTCTGATAAGGATTGAGATTTTTATAATAATCAGCAGTATTTTCATCAGTTGCATGGTCATCGTTATCAAAAGTTTTTGAATTATATACTTTTGATTCAAATGTATCTTTATCATAATATAATGGTTCTTCAACGGCTAAATTTTCAAGAAGATTGTCATCAGCACATACGAATCTAACAAATAAAAGTAAAAATAATAAACCAACAACCATTAAAAATTTATTATTAATTTTAATTACTCCACCAATTTTCATTATATATATAATAAATTATATTATTTTTGATAAATTGATTATAAAAATATATAGTTTAAATATGTAAAATGGTAAAAAACTTTCGGTTTGATGATATTTCAACAATTGAAATTGGAGTAGATGAAGTTGGACGAGGCCCAATGTTTGGACCAGTTTATACAGGTGCTGTAGTATTACCTAAAGATAGCGAAGAATTTGATTATTCTCTCTTGAAAGATAGCAAAAAGTTTACATCAAGAAAAAAATTAATTGCAGCGGCGGAATATATAAAAGAGAATGCGATTTTCTGGTCAGTAAATTCAGTAAATGAAAAGACGATAGATAAAATTAATATTTTGCAAGCAACATTAACATCAATGCATGAAAGTATTTCAACAATTTTGAAAAAGATGACAAGTGAACAACAAAGAAATGTGTTTTTGACAGTTGATGGCAATCAATTTAGGCCATATTCACTAATGATTGAAGATGAATTATATACATTTCCTCATGAATGTTTTAAGGGTGGAGATGACACATATAGTAGTATTGCAGCGGCTTCAATTTTAGCTAAAGTTGAACGAGATAATTATATTTTAGATTTATGTGAAAAACATCCAAAATTGAAAGAATATTATTCAATAGATTCAAACAAAGGCTATGGTGCAAAAGTTCATTTAGATGGAATAAAACAACATGGTATAACACGATGGCATAGAAGAACTTTTGGCATATGTAAAACAGCAGACATTAATGAAATATAATTGTAGTATTAATTTTATTGTAATAATAAATTTTATTCTAATAATATATTAATATGCTTGATAAAATAATGATTGTTATATTAATTTTTTTAATAGTGTCACTTATTTACAAATATTATAGTATGAAAAATAAAACGATGAGAGAAGGTTTTAATACAGGGCAATTAACAATAAATACATTAGAACAAGTATTACGGAATAAAAGTGGTCCAATTCAAGGTTTATTTGGACATTTAGATAATAACAAGGAACATATTGTAGAAAAAACAACTGATACTGAAAATTATTATAAATTAAAAGAAGAAGGTTCAAAACAATATTTTCCTGAACCATGGAAACCTCCTGGTGATTGGAAAGTAGAGGGTAATGGTCTAAAATCAAATGATATGAGTTTTAATGTATATTGGGCTAATAATTTAAGTAAAGCAACAATTGCAACTAGTAGTGCTGGTTCTGATCAGGATGTAGACCCATCAGGTTATGTATTACGATGTATTGATTTAGTAAAACAAGGTGGTCAGAAATATGCACGAATTGATGTAAGTGGTTGTTGGGGAAACAATGAAATAGAAGATTCTGGTCAAAAAACAGATAAACCTAATAGTATTATTGTGGATGCAGAAAAGATTCATAATATAGTAACTGGACCTCAGACAAGAGGTTCACAAAGTGATAATTACAAAAATATCACATGTACAATTGTAAATGACGATAATAAATGGATATGTGCATCAAATTGTGTTTTTAAAGGCTCAAACGCGGCAAATATCGGTGGTGAAGAAGGAGGAAATAATCAGATATCAGATTTGGCAAGTGATTCTGAGAAATTAAGTGGAAAAACTTGGCGAATTGCACCACCAAGTGGAGAGATTAAACATATGAGGTCTCATAATTTTAAGTGCAATGCAGCAGGTGGAATGTATAGTCAAGCAGGTTCACCTGATATTGAACCTAGAAAATGCTTATTTGGTAAAATGCAAGAACCTTTACCAAAAAGTCGTTTAAATTGTGGCGATGCAGCAATTGTGAGAGGTTGTCAAGTAGTAACCGATGTAAATGATAAATCATGTCTTCCTAGAACAAAAACAATAGACGGAAAAATTTATAAATATTGCCCAGTATTATGCAATCCAGAAGGTTTAGGTGGTGCAAACCGTTGCACGCAACATTCACAGTGTCGCAATCATCTTTTCAAGAGAGAATTAAATGATACAGTGAAAAATGTTCCATGGGAAAATCCATTTGAAGTAGATGCATTAGGATATAATAGGATAGAAGTAGACGAAGAAGGTTCAAGTGTAAATCAAGATAGTACACTTACACAGGCGAATCATTATTCTAGATTAATGAGTCGGGGAAATGATATTGGAACTGGCGAACCTCAAATAAATGTTGATGTTTTAGAAGATTCAACCTTATCTGGTTTATATAATTATTTTATAAAAGATATCAAATTAGGAGAAATGGAAAACTTTTTACGAGGTATCAGAAGTTATTTTAGAACAAATTCGGAAGACCCTGATTGGATGAATGATAATGATTATGGTTTGTCAGAAACAGCTGAGGATGCAACAATACTTGAAGGTGAGACAACTCCATTTACTTATCGTTATACCCAAGGAGGTACACATCTTCTCTCTAGAGATTTGATGATGAATCCTCGTAATTTTAAGAATGATAATCAATATATCGCAATGGCAAGAAAAATATTATATGATAGAAAGGTAGGTACAGGTGAAAAAATATTAAATCCAGAAACAGTACCAAAAGCAGATTTAATATTATTAGGTAAGATACATCATAAGATTCAATTATTAGATAAGGAATTAGAAAATCAATATTTGAGTGAGGATGGTCGCACGGAAATAACAACAAAAATAAATAGATTAAATCAGAAAGGTTCATTATTGATTAAAGATATTGAAAATAGGGAAAAAGTATTTGATAGAACGGTTAAGGAAGAGCGTGCTCGTCCATTCCGTCAAAATGACAGTTCATATGTACCATTTAGAAATCAAGGACCGGCTACTTATACAACTACTAGAGGTCAGGTATTAGATACACCAGCAGGTGTAGGTGGTAATTTTTAATCTACAATAGCAATCATAATTTTAATTTCTTTACCGTTTGAATATTCAACAGTAATGTGTTTGTATTCACTCTGGTTTGCGATTGGGTCAAATATCATAACATCTGGGTTGGAAAGATACACAAGAACGCTATGTTTCACCCTCTCTTGAATAACGGCTTCTGCGGCACTTTGGGCAATATCCATAAAATCTTTTTCAACAAGATTATCAAATTTGTTTCGCATTTCAACAGACACCATTTTCTCTGTTCATAATTAAAATAGATTAATATTAATCAATTTATTTTAATTAATTCTGATTACCATCTCTGCAACCGGATTCTTCTAAAATTTTAGTAATTTCTTTTACAGTATCGCTTGTACTAGTAATATACTTATCAGGATAGATTGCGTGAATAAACGCTTCTTTGCTGGCCTTAAGAAACATATAAGAAAAGTTCATTGAAAGACGCGCATGTTGGAAATATGTCATACAAACTTTTTTCGGATGCTGAAAGAAAATCATATTATATCTTTATAAGAATATTTATAAGGATATATCTAATTCATTTAAGCGGAACACATTTCACATATTTCGTGTTCTTCATCTACAACTTCATTGGTCGCTTCATTTTTGGGTTTAATCGTGAATTGTTGTGGCTGGTGTTTAGGTTTACGACGCAAATAGTAAATTCCAGTTTTTAGTCCCTTCTTCCAACCATAAAAGTGCATGGAAGTAAGGGCCTTGTAAGTTGGGTCTTCCATCCACAGATTAAGACTTTGACTTTGGCAAATATATCGTCCACGGTCTGCCGCCATATCAATAATATCTTTCATTTGCATTTCCCATACGATTTTGTACTTCTCTCTAATCTCTTTTGGAATAATATCAATATGTTGAACACTTCCCTTATTTTCAATAATATTATTCTTAATATCTTCATTCCACAAATCCATGTCAATCAATTCATTAATAAGGTATTTATTGGCCATTACAAATTCGCCTGCACCAGTTCGTCTAGTGTAAATATTACTAGTTAGGGGTTCAAAACATTCATTATTTCCAAGAATTTGGCTTGTAGAAGCAGTTGGCATTGGTGCAATTAAGAGCGAATTACGAAGTCCGTACTGTTTTACACCCTCTTTTACGGCATCCCAATCATAACCACATGGACTCTCATGTTTTTCTCCCCACATGTCAAATTGGAGAATTCCTTGACTGGCAGGTGAACCATCAAATGTTTCATATGAACCAAGTTTTTGTGCCAATTCACATGATTCAGTAATAGCTGCATAATAAATGGTTTCAAAAATCTTCTTGTTAACTAGTTTTGCGGCATCACTGCAAAATGGTAGATTCATCATGATAAAAGCGTCGGCTAGACCTTGAACGCCAAGACCAATTGGACGATGACGATTATTACTTCTCTCTGTTTTTGGTGTGGGATAATGATTAATATCAATAATACGATTAAGATTATATGTTGCTACTCGTGTAACTTCTATCAATTTTTCATAATCAAAAGATTTGTCTGGTTTAACAAAAGCAGAGAGAGCGATACTTGCAAGATTACAGACAGCGCTTTCATTGCTGTCAGAATATTCAATAATTTCCGTACAGAGATTGCTGCTTTTAATAGTACCAATATTCTTCTGATTTGATTTAAGATTACATGCATCCTTGTACAACAAATAAGGTGTTCCTGTTTCCATTTGGCTGTCCAAAACTTTAAACCAAATTTGTCGTGCTTTTACAAGTTTGCTATTGTAAAGTTTCCCCTCTTTATGACGCTCTTCATAACTGATATATAATTTATCAAAATCATCACCATATACATCTGAAAGACCGCGACATTCATTTGGACAGCAGAGGAGCCAATCACCATCTTCACTAACACGCTTCATAAAAAGGTCGGGAATCCAAAGACCGTAAAAAAGGTCACGGGCGCGCTGCTCTTCATCACCATGATTTTTTTTCATATCTAGGAAATCTTCAATATCAAGATGCCATGGCTCCAAATAGATTGCAAAACTTCCATTGCGTCGTCCACCACCTTGGTCTACATATCTGGCGGTATTGTTAAATACTTTAAGCATTGGAACAATACCGTTACTCGTTCCATTAGTTCCATAAATTTGACTACCAGATGCACGAATATTATGAATATGAATACCGATTCCACCTGCCAATTTTGAAATTAGTGCAGTATCTTTGAGTGTGTTGTAAATACCATCAATACTGTCATCTTCCATACCTAGAAGATAACAAGAACTCAATTGTTGTTTACGAGTACCTGCATTATAAAGAGTAGGTGTTGCATGAGTAAAATATTTCTGAGACATAAGGTCATAAGTTTCTTTAACTTTCTCAATATTATTACCATGAATTGCGATAGAAACTCTCAACCACATATGTTGTGGTCGTTCAACACATTTTTTATTGATACGGATTAGATATGCTCTTTCTAGAGTTTTAAAACCAAAATAGTCAATCAAAAAATCGCGTTCATGGTCAATCATATTATTAAGTGTATCCCAATGTTCGCAACATACTGACCATACTTCGTCAGAAATAAGAGGTTGTGGTTTATTATGAATGTTTTCAAAGTTATATAGGTCGGTCATTACATCACAGAATTTTGATTTCGTATTTTTATGATGATTTGAGATAATAAGTTCGGAGGCTAATTTACCATATTGAGGATTTGTAGTAATAAGTGTAGCGCACTGTTCTGCTGTCAATTCATCAATTTTTGTTGTAGATATCTTATCATATAGCTGGTCAATAATTTTCATAACAAGAGCTGAGAAATTAAGAGACAAATTATTTTTTTTTCCAATGGTTTTTACTCGTCTAAGAATTTTATCAAATGAAATAATTTCAGGTGCACCGTCTCTTTTAATAACATACATTTCTTGCTCAACTGATTCTGTCATAATATTTATTAATATATATAATAATTTTAAATAAGTTAGTATATATATATAATATAATGAAAAAGAATTTTTATTTTGATATAAAGTTTCTTTTAACAACAATCTTAATATGTATAGCTTTAAATGTATTAATGCGAAAAAAATCACTAGATGGTTTTATAGACCTAAATATACAATTTAAAACAAAAGAAGGTAATGCGAATGAAAAGATTGATTTAGACTTACTTAAGGTTGGAAATAATAATAAAATAGATAATAGTGATGTGAAAAATTTAGCAAATTGGGCATCATGGGACCCACATGATAGAAAGAAACATGAGGTGGAACCAGCAGGTTCATATAACCAACATACAAATAATGTAAAGTCATGGAGTTAGTTAATTTTTTTAATATCACCAAAACTTTTTGAGTATTTAAAACGGTTAGTGTCAATGCATCGCCGTTTTAAATTACATTCAAGACATGCAATAACAACATTATTTTTAAAATGACCAATAGAATTATCTATTCTCTCTAATGTCCATTGTTGTTTCTCTCTAACATTATCATAAAATATATGTACAGAACTGTTACAATAATGACATTTTAATTTAGATGCAACAAGTAGTTCTGTTGTTTCTTCTAATGTAATAAGTTTATCAGGGTCATGTCTATTCTTTTTAATATCTTGATTTTTATAACCGTTAATTTTTTTCTTAATCTCTTCTTTTATCTTTTTTTCATGCGGAAATTCTTGTTGGCAAAATAGCATATTAATATATTTAATTTCGTCACAATATTGTGTTGAAATATTTGAGAAATCAACATTCTCTCTTTTCTGAACTTTAAAAATAATATTTTTGTTAGACATAATATATTTATTAATAATGTATTAAATTTAATTTATATATTTATTTAATGGATAAAAATTTAAAGGGATTAAAACCAGAAAATCAAATAATTGATAATACAAATATTTCGGATGAAAATGATATTATCAATTTTTTAAAAGAGAAACAAAGTGTGAAGATAAATGATACATGGTCAAAAGTAGATAAAACTACTAAAATATTAAAAATAAATGAATTTATAGATGATATATTTAGAAAAGAACAATTGTTAAATGATTTTCAGTGTGATAAATGTAAAGGATATTTAATGGAACAAATTGATAAGAAGCGAATAAATAAGAATAAAGATGTTGTATATAAAGATGAGCAAATATTATCAATTCAGAATTTTACATATAATAAGGTAACCAATAAGCCGAATATAACATGTGAAAAACGGGCGTCAACATTGAGGCTACCCGATTTAAAAAAAATAAATAGAAAACATAATAAAACAAAACAGAATTCAGGTTGTGATGAAAGTGCTATTAAAAAAATAAAGATAAAAGAAGAGATTGGTGTGAAAAAAGAAGAGGGAAATAATAAATTGAACTAAAGTTTAAAGATATTTTAGGTATTAAAATAATGTTAACACTTGGAGAAAAGAATGAATTGATTGAAGAAATAGGACTTTTAGCAATGCGATATCTTGAAGATAATGTTGAAAATATGTCTTCTCCTACTTTTGAAGAAGACATAGAAAATAATCTACTTTCAATATTAGAATTGCAAGTACAAAATTTATATACAGATGATAATAAGAATTTTATAATTGCTGAATTAAATGAGTTAATTTACTATACTTTAAATACAATAATATACAAGCATTATATTCCTAAACGCTCATTGTTTAATCGCAAGTCAAATTTTAAAACTCCAAAATTAATTGCTAAATTGGAAAATAAAATTAAGACTCTAGAGAGTATTCCACAAGCAGAACAAAGAACCGAAGAATGGTATAAGGAAAGACATCAAAGAATAACTGCTAGTAATGCATATAAGTGTCTAGGTTCAGAATCAATGAAAAATCATATAATTTATGAAAAGTGTAAACCAGTTGAGGTACCAGATTCAGCAAAAGAGGATGAAGCTCCTTATGTTAATACAAATACACCATGTCATCATGGTCAGCGTTATGAACCAGTTTCAGTGCTATATTATGAATATATGTATAATACGACAGTTGGTGAATTTGGTTGCATACCGCATAGAGATTATTGTTTTATAGGTGCATCACCAGATGGTATTAATATTGATAAAAAGAGTGATTTGTATGGAAGAATGTTGGAGATAAAAAATATTAAGAATAGAGACATTACAGGTATTCCAAAATTAGAATATTGGGTGCAAATGCAATTACAGATGGAAACATGTGAATTAAATGAATGTGATTTCTTAGAGACGAGATTTGTAGAATATGAATCTGAAACTGAATTTAATTCTGATGGTGATTTTCAAAAAACAGCAGATGGCAAATTTAAAGGTATTATTAAACATTTCATAAATGGAAATAAACCACACTATGAATACTCGCCATTTAATGCGAATGAAGAAGAGTACAAACAATGGGAAGAGGATGTAATGAAAAAAAATAGTGACAAAACATGGTTAGAAGATATATATTGGAAATTAAGTGAGATAAGTTGCGTTCTTGTTCTTAGGAATCGTAAATGGTTTAAAAATATAATTGGAAAAATGGAAAATGTATGGAATACTATACTGTTTGAAAGAGAGAATGGTTATGAACATCGTGCGCCGCGTAAAAGGCAAAAAACATCACCAATTGGTGAGAAAAAAGTAATTGAAGAATGTTCTATAATTATTGAGTAGTAAATATAAATTTCTAAATATAAATTTCTAAACATAAATCATATAATGAAATATAATTTAGTATTGTGGACAGTATATTTTTCTATTTTTATGCAATTTGCTACAAGTATTGTTCAGTTAGATGGCTTATTTATTAAATTACCTGAAGAACATGGTATATTAAAGGATATATTAATGATGGAGACGATTGTTCAAGTAATAGAAGCTTCATTTTATGTTTGGTTAGTATTTAATTTCAGAAATATTCAAAAAATGGCATCAAAAAGATATTATGATTGGGTAATTACAACACCATTGATGTTGTTGGCAACAATTATTTACATGAAATATTTAGAATTAAGTGAGAATCAAAAAGACCCACAAGGTTCAATAATAAAGTTTAAAGATTTTATAAGTGATAATGCAGTTAATATTACAAAAATAACAGTAAGTAATTTTTTGATGTTGTTATTAGGATATTTGGGAGAGATTGATGTAATGAGTATAGTAAATTCTGTAATAGTAGGAACTTTATTTTTTATTTACACTTTTTATGTAATATGGGATGAATATGCGAAATATTCAAAAGAAGGTTCAATGTTATTTTACTTTTTATTTGTTGTATGGGGATTATATGCAGTTGCAGCATTGATGAAAGCAAAATATAAAAATATAAGTTATAATTTGCTAGATATAGTATCTAAGAATTTTTACGGATTGTATATTTACTATGTAATTAAAATGATTGCCGCACAATAAAAGTTTTTTATATAAAGTATTTAAAAGTAGAAAAATACTTTATATAATGAATAGTTATACAACTCAAAATGATTTGTTATTAAGTAAGTTATTAGTTTATTATAAAGATAAAGAAAATTTGGAAAAGATGTTGTCAATTATAAATGGCGATTCATCAATATCATTGAGAATAGTAGATTGGTTTGTTACAAATTATGCTAAACAGAAATTTACACAATATAATATTGAAAATAAAGATGGTTCTTGTACAAGATTTAAAGTTTATAATGATTATAAATTGCGTTTAAAAGCATATTCAAAGCGCAGGTTTGATCCATTCTGTAGATGGGATAGAATTACAATTCCATATGGAGATAATAGTATGATTCAGACTACAATAGGACAACTTAATTTTTTCAAATGGGCCATAGAGAACGATGTTATTGCATATATTACAGAAAATTATAAGACAATTGAAAAAGATATGAATGATAGGAATAGTTCTACAAAAAAAAAGTCAGATAAGGAAGGATGTTCAGATAATAAAACAAGAAAAAAGAGAGAAGAACTTTCAGTTTTTGCATCACGCAGTATTAAAAAGGAGAATGTTGAAATTATAGTGTCGTTTGATTAGATATTATGTTAAATATTATGTAAAATGTTTTATTAAATTGATTTACGAAGATGTAAATATAGTAATGTAAATGAATGCTCACGATGATAATATAAAAATGATTTTAGGTGATGCATTAATAGAAATAGAAAATTTACCAGATAATTCAGTTGATTTAATATTTACAGATCCACCGTATTTCATTGATAGACTTGATACAACATGGGATGCGAATGAAGTAGTAGATAGTGATAAAAATAAACCGAATAGTCATGTTAAACACCTACCGAAAGGTATGAAATTTGATAAGCGACAAGTAAAACAATTGTACGATTTTTACCACAAATTTGCAGAAAAGGCAATTGAAAAGTTGAAACCAGGTGGATTCTTTTTATCATTCTCTGCACCTAGGCTTTATCATGGAATTGCAATGGCGTGTGATTGTGCAGGATTTGAAATTAGAGATATGATTAACTGGACTTATACACAAAATCAACCAAAGGGAATGTCAATCTCACATTTAATAGAAAAGATGGATATTTCGCAGAAAGAAAAAGAAGAATTAAAATGTCAGTATAAAGATTTTAAAACACCCCAAATTAAATCTTGTTTTGAACCTATATGTGTTGCGATGAAACCAACAGAGGGGACATTTTTAAAAAATGAAATGGCTTTCGGAACTGGTTTACTTGACTTTTCGCAAAAAGTAGGAATCAATTGTGATAAAGTTCCTGCAAATGTTATGACAACAGAGGGATTTTCAGCAATGTATGATAATAATTTCTTAGTTTCAAAACCAACAAAAAAGGAAAAAGGAGATTATAACACACATATAACAGTAAAGCCGGTTCAACTAATTGAACATATAATTAGAATTTTTAGTAAGGAAGGCAGCACTGTATGTGACCCATTTATTGGAAGTGGTACGACAGCAGTTGCTTGTAAAAATACAAATAGGAAATGTATTGGAATAGAAATTAATAAAGAATACTATGATATTGCGTTAAAGAGATTAAAAACATAATTGAATAATTAATTAAATATGAATTTATTTAATTATTTAATGGGAAATACACCATCCATAAAAAAAGTAAATTATGAGGATGTTCAATCGTTGCAAAAGAAAACTATACGAGGAGTTTTAATAAATACATTAAGTTCTGATTTTCAATCATGTTTAATAAGTGGAACAGTTCCAATAAATCAAGAAGAGAAAATGATGAATGAATTAATAACAAAAAATCCAGAAATATATGTAATCGTATACGGAAAAAATTCTAATGATGAAACAATATATAAAAAATATAATCAATTAAATGATTTAGGTTTTTCTAATGTTAGACTCTACATAGGAGGGATGTTTGAATGGCTTTTATTGCAAGACATTTATGGAGCAGATGATTTTAATACAACACAGGACGAATTAGATATATTGAAATACAAACCGCAGACGGCATTATCAAATTCATTAACAACAATTAATTAGAATATTAATTAGAATATTAATTAGAATATTAATTTTTATCATCCCAAGGATAAATCACCCAATCATCATCAATATCTTTACCAGATATATATTTAATAGATTGTGGCAGAACACCAGATTTTTTTTTGATTTTATTATGAATAACACCAACAGCAATGTCACTTGGATTATGTTGTTGAACTTTATTAACAACACATTCTAAAGTTTTTCGTGTATCATCAATTTCATCAATAATAAGAACTCGTCCATTTTTTACTAGTTTTCCAGTACCATATGAGTCATCAAACCACTGTTTAATATTTACATTAGTTCCTGCACTATTTGTTGTATCATCATATAATTCAACAGAAACGGCAAGTATAGGCACTTTTACATGTGTTCTTAGCATTCTGGCAGGAATAAATCCGCCACCACCAATTGCAATTATGACATCAGGGTTAAATTCTCTAATTCTTGGAACCATTGACTCAATAATATTATGAATATGATTATAGTTAAAATATAATTTTTCATCTTTAAATTTTGGAGATTCTTCATTATCAATAATATCACCCATATAATTTACAATATCTTCCATCCATGTTCTAATAATGTCAGGACTTTCATCTGTATCAACATTACCATCAATAATATGTATATTATTTTCACCGTTAAGAATCCAATCATTATGATATTTATGACATTTTTCCAAATAGTCAAGTGGAATACTTTCTTCACCAGTTCTTGACCTTTTTTTAATGCGATTATAGCAAACAGTCGGGTCTGTATGGACATAAATGATTCCATCTAATTTAGTTTCTTGAGCAAATTCATCAAACCACTTTAAATAAATTTGATAATTAACTTCTTCAATTTTACTGTCATCATATAACATTTTTGCAAATACATTACGGTCTGTAAATATTGAACGCTCTGTTACAATATGACAATCTGGATTTTCTCTAATTGTTTTTCGTAGAAGCGCGAGTCTTGATATATAAGCCATCATCTGAAAACTGAATGCATATTTATCTTGGTCACAATAAAATTTTTCAAGAATTGTAGTACCATCTTTTGATTTAATAGAATTCCAATCATCAACGGGTTCTTGTAAAAAGATGAAGGATGGATTGAGTTTCAAATATTTTTTTAAATCGTTAACACGAGATGATTTTCCAGAGCCGATATTTCCATCAATTGCAAAAAGCATTGTCTTATTTATTATAATTTCAATAAAAAACATTCAATTTAACTAAAATAAAAATAATATTATAAAATTTTTATAAATTATTTATTGTTAATATTTCTTAATTAATTTGAGCTATTATTCTTAATTAATTTGAGTTATTATTCTTAGGTTTATTGTTGTCAGTTTTAGTTGTAGATTTTAACATTGATTTCATACAATCAATAAATACAAGTTTATTTGTCATACACATAGTATCATCTGGATGATTAAATATACATGAATATGCTGCTTCCATATTGCAGACATTTTCTGCAATTTTTTTTTGAACTTCATCAGTAGTAAACAAAGCTTTTGAACCTCGCATTTGAAATAATATAATATAAAAAATTTATTTCAATTTAATAAAATCCTCCACGAAGACGAAGAACTAAATGGAGTGTAGATTCTTTCTGAATATTATAATCCGAAAGTGTGCGACCATCTTCTAATTGCTTTCCTGCAAAAATAAGACGCTGCTGGTCAGGTGGAATACCTTCTTTATCTTGAATTTTAGTCTTAACATTATCAATAGTGTCAGAGGCTTCTACCTCAAGGGTAATAGTTTTACCAGTTAGAGTTTTTACGAAAATCTGCATCACTCTGTAATATATGTTAATATAATAATTATTTAATTTGTTTTGGAAAAATATTATATGTAATCACAAATTTCAGCATAAAAACTTACTACATTATTTGTAGGGTTTCTATTATAAAATAATTTGAATGGTTTTCCACAACCATATATTTCATTGTTTTTTACTAAATTGTCACATATTTCTTTAGATGAATGGGGGTCAATTTGTATCATATTTTTTTTATAAATACCATGGCGAAAAATAGCACAATTAATTTCTGAAATATTGATTTCTACTAAATTATCACAATGAGGGCACGATATACAAATATATTGTTTATCAGCCATATTATTTATGTAATATAATTTAATTATTTTATTTTTTGTTGAGGGATACTAAATACTGATTGAATGGTTTTTGAAGACTAATTAATATATTTGCAATAATTGGGAAAAATGCAATTAATACCAAAATAGTTATATTTGCATAAGATTTAGTAATAGAAAGCCATGAAGTTGTAATAAGAATAGTAGTTCCAGATAGAAAATGTGCTAGTATAATTGGTTTTTGTTTTGGATATACAATTTGATTATTTGTAGAAAGTACGATTTCTTGTGTAGCTTCATTATTATTCTCTAAATCAGAAATATTTTCTAGTTCATAATTTTCAATTTCAGGATAATCGTCAAATTTGTACATGTAATCTATTTCATAAGTTAAAATGAGAGACGCTAAAAATGCGTAATAATATGCACAGCCAATCAATATTTTTGCTTTATAATGTAAATCATAATATGTTGATGGAGTCCAAACAATATAAGATGTTAAGACTATTAGTGATGTTGTAATCATAAAGTAGCCAATGCATATAGGAATATTAATAAAACACACAACTTTTTTACAAATATTTACTTGTTTCATAAAACCGACGAGAGATGGAATAATTAATGTCATAGGAACTCCAATAAACGCAGGTGAACCATATAGATAAACTCCTATACCTGAAAAAGATGCAACGAGTAGAACAGCAAAATATATAATAAGGAGAAATCCAAGAAGACACCACCACCATTCTTTATATTTTTTATTTACTTTATCATGTGTAGTAATAACTGCGATAAGACTAATTACAACCCATGGAGATAAACCGGCAACAATCATTAAACTCCAAAATGTAGATTCAGCTACATTATAATTTTTTTGTGTTTCCAAAAAATTTTTGCATACTGTATTATTACCAGGTGTCCAACCATATTCAATATTATAAGGACAATTCAGAAATGTTTCTTGCATTGGTATAATTTCAATAGCAACAGAATAAAATGACCAAATTACAGAAATAAATGTAGAACCAACTAGCATAGTTACAACAAAGTTAACTGGTTTAATGCCACATAATGTTGCACTTTCACTATCTTCATTTGTTACTTGATTATTTTGTTGAATAGTAATTGTATTACTCTCCTGAGTCATATTATACTTTATTGTGATTTTTTTTTGTATTGTTTTATTAATATAATAAATTGATTTAGTAAAACATTATATACTCTCAGTAGATGCAGACTAGAAGTGGTAAGAGTACAAGTATTAGTAGTAATGATGGTAATATTAAAGAATGTAATTCGGATTATTTATTTAATCCAACTTTTCCAGATGAAAAAAATTGTGTAAGAGATACTTATGATAAATATAATGATAGTGTTAGCAACACTATATGTTGTAAATATTTTTCAACAATATTGAAATTTACATTGATAGTTTCATTTCTTTCAATTCTTCATTGGACACTTGTAACACTATATATATCATGGTGTTACAAGCCAGGACTATTTGGTGCAATTACAAATATATTTACTGTTGGTTCACCTATTTGTCTAGCGCTTAATCGCATACAATCATTGATTTCTGACCATTTTATAGGACTGTTTATTTCAAGTGTTATTGGATTTAATACAGCTATTCAAACATTATTTCATTTCTAAATCTATGGTAATTCAATTGTATTGATACATATGCGATAATATTTTAGACAATATTTAATAATAGCAATTACATCATTTAGATACTTTGCTTGACCTACATCATATCCTAAATTAATTTTTGTTTTTTTACAATGTTCAGCTACATTTAAAATAAATTTAAGTGCACATTCTGTGTAGTAATAAAATCTTTTAAAGTCATCTGGGTCTCCTTCCCATGATTGACAAATTTGGTTTTTATCACCAGGTAATGCATCCAACAAATGCATCATTGAAAATGTTTGACAAAATTGATTGGTTCCAAAAATTTGGAATTTATCATAAGGGTCAAATCTTTCAAGTTCACCTGCTTGTTGACTATTCCAATGTGCACCATTAAAGAATGCACGGTCAGTATCATATATTTTTTTTTGTCTTGGAAATTTTGGTTCAGGAATTTTATTTCTTTTTATTTTACCAGTTAATACATCGTTTTGACTGACACCATTGAAAACCAGTGACGGAAATAATCCCCACCAAACATGTGTATCACCCATAAAAACGGTTATCCATTCAAAAATTGCACCAAATAAATCATCTTGTTCTTTTAGAACAGGATTTTTTTTAATCTCTCTTTGTAATGTTTTAACATCTTTTTCACTATCAAGTTCAACATTCATGAGTGAAATATATTGTCTACCTTCACTAGTAAGTTCGTGCTCAACCTGTTTAGTATTCATTTTTATTACTCTTTGTTTTGATACAATTGATTTCAATTCATTTTTATTAATTCCTAATTCAGTATCGGGTCCAGAACCAGAACCTTCTTCATTCAAATTTTTTTCTTTGGTTCTAGATTTTCCTTTACTGCCATTAGATTTTTTACTTCCATCAGCACTTTTGCTTCTAGAATTTCCTTTGCTTTCCAGTGCTTTTTTAGTACTAGAACGCAAAGTTCTTTTCATTCCACCGTTAGTATATCTTCTCTGTTTATTTTTATATGTTCTCATTATATATTATAAGTATATAATAATGATTGCATTTATGTTTGTATTAATATTTGTTGCATGTACAATAATATTCTCAACAATATTAACAGGAAGTGCGGCTTTCTTATCACTTCTAACAGCAACTGGAACTACAATAACTTTAAAAAAAGTACTAAGTACAAAAAAGGATAAGCTACAAAAGTAATTTAAATAATTACAATATGTAAACTGATTTAAAGAAGATATACAATGATATAATACATGACAAGCCCATTTGTAAGTTCATTGGTAAAGGAACATGGTTCTATGAACCCAAAACAGTATGGTGAAAATGGTGCTGTAGAATTTTCTCAACATGGCGTGAAGGGTGATGGTTCACGCGATGTAGAAGGTTATCTAACCGCAGCATTTAGTGGAATTTTGCGTGGAACTTCACAGCAATCAATTTCTAAATATATTAATAATATTGTAAACTCACAAGATTTTACAAAACAAGATTTTTTGGATATGGTTGTTATGGCATTTCATTGTCGTGAGTGTCACGGTGATGGTAAAGGTGAACGAGATGCATTTTTTTACATATTTTTTGAAATTGCAAAGCATTATCCGAATGAGATGCTTGCAATTTTGGATCTTATTCCAGAATATGGATGTTGGAAAGATTATCAAAAAATGATTGAATTTTCTTACAAATATTATGGTTCTCTAGAAATACAAAACAAGATTCTAGATATTTATGTGAATCAACTTCGTAAAGATATCACAACACTTGATACTGATGAACCATGTTCATTGTGTGCCAAGTTTTTTCCTAAAGAAGGAAATGCTCTAGATAAAAAATATAAAGTTACAACTAATATTGCGCGCAAGTTTTTTAGAGATTCCGTTAGTGCTCCGGGTACTGTTCTAAAGCGACTTCGCGTAGAGGTTCTTACTCCACTTAATCGCGAAAAGATTCGGCTCACTGAAGAAATGATGTGTAATCAGAAATGGACTGATATTGATTTTGGGCGCGTTCCAAGTCGTTGTATGAAAATTAATAAGAATGCATTTTTGAATCTAGATAAGAAGGGGAAATATGTTCGTAATGAACATGATGTTATGCGCGATGCATGCAGAATAAAACTTCAAGAGCATTTGATGAAGGCAACTCGTGGTGAAACAAAGATTAATGGAAAGCAAATGTTTTTGCATGAGTTGGTTGCAGAGCATATGCAGGGTTGGGGTAATTATAAAGAAATCGCAAATGACGAATCACGCCAAATTAATCAGCTTCAATGGGATACACATTACAAAAATTACAAGGAGATGGCAGAAAATGGCTCTGGTCTCGATCGTTGCATGGTATTGAGTGATTTTTCTGGTTCAATGTCAGGGACACCAATGGAAGTATCTGCAGCACTTGGAATTATGATTAGTAGTATTTTGCCTGAACCATGGCGTAATAAATTTATCACTTTTGAAAGCAATCCACAATTGTTGGAAATTCCTGACGCATCTTTGGCAGATAAAATGAAATATGTTCTTAATACTCCATGGGGTGGAAGTACCGATTTTTTGGCTGCCATTCAATTGATTCTTGATGTTGGTATCAAACATCGTCTTTCAGCAAATGATATGCCAAACAAACTTATTGTTATAAGTGATATGCAATTTGACCGAGCAATAGATTCGGACACATCATGGTGTGCTACAAGCAATAATAATTATCGTCTATTTAATGATATTTTAGGTCTCTCAAAATATTCTTTTATGGGAAAGCCTTCAATGAGTGATGAGACAACACATCAAAAGATTCAAATGGCATTTTACAAAGCAGGAATGCAAGTCTGTGGAGCACCATGGACTCCGCCGACAATTGTTTATTGGAATGTTCGTGATACAGATGGATTCCCAGTGCAGTGTAACACACCAAATACACAGATTCTTAGTGGATTTTCGCTTTCGCTGTTGAAATTGGTTCTTGATAATGGAGACTTGAGTACAGTAAAGCCACCAACTCCTTATGATACATTTTTGGATGCAGTGCGTGAGAATTCACGCTATGAAAAAATTCTAGAACGACTTAGATAAAAATTTTATAAATAATATTTATAATAATATTTATAATAATATTTATAATAATATTAACCAATAGTTAGCATGTAAATAGTAGGGTCTTCACCATCAAATGAATCACTTTTTTTAGTTTCATTATCTGGTTTTCTTTTCAAAAACTCTTTGTCTGCACTATAATCTTCAAAATTCATACTATGACAACGAGAAATTCTCTCTTCACAATTTAAATACTTTGTTCCAGAGAATACACTCCATCTGTGTACTGAAGAAGTCATAATAGGACGGAATGATTTATTCATAATTTGATATATTTGCAAGTCAAACATCTTTTTTTAACCATAATAAAAAGTATTTAATTTATTTCAATTTATTTTTATTAATTCTGATTCTGAATTTAAATAAATTGAAATAGAATGCAATAATAATTAGAAATAGTATTAAAAGTATAATGACTGACGAAAATAAGGAACAGAGTTCTTTGAATATTCAGCCTTCATTCTCTACATTCTTAACCGAAAAAGGACTAGAAGTTCTTGTTTCGGCAATAGAAAAACGCGTGAAAGCATATCATGAAATGTTTAGTCTTCCACTTATTGCAGAACTTTGGGAAGAAACATTACATAGGTCATTTATTGATTGTGACCTAGAAACTTCATGGCAGCCTACGCGTTCTCATATGGTTGGTGAAGATATGCGTATTAATGGATTTACCAATTCACGAATTTCGTGCAAATCTGGTCAGTTTATCAACAATCGTACACTTGGAAAACAATGTGTAAAATTTAACGGCAGTAGGAGTACAAAATATGAAACATTAGAAGAAAAATTGGAACATTTCTCTAATAGTCATGATGACTTTTACTTTATGCTCGCAAAAAATAAAAATTTTGACAAACAATATAAACTTCTGATTTTCCCATCTTCAGTTTGCAATGTCAGTCAACTTGAATGGACTGAAAGTGAAAGTGGAAAAAAATGGGATGGAAAAGGCAATTTTATTGCAGAAATTGGAAAATCAATGAGTGCGCAACTTTGGACAACATTGCCAATGGAATTAGTAACACATAGTTACGATATAAATTGTAATTAATTTTGAAGTCGTTTATTGCATAGTTTTACATAGTCTTCATTTATTTCATATCCAATAAAATTTATATTTTCATTTTTTGCAGCTACACATTCACTTCCAGAGCCTGCAAATGGTACAATTAATAGTGTGTTTTCACCATTTTTTGATGCTTTAATTAGCTTTTCACATAGTGCCAACGGCTTTTGTGTAGGATGGTCAACGCGTTCTTTTTTACCCGCGCCACCTGCAAGAGCAGAAATCTTAATAACATCTCTAGGAAGAGCACCATTTTCATGTGCTTTGTATACAGTTTCAGTTTCACCTTTACTAAATCTGCCTTTTGTTGATTTTCTTACTTTTCCTGCTGCATTTTTTAAGAAACTATCTGTATAAGGTTCTCTTACATCATCGCGATTAAAATGTGGTTTTTCTTTACTACAACAAAGAATACTTTCATGTGTTCGTTGCCAGTGATTAAGAGATGGTGTTACTTTATTGGTATAATGCCAAATAATCCATCTAACATTTATAGTAATTCTTACTCTAATAAATGCCAAAATCTCACTGAATCCATAAATATAAAGAGTTCCATTTGGTTTTAGGATACGAATACATTCTGCAATCCATTCATCGCACCAATTCAGATATGTATCCATTTTTTGTTTGTCGCTATCATTTCCGAAGTCTTTCCCAATATTATATGGAGGGTCACAAATAACAATATCTGCACACTCATCTTTGAGAGTTTTCATATTTTCAATACAATCGCCATGAATAATTTGATTTGTTTTTTCAGTTTGTTTTGATTCTTCAAGAACAACATTTTCTGCAGTATTTGTTTTTTGCATAGTCTTTTTTTATTATCAATATATCTTTAATATTTTTTTAGAATCAATTTTTTTTAATTATTGCATTGTTTAAGGTATGACTAACATGTTTCATAATGCAATAATTAAATAGGTATAAAGGATAATATTATTATTATGATGTAATGGATAGTTCTACATCGCATGAGAATTATAATTTAGAACATCGTGTTATACCTAAGTTTGGTATAATATATAAAATTTCAATAGTCTTTAAAGATATAACATTTATCTATATTGGACAAACAACTAGAAATATGGATCTAAGATTTAATGAACATAGAAACAATAATAAAATTATTCGTTCTTTAATAAATAATAAAAATTGTATTGGTTATTCTTGCAAAGAAATAGCTTGTGTTCTATGTAGAGAAGGTTTAAATAATGAAGATTTATCATTAATTTTAAATCATAGGGAAACTTTTTGGATTAATCGTTATAACTCTTGTAATACTGTTCATGGTTTAAATCGTAAAAATGGACCTTCAAATAGAAGAAAGGGTAATGAATTTAATTTAGCCATTAAAAAATATGAAAGAGAAAAAAATTTGGATAAAAAACGAAATAAAGTATGGTATAAATATAACATAATAAAAAAAGGTAATATTTCTGTTCCTCGTAGAACTCATTGTAATTTTAAGAGAACAAAACGATGATGTATAAAAATAATTACTTCCCGAAGGAATTAATTATTTAATTAAATTTTTTTATTTCTACAAAAACCAAGTAAAATACTTAGTTGGAGTAGGCAAGACCACCCATACCACTCATGACACGGAGTACATTGTAGTTGGTGGCGTATACGCGAACCTTGGCAGTGTTCTGGTTGGCAACGGTGTTGTGAGAAAGGACAAGCTGAAGAGTAGCGTTGTCAATTCTGGAGAAGTTGCAAGAACCAGATGGCTGGTGCTCCTCAGGGCGAAGGGCGAAAGAGTAGCAGTTAATACCAGAGTCAGGGTTGCGAGTGTGGTGCTGGTAGGGCTGGACAAGGTCAAAGTAGGAACCTTCACGCTCAGAGAAGCGGTCCTGGCCATTAAGCATGAGCTTAGCAGTTACGACAGGGTTGACACCCCAGCAGTGCATGTCAAGAGCGGTCTCAGCGAGTACGAAGGTACCGGCATCAGAGACACCAGACTGACCACCACCTCCAACGAAAGAGGGATGCATGCTAGGGGCAGCACCGCTGACAGCGTGACTATTGGCAGGAACACTGTCAATGTCCTGAGCACCAGCAGTCTCAAACATGTTAGGTCCACCAGCACCACCTAAGAACTCATTGATAGCATCAGGGCCACCGAAGGCATGGACAGCATTAGGGAGTACATCCATGGCATCAGTGTAGTTGAAAGGCTGAGCGCCCATAAGCTTGTAGAGGTCCTTTCCACCACGGAGGGAGGCACAGTAATCTACATGGTCATCAGGCTGAACAACCCAGACCAACTCCTTGCATGGGTGGTTGAAGTTGAGCTTAATCTTGTTGGAAGAAGAACCAACAGACTCATCACCAGTGAACTGGAGCTGCTCAATCAAATACTCATGAGGATTCTGAGCCATGCGTCTGCGCTCATCAGTGTCAAGGAAAACATAGTCAACATAGAGGGAAGCGGCTACAAGAGACTTGTTGTAAGCTCCAGTAGTGGCTTTCTTGTCAACTTCAGTGGTAGCATTCATCTCATTTACAGCCCAGAGGCACTCATCAATGGCACGGAGGTCAAGATTAATCTTAACTTCGTGGTACTGAAGAGCAATGAGGGGAACGGCGAGACCAGGGTTGCGGCAGAACCAGAACTGAAGAGGAACATAGAGAGTGGTCTCGGGAAGGGCCTGGCGGGGAGCACAGACCTGGTTAGGGGCATTGGCGGTACTGCAAGGTCCGTCAATCTCGTCAAATTCAGGGTCGGTAATGTAAGTGAGCTGAGTGGTGTTACCAATCATCTTGTTGTAACCACGAGCCTGCTCAGAAGTAAGAGTGAGCTGATTCCAAATGTGCATCCAGTCACCATACTGGCGGTCGATGCGCTGTCCTCCAATCTCAACTTCTACCTGCTGAATGAGCTGCTCACCAGGGCAATCAAGCCAGCGGGCATGCTTGGCGTCATTCTGACCAACTTCAGGAAGAGTTACCTGAAGATAAGTGCGGTAGGCCAAATCACCATTGCGAGAAACGGTGCAAGTTACTCTGCGGCCGAAATCAGCCTGGCCATTGAAAGTCTGCTCAATAGACTCCATAGCGAAGTTGGTATGTCTGCGATAGGTGACCTTCCAGAAGGTGATCTGAGGGTTACCGGTAAGGTATACGTCTTGGGCGCCATAGGCGACTAACTGCATGAGTCCTCCTCCCATTTTATAATACTACTAAAGAAAAAAATTTTCAAATAATTAATTTAATTAAAATTAATTATTTTTTTAGATATTATTTGTTAAATATTTTTTAAGGAACTCACCTAATATATCATCAGAAAAATATTTTTTGTTATTATGGTGTTTTTTGGAAAAAACATAATTATTATTTTTTTTTGTAACTTTCCATCCATCTTCTAAAGCATTGTAAATTAATACCATTTTTTGAAATTTTTTTAAATCATACGAAATATTCTTTCCATCTATTTCAATATTCATTATTTAATGAATACAAAAATAATAATATTTTTGAACAAATACAGTATTAAATAGTTGTCTAGTATTTATATTATATAAAATATTATGCATACAAGAAAAAATTTACAAGAAAAAACTCTAGATACTTGCCATGAAGAATTTATGAATGATATTAATTACAATGAAAAGATTAAAATTCCAAAATTATTAGATAAGAAAAAACAATTGCGTGAAGAATATAATACTAATAAAAATTTAACATTAGATGAAAAGATGCAGATAAAAGATGATATTAATGATATAAAAAAACAAATAAGAGAGCTAAATAAAAAAAAGGATGACTATTTGCTAAATAATTCTAAATTTGTGCATAGTTATTTTGAAGAAAAACAGACTATTTCTGAAGGGAATAATAATGTGACTGTCCTTGATGATTTTTTCAATATTTCAAAAACAAAGCATGTAACATGCAATGAAAAAGAAAAAAGTATTTCAAAACAGTATTTTAAGAGTGTGTCAAATGCTATTTCTGATATAAGTGATTATGTTGAGAATAAAGATATATGTAAACTATGTAGGAAAGGTGAATTGATACCTCTAACAAATGAAGGCTTATTAGTGTGCAATAATTGTAGTAATCAAACAGCTAATTTAATTGATAGTGAAAAGCCGTCATATAAAGAACCACCTAAAGAAGTATGTTTTTATGCTTACAAGCGTATAAATCATTTTAGAGAGATTATTGCACAATTTCAAGCTAAAGAGACAACACAAATTTCTGATGAAATTATTGAAAAAATAAGAGCACAGATACAAAAGGAGCGAATAGAATTAAGTAAATTAACAAATTGTCATGCAAAAGAAATTCTTAAGCGACTTAATTTAAATAAATATTATGAGCATATTCCATTTATAAAAGATAAATTAGGTATTAAACCTCCAGTAATGACTCCAGAATTAGAAAATACTTTGTGCAATTTATTTATTGATATACAAGTACCATATGCAAAATTTTGTCCAGAAGGTCGTGTTAATTTTTTGAATTATTATTATACAATTTATAAACTTTGTGAACTGCTTGATGAGAGAGAATTTTTACCATATTTTCCAATGCTCAAAGATAGAGATAAGAGAGTAGAACAAGATGAAATATGGAAACAAATATGTGAAGAATTAAATTGGGAATTTATTCCCACACTTTAAAATGACAGTGTGTATTTAGTTTAAATGAATCTAATTGATTTGAAAAAATAATTTTTATAATTTATAAAAATGCAACCAAACAATGAAAAAATAGATGAATTAGAAGATATTGAAAAATTAAATACACAAATTGCAAATTTAGATGAGAGACTTGTAAAAAAATATGAAAATTATCCATCAACATCAATAATATATCATAATTATAGTGATAATACAAAAATTAACTGGCAATTATATTTTACAATTATAACTGATAGTAATGTATATGAGAATTGGGAAACTATTAAAAATATTTATATGTTAAAATTTAATGCTACTAGAGAATATGCATTTGAAAATAAAAAAAAGAAAAGTTATACAATTGGTTGCAAAACAAAAACAATTAAGATTAATTTTAACACAATTTCACCTAAAGTAACAAAGAAAAGTCATATTACACAATTAAGACAAAAAAGTGACAATATATTATTTTGGGGTATTGAATGTAAAAATCAAAGTGAAGAAAATAACTTACCAGATGAAATAGTGATTGTTATTTCTCAAATGCAAAAATTTTTGAAAGTTCAATACAATATAGAAACAATTGAAAATCTTGAATTTGCATCTAAATAATTAATTATTTTACACAATTAATTATTTTAAAATTAAATAGTTTTTAATCAAATATTTTTAATTAAAGATACTTTATACCACCTGGGAAACCAACTAAGTTAGCACCAATACCAAAGCCTGCACCAGAACGAGCAGAAGCACCAATACTTGGTAAGTAAGTATCTAAGATAGTGAAAGTAGCAGTAGCAATAAGAGCAATCAACAAGGTTTCTTCAATATTAAGAGCTCTCTTTGGAATAGTGTAAGCAGCTAAAGCAACAAATAAACCTTCAATAAGATATTTTACCAATCTACGAGAAAGTTCACCTAGATCAAACATATTTTCCATTATATATATGACAAATATTTTTTTTAAATATTATAAATATCCTAAATTGTTATTTATATTATTAATTACTTAAAAGTCACTTATATTATAGTATATAATATGACCGATAAGGAAGTACTCGTAGATTTGCTTGATGAAGATAAACCAGTTGCAAATCAGAAGTTTGTCTGCGTATCATTTGTTTCTCCTGAAAAAATTCTTAAACAGAAACAAGATTTCTTATTTGAAGCGTTTACTAAGGATTGGGATACTAAAGAACGACTTCAGAAATTTACAGAGTTTATGAATTTTCTTGCATATAAATATAATCTTAAATTTGATGATATGATGTCAGATTTGAATGATTATGTTAAAGAGGAGGGCAGTAAGCTTCGTGACTTTACAATAACCGACCAATATAAGACTTTTCTTGATAATAATGAAGAGCGTCTTACAGAGGAATTTAAAAAGAAATATACATTTCAGACTAGTACTCGTGGTTTAAAGATTCGTGGAAGTTACCCAAGTCAGGAAGAGGCCGAATTGCGATGTAAATTGCTTCGAGAAATTGACCCTAATCATGATGTATATGTTGGACCTGTTGGTTTGTGGATGCCATGGGAGCCTGAGGCATACAAGACTGGCAGAGTTGAATATCTTGAAGATGAACTTAATAAACTTATGCATGAAAAGAAAAAGAATGAAGATGGCGCTAAAGTTGCATTTGATACTCGTGTAAAAGAAAGTAGGAAGAAAGCCATTGAAGACAATATTAAGAATGCAGAAGAAAGTGGTAATAAACTTACACAGACACTTAATAGTGAAGGTGAGCTTGTAAATGTTGCTAATGTAATTAGTCAAGATAATAGCATTCTCTCTGGCGGTGGAGATGAAGTAGATGCAGAGACTGTAAGAAAGGAATTGTTTGAAGGTGATAATATCGTAACAAATGAGGAAATGAAAACAAGTGATAGAGGTCGTGGTGAAGTTATGGAGCGACGCAAGAAGAGAGAAGGAAAGGAAGATTAAATATGAAATTTAATAGTATACACATTTAATAGTATAGATATATAACTATTATCATAATTATATAAATGGATAATTGGTCTTTTTATATAATTAAAAATGGCAATGCAACATATGCTGGTGTTTCGCCCGATCCAATTCAGCGTTTACGAAAACATAATGGAGAGATTGCAGGTGGTGCAAAATATACTCTTTCACATGGTCCAGGGTGGAAACATATCTGTTTAGTTCATGGTTTCCGTAATAAAATTGAATCTATGCAATTTGAGTGGGCAGTGAAGCATGTTGCTCCTCGCAATGCAAGTGGTATTCAAAACAGAATTAAAAAACTTTATACTGTATTGAATCGCGATAAATGGACTTCCAAAAGTCCAAATGCTTGTGATGTTCCGCTACGGATTGAATGGATTAATCATGATTTTAAACTTGATGAAGAATTGCCAGAATTTATAAGTTAATAAATAAAAAAATTGATTTAAAATTTATTAATAAAATAATATTAAGACATGCCGAGTCGCCCACTTGAAAACACAACTCAGGATTGGACGCCTGTTGTATTCAGTAAATCTACCAGTCAAGCGCGTACTGCTAATACTGAGCATCAACGCAATATGTCAAAGCAAACTGCAGAACAAGCAAAAGTAAAGCGACTTGATGCTGCGACAGAACCCGAAAAAATAGCACTCATACCTAGAAATATTTATGTGCAGCTTGTTGCGGGTAGAGTTGCAAAAAAAATGAGTCAAAAAGATTTGGCAACGCAAATGAATATCCCAATTAAGACTATTCAGGATATTGAAAATGGACGATATAGAAATGACATGCAACTAGCTCAGCGCATTGCTCGCAAGCTAGGAATTACCATTGTTAAGAATTAAAATATATTAAATGTCATAATCAGAAGCATTGTTTCTAATTATGTATGGATTATTCATAAGAAAAATAGAAGTTGCAAAACCATAACCAGCCATAAATGAAGTAGGTATTGCCATCCGATAAAATGAATTCAATTTTGGAAACATTATATATATATTATTTATTTTTTATAACTCTTTTTATGTCTTTTTTGTGTCTTTTTCCTTTTATTTTTTCGTTTTTGTGTCTTTTTCCTTTTTCTTTTTTTTGTTTTTTCCCCACCAACTGAACTACTCTTTGTTTCTTTGTTACTAGAAATTCTTTTTATGCTACCACTTGAACTATTTCTAGAATCATTAGAATTAATTCGTACCTTTTTACTAGTATTTTCTGTAGGGCTATTTACTTTTTCTCCTTCCCTACTTGAAGTATCTACGCTTATTTCTCTTTTTCGTTTTTTGTCACGCAAAAAACTAATATCAAAATAAAAGTTTCCCTCATTTATTTTAACGCGTTTTCTTAGTTCATTAATTAACTCAGGTCTATTTGATAAGTTATAATGCATTGTAGTTAAAGTGGGAACTTCATTTTTTCCATATTTATTGAAACCTAAACTTTTGTATATTTTTTCAGTCTCTCCCAAAAGTGAATTTAAAATAATCCCCTCGTATTTTGTTGGCATTTTTAATGATACTATTATAAATAATAATACAGAAATAATATCTGCGCCACCTGGTCCTCTTGATACATAAGTCTCTGTTGGACAATATCCTTGCTCATCTAAACAACTACATAATACATCTATATAAAGATGCTTTTTATCATCAAATACTTTTAAACCGACAGTTGCAAAACTTCGTATTTTTCCGTCAGAATCAGTTGCAACAACAATGATAGGTGCTAATTTAAATGAATTAAAAATATAATCCATACTTATCATTCCATCCTCGCCTCTTTTACATATTTTTGACCATCTTGAATCTTGTGCATACATATCATAATTTAATGTCATAAGATTTGGATAATCAAATTCATCAAGAAAATGATTTACGGCAGTTTTCCCTCCATTTTTATCTACCCACTGTGAAAAAGTGTTTTTTCCATTCGTCTTTTTAACAACACTATCATCTTTAAATATTTTAATATTTAATTGATTTGTTTTATTTATTACTCCAGTAATATCTGTTTCAAATGAAATTTCGTCATCTTCTATAGATTGTTCTTTTATACCTTGTTTTGATTCATCAAATTGTCTTTTCGGTAATTTATTTTGTGGTGATAAAGCATCCATACTTTTGGGTATTCTTTGTGACATATATAAAATAAGAATATTTTATTTTATATATTACCATTTTGATTTTTTCACATTAATTTTTGGTCCAGCTGATTTTCTCCTAGATGAATTAGGATCATATGTTTCATCTTCATCATCACTATTAATTCCTTTGCTAATTTCCCAAAATTCTTTAGAGCCTAATTTAAATGGAGGATGATTTTCAGCTTTGTACCAAAAAATTTGGTCATTTAATTTATTAGATTTAGCATTATTATTAATAACAAGACATTCAAAATTTTCTGTACATTGGTCCATTACTTGACAAAAAGATTCAAATGTTGGAAACATACCAGCATAATTCTCCCAAATACGCTTTCTATTAGCAATATATGGCTCGCGCAATATAAATACATAATCAATATTTGTACGAAGATTTGGTGGAATACCAAGAGGATACTGCATGGTAATAATTAACATAATTTTCCAATGACGACCATTCATGAAAAGTAAACGCATCATTTTATCTTTAGTCCAACTATTATCAAAAAGACAATCATCAAGAATGACAAATGTTCTAGGGTCAATAGTTGTTTTACGCCGAGCTTCAGTTTCTTTTTTAATTTGTTTTAGAACTGCCTTCTGTCGCTTTAAGATATTCTCAATAATAGCAGTATTATATTCATCATGGATAAAAAGTTTAGGTACATGACTACTATAAAAGCCATTTCCAGCTTCAGTACCGGATATTACTGTTCCAATAGGTATATCCTGATGATAATATAATAAATCTCTAACTAAGAAACTTTTTCCAGTATCACGACGACCTACAAGTACTACAACAGGACCTTTATTTTCATTAGGTTTAAAACTAATATCTCTCATATTAAATTTCTTCATTTCCAATGACATATTTATTTTTATATAGCATACATTAAAAATAAATAAATAGTACGCAAATTATTCTCAGTTATCTTAAAAATTATTAGTTTAAATCAACTATTAAATATATCATTAATAGCTAAATATGGAATTAAATTATGTCAAGCAAAGTGATTCTAATTCTCTGATTAAAGAATTTGATGAAATTGTAGATTTAGAAAAATCTCAAAATTATATTCCTATATATGGAAATTTCTTTAATTTAACTGAAAATAATTTTAATAACATTCAATTAAATAATACATTATATTTAAAAAATGTTGTTTCAAAAGTTAATGACAATGTTTATTTAAGTAAGATAGGGTCAATTGAGAATAATAAAGAAGTAGAAAGAGAAGTTTTTTTTAAATTTTGTCCTTTAATGGACCCTATTAAATACATGATTGGAAAATTTGATTTATCTGATAATTATTTGAATAATTTGCCATGTATAAATGATTATGATAATAATGAGATACAAAAAACAAAAACTGGTCGGATTGTTTTAGATAAAAATAACATTCCTTATGTGGATGGATTTTTCTCTTTTTTATCATCAAAATTAGCAGAAAAATACCCATGTTTTTTAAATGGTCTAGAATATTATGGTTCACATATTGGATTTAAAAAAAATTTTAAAGTAAATGTTATAGATGATATTGAAGATTTAATTGAAACTGATTTTTTTACAGATAATTTAAATAAATTATTTACTATTGATGAAAGAATATATAGTAATAGTTGCATTTTTCATTCAAGAAATAATTTAAAAAGACTTTCAATAAAAAGTGATACTGATGTAGTATTAGATAATATTGAAGAATTAGATGTAAATAACTTATTTTTTAGAGATTCTTCTGATGTTACATCACAAGATATATCAAATGCTATATATGATACTAGTAATAGTGTATTAGATGTTAGTGTAAATGATGTACTAACAATTACAAAGAATAGCGATTCTTCTTCTTGTTCATCGTGTTCTACTAGAACATCAAATACTAATTCAGATGATACACTTAGTGATTTTGATGAAGATGATGATGAAGATGAAGATGAAGATGAAGATGATGAAGATGATGATGAAGATGAAGATGAAGATGATGAGGAACAGATATTAGTAAATGTAAATAAATATCCTGTTCAGGCTATTTGTATTGAAAAATGCGATAATACTCTAGATGACTATATGATAAATAATGATATTCAAGATAATGAATGGATTAGTATATTACTTCAAATTATTATGAATTTAATAACATATCAAAAAGTATTTAAATTTACACATAATGATTTACATACAAGTAATGTGATGTATAATACAACAAAGAAAGAATACTTATATTATTGTATAAATAATACATATTACAAAATACCTACATTTGGTAAAATTTACAAAATAATTGATTTCGGTCGCAGTATTTACACATATAAAGGTAAACTAATTTGTAGTAATAGCTATGCAGAACATGGTGAAGCTACTTCACAATATAATTTTGAACCATATTTTAATAATAAGAAACCTCGTCTTGAACCAAATTATAGTTTTGATTTATGTAGATTAGCTTGTTCATTATTTGATCATTTAATTGATAGTTATCTTGATTTTATTCATGATCCAGATGATTTTACAAAAATTGGTGCTCTTATAAATGAATGGTGTATTGATGACTATGGAAAAAATGTATTATATAAATCTAATGGTAAAGAACGATATCCTGATTTTAAATTATATAAAATGATAGCAAGAACTGTTCATAAACACACTCCTGAAAAGCAACTTGAGAGAGAAATATTTAATATATTTAAAATAAACCGAAAAAATATAAATAAAAAGGCAATGAATAGTGTTTTTAATATTGATAAGTTAGAACCACAATATTAAATTAATAGTTGTCAGCATATAAATACAAAAACAAACCAAATAATGATAAATTATTTAAGAACGGAATCATCTTTCCTGCTTCTGGAGGATGATAAATAACTGTTACAAGAGCAATAAATAAAATAACTGATAATAAAATGAGATTTGCTAATTTTTTCATATCTATAATTTTTGATAGTATAGGTGTTAATACATTAGTCTCACAAAAATAATCAATTAAAATTATAAAGCCAATAATTTCTAATAAAATTACTAAAATCATTCCAAGTGTTGAAAACCATTCAGGCCAACCGGTTTTTTTCACAAGAGTTGATACCTTTTTTCCAAAATTATTCACTTTATTAATACCAGACCATATAAACATTACCGAAGTTAATATTATAGCTAATTTTTTTGTGTTTTTATTAGGCTTGAAAAGAGAAAGCATTTTATCAGCAATATTATTTAACATTTATATAATTAAATAATATTTTTTGAAAGATGAATTAGAAATTTGGTTCATCTAAAAAGGCCCCAGTTTGAGTTTTTGGCATTGCATCTGAAAATAAACCAAAATATTCAACTAAATATAATCCACTTAAACAACTCGCAAAACTATATACTGAATCTTTCATAAGCATTTTAGGTGGAGTTTTATTATCTTTTTGAACAAATCGCATATCTATAAATTTAAAAATCACATATATAATAGAAATTATTAGTGCTACTAATAGTTTATCTTGCATTTATAGTTACAAATGAAAGATAAAAAAGTCATTTAACGCATTTTATAAATAATAGATTATTCATCTTCATTAATATTCATTGTACCACCAATATCAAGGGAATCAAAATCCAATGCTTCCATTCCTAAATCATCTCCTATAACTAAATTACTTTCATCGGTTTGAATATCAGGTGTTGGAAATGGTTCAGGAACAGTTTGTGGTAACTCTTTTACTGGCTCTACAATTTTTGTAATTGATTCTGAAACAATATTTGTATTATCATTTACAGGTGTATTGTTAACCATAGAATCAGACTTTAAAGAAGAAACAGACTCTTCTGGTGGTGATTCGTTATTATGAGGCAGTGTTGGTATAACAATATCCTCTTTTTTTACAGGAGGAGGTTCAACTACAAGACTTTCTTTTTTAGTATCAAGAGAAGGCTCTTCTTTTTTTGTTTCAGTTAAAATCTCTTCTTCCTTAACTTTTTTCTCCTGTTCTTCAATTTCTTCTTCCATTTTTTCACTCATATATGCTCTCAATATTTTATCAGTAGGAATACTTGTACGAATAGTATCAACAATACATTCTCGGATAATTAATTCAAATTCTCTGTTATTTTTTTGCTTCTGTAAAGGTGAAGAATCTTGGTCAAAAAGATAAATATTTTTATACAATTTTCTTGCAATATTGATATATGTTTTATGAATAAATACATTTAATTTTGGAATATCAATATCAATTTTTTTCTGATTACGACAAACTCTAACATTTGTGAGTGTTTTAAGTTGAATAATATGTACACATGTAAGTAAATCATTTAGGTAACCACATCTACTATTATCTAAAATTCTAGTAGTTTCATTATCAATAATTGTTTGATTCCAACTAGGAACTCTGCTTAAAAGATTTTGAAATGTCATTAAATATTTTTCAGTTTCGTCATTATCTTGACATAGCTTGTAGGCTTCCTTAAAGATAGATACAATTCCTTCATTTAAATGTGGAATTAAAGTATTAACAAATCGTGCCATCCATTCATTTCTAGACTCGTAAAGACTATCTGTATGATAATCATCCATTTCTTTAAATAACACTGATATTTTCTAAATCAATGTTAGAACGAAAAAATATGTTATTAAGTGTAGATGTTAATATAATTTTTTCATTGCGTACTTCCTTAATAATTTTATTTAAATAAATAAGAGCATCATATTTTTTTATAGATGGAATTTTTTTATCACGAATTAAATATTCTTCTAAATCTTTCCCACTGTAGCTATTATTATATAATACTTCAACACAATTTACAATACTTTCCTTATTAAGATTTTCGTTTAAATATTTTTTTAACCATTGTTGTCGTTTTGTAGAATTTTGTTTTAATTGTGAAATTTTATTTTTATTGTGCATGTATAAATTAACCTCTTTATTATTAATATAAGGATATGGAATAAAAAAATCTACAAACCTAGAAATTAATGGCTTCAATATTTTAGATTTATCTTCAATTATTAAAAAAAATCTTGTTGTATTACTATATTGCTCAATACATCGTCTTAATGCAGACTGTGCATCAATTGTAAGATTTCCAGCGTTTAATAATACAATAGTCTTAAAATTATTTCCATACTGGTTATTAATTTGAGAACGAGAAAAAAATTTTAAATCTTCTCTAATAAATTTAATACCATTTGATTGTATGCAATCAACAATTAAAACATATTTTTTTTGTTCTTCTCGAGTTTTATAAATTTTATTAATGTAATTTTTAACAATAGTTTTCTTACCTGAACCATTTCTTCCATGAAAAATTATATTAGGAACTCTATTTTCATTGTAATATGTGTCTAATTGTTTATATATTTCATTGTGAATCTCTAGTGTCATTTTATTAATATATAATAATTTCTATTTATTATATATTTTAATAATTTATCTTTATGGTGCACTACTAAGTGAATGAGTGTATGGATTTTCCTTAAATGCTTGTAAAAGATTTCCATCTATACGATTATTTTTATCTTGTCCGGCTGTTTGGGGATATTTTGTGGTTTGCGTTATACCATTTCCCATTGGAACTACTGGTCCAGTACTTGGTACAAACATTCTATTGTTATTACGGTCACTTTCAAATTTTTGTGTTCTCATATTTATACCATTATTAAATTGACCATTACAACCATGTTCAAAGCGATTGTATACAGTTGATTCCTTATAAGGATTATCATGTTGATTTAATGCTGATTCTTGAGAAGTAGGCATGAATTTATTTCCTGTCATATTTCCATAATTTGCAACATTTGTTGTGTCGCGGCGATTAAATACTTTTTGATGCTCTGTTACATGATATGCTCCCTCACCTTGACCTTGAACATTAAGATGCATTTTATTTCCATTTAACTCTCTAATTGTTGTTGGCATTGAATCTCGTTGATTATCTAAATAACTTGCTTTGTTACCTCCATTAAAATTACCACATTCACGCAAGTTTGTTAAAACATTTTCTTTTCTAGAGGGCTTCAATACATCTAACAGTGGAGATACAATTGAACCAATAAGACCCCCTCCACTAACAAAACCTGTGCTTTCTGGTTGTTTTGATGTATTACGATTATTATTAACAAGTTCAAATCCTTTAGAACCATAATCTTCATCTATACCTGCATTTTTATTACTATGTACACCCCCCAAAATGCTTTTCCCAGGAAGCTGCTGTTTTAATGCATCTTGATAATTATTTGGTGCATATATTGCACCACCATTTCCAGAACCATTTGACATAATACCACTATAATCAGTTGTAGTTTCAGGTCTAGTTACATTTCTTTCAGGCTGTTGTGAATGCATTGTCTCTTTTAAAAATCCTCCGTTTGTTATAAACCATCTTGATTTATCATTAATAAAGAATGTATCAGGTGCGTGTTTTTCAACTTTTCCTAAAGTACCCATTTCTTTTATATTTGAAATTGCTGGTCCTTCTAAACCATTCAAATTATACGACATTTTGGGATTTGTTTTTACGCGAAGCTCATCTACATCTTTAGGTTTCCAAATATCACGACTTCCCATACCTGAATTAAAACCAGTCATACCTTCTGTTTCAGAATTACCATTTAATCCAGGAGCAACTCGTTCTTCTTCCCAAGGTTTTGTATTTGCTTGACGAAGACTTGGATTAACTCTTGACATATAAAACTCGCTCATATTTGGTGCTCCATTAATAAATTTTGAATCACCTGAAGGCTTAAATAATGGTGCCCTTTCTTGTTTCTTAAACTGTTGTGAACCTACACCTCCTAGACCATCTAAAATTCCTTCATGGCTTTCATATCCAGATTTTCCTTTTATTTTTGAACCAAAGAAGGGTTGCATGTTATTATGTTTAAAATTTTCTCCATTAACTGTTTCGCCGGTTAATGATACAAATTCAAATTTTTTAGGCTTATTTTGCTCTGTTTTGTTTATCTCAACAATTGCATTTTTATCATAATATCTACTTCTTTCATCATTTGGATTTAAATAACTATCTGGGTTTTCAGGAGCTTTTTTTTGTGGAACAGCATTAGCATAATCTTGACGATTTGTTCTACTCATACTATTATTATTTTCAATTTGAAAATTTTCTTTTTCGCATTTTTTATTAGAAGAAATATAAAGTGACCCTAAAGCTATTAATGGTATTGCTATTTCTGCCATATTATTATATATAATATAATATTTTTTAAAATTATATTATACAGAAATAACATTATAATTACTTATATTTTCTACCACCTCTTTGTCCTGATTTACCTGATATCATTGGTAATATAAAAAATCTTATTGCAAAATATACCATTACTAAAACACCTATTAAAAATAATAGTTGACTTATCATTGCTGTAAATTTAGTTAGTTGGCAAAAAAATGAATCGTCATCTGCGTCACAACTTACACCTGCACCAACACCACCAAAAAAATTAAAGTTTGACATATCAAATCCCCCACCTCTAATTTCCTTACTTTTTTTTGAAACCATATTTTTTAAGTTTTGTCTTTTTCCCATATATTATAATTTAAGAAATTAATTTTTTTGTTCAATTCTTGAACTAATATTACTGTTAAAATCTGGAATAATTCTATCTTGAGGATTATAAAATAATATTTGTGGACGATATTGTTGTTCTTCCCGATGCCACCATGTAGGATTAGTAACACGAGACTGGTCTTCTGTTTGAGAATTTAAACGAGACATTTGTCTCTCAATTCTATCTACTTGATGTGTTAAATGTGTATTTTTTGGTATTTCATCACGATTTAAATTTCTTGTCATACCTCTTAAATCACTTTCTAAATCAATTGCATTATTATCTAAATTTCCTCCCCATTTTTCTAAACGAACATGTGGGTCTTCCATATAATCTGGATTCATTCCATTACCAGGAACACTTAGCATATATGTTCCTGGTCCTACTGATTCTTCTAAATTTTTTTTTACTCTAATATCATCATCTTTAGTTCTAGTAAATGCCATATATAAAGTAAATAGATTATATTATAATTTATTTAATTTATAAATTTATATTATTTGAATTTCCTGTTAAACTTTGATGAGTTCCATCAATATCTTGAACAATTAATTGTGTATTTTTATATTTTAAATAATCTGAATAGTTAGTCCAATTACATTTTCTACCTTCTTTTTTATCATTTGAGTCATTTTTTGTTTCATTTAATTTAATATTACTACATGCTTGTGTTGTTCCATTAATATTAAAACATTGATTTTTATAAGCAGTATAAGATGTATATGTTAACCAATTAGAACTCATTTATATTATAATATGAAAAAAATATTGTTAAATTAAGCAGTTTGACCATCACCTGAAGGATTATTAATAAAATTATGAATATTAAGTCTTGCACTATTCATGCATATATCTAAATTATCTAGTCTGCGCTGTAATATCTCAATTCTTGTTAATACACTATAATTATCCAAATTATCACCTGAACTTTCTGTACTATTATTACCAACTGCAATACAAGGTAGTAATATTGTATGCTCGGGAGCAGTTTCAGTTGCATTATCAATGTCTGTTCCATTCATATCTAAAATTCCAGAAATATCTTCATTGGAGATGCCGGTATCAGCTACTAGATTTAATGAAACAGGAACAGATACACCATTAGCCTGTAAAGTATGAGATTCAAAATTTATTGCACCACTTGCATCAGTTGGTATATTTTGATGTGTAAATTCAGTTTCATTCAGGTCTTGGGTATCATCACATAAAATAGAAATTTTTTTCTTTCCGACTTCATTTGTTCTATAGTCATTTCTAAATTTTTCAAAGTCAATATTTGTAATTTTTTGACTTGATATTGTATGTTTATGTGTAGGAACTGATGGGAAATGTGTATCTTTATTTAACTGAATATTAATATTACTTGTTGTTGCCGTTGTGGTGAGTGTTTCATCAATACGATGCGAGTGTCCCATTGCTTGATGTGTATGATTTTTTAAACTATCATTATATAAAGAACACACATTTTCATCCCCTCCTCGTACAAATTTGTTCATAATATTGGGTAATTTAAAATATCTTGTCTGTAAATCGGCCTCACTTGCAGCTGCATATAATTCATATTTATTATATTTTGAATTTTGGTATATTTTATGTGTAGTATCTAGTGTTGTTGCAGGATTTGTGTCGGTTCCATATCCTAGCTCTCCCCAATCTGTTTTATAAATATATTCATATTGTGGTGAAATAGAGTCTGTATCACTTATTTCAACATGCAGTTTGAAATGTTTATAATCATCATAGTTTAAACCCAAAATTGCACTACTAATATCATAATATCCATTTGAAAAAATGTTTTGACTAAAATCTTGCCAACTAACAGTTTTAATCATTTGTAAGCTAGCAGGTGCATCAACAACTTGGTCCATATTTCCTGCTTGGTCTCTTACTACATTTTTTTCATATTCTTGTGAAGAATATTTTCTATATGCAAAAGTTTTATTAGGGTCTACATGTCTTACTGGAATAATTGTAAATCTAATATTTCCAATATTAGAAGTATTATTTCCAGATAATTCAACTCTAATATTTTCATCAAGTACTGTACTAAATATTTTACCTTTTAAATTAAGATAATCAGTATAATATTTTGGATAAAGAATACTTTTAAAACCACATGTAACACCCTGTGAACCTGGTGTTGAATCTACTTGAGGATAATTATACGCATCTTGCTGATGTACTTCAATTAATAATTTTGCATGTCGTTTATCTGTAGACAAAATGTCTTTATTATTTTTAGGTAATGCACCATATAATTCGTTAAATTCACTTTTTTCAAGAAATTGGCCATTACATAATTTATAATTTATAGGTATACTTTCAATATCTCTTGCCATAAATATAATAGAACCAGCAGGATTTGAAATCATATTACCAATTGTTGCAGCAATTTGATTATTAATTAATGTTAATAAAGGAGTTGCATTTTTTGTAGAACCATCACTACGATTAATATATGATTTTGAATCTGTTGTAATTTGATCCATATTTGCCAAATATATATTTTTATCAATAACTAAGTCTTCAACTCTAGTTACCTCGCCATAAACATTAAGGTCATTAGAAATATCAAGATTACCTGAAAGTTCAATATCTCCACTAATATCAATATCTCCAGTAATATCAACATCTCCAGTAATTTCTAAACCATCTCTTCCTGTTATTTTTCCTGCTGTAGTTATAATACTATCTGTTATTAAATCTCCTGACAAATCTAAAGAATTGTGAATTGTACTTTTTCCACTTAATTTAAAACTACCAGATATATCAATATTACCACAGACATCCAAATTACCACAAATATCAGTATTGCCACAAATATCAAAATCACCATTCACACTTAAATCACCATATATCATTGTATTTTTACAAATATCAACATTATCAAGAATGATTAGATTATTTGTTTTTATTCCACTAATGTCAAAATTAACTATATCACTTCTTGCTTTTCCAATTACTAAAAATTTATCTTCTCTATCAATGTAAGTATCTTTTAATTGATTTAAACAAACATCCACTACTGTGTTAACACATATATCAGTCCATGTACAAGTTCCATCACCATTATTCACAAGTACTAAACCTTTATTATCAATTGGATTTTGTGGAGCATTTTCTTGATTTGGGTCACCACCTTGATTAGTTGGTGGTAAGTTTAATCCTCCAATTGTAGCCGTAGTGAATGAAACATCTTCACTTGAAATTCCATACCAAGTAATATGTGTTCCGCGAAATGGTGCATTAGTATTTGGAGGTTCTAATATTTCACTACTAAATCCAGTTATATTACTATTATCTGGATCATATGCATCAGGATGTAGAATTTGTATTGTTCCATATGCATTCCTTGCATCATTAGAAGGGTCATCATTTGCTCGTGTTGTATATAATTGTATGCCACCTGTATTTTCAGCCCTAATATAATTTTCACCTAGCTCTTTAGAAGTAAATTGTTTATCACTATGATTTGCTAATTGATTATCACTATCAACACCAGTTTTATACATATTAAAACGGACGCCTCTTTGTGACCCAATTCTTAAACTTCCTGTTTGATTTTCATAGTAAGTACCTGAATTTTTTCTAGCAAGAATTGTTTCCAAATAAGAATTATTATTAATAATACTATTTGTAGCAATAACATTTTCGCCTGATATACCATATTTTGAATCAATATTTTGAACCTTAATATTGCTATCTACATTTAAATCTGACCACATATGAACATTACCACATATATCAAGTGTATTCTTAAAATATGAATTCCCATTTTTTAATATAAAAAACGCATCTGAACGTGAACTATCTACATTATGACTTATATCACCATTACCAATAGTTAATATTCTATATTCGTGTGAAAAATCTCTCTCATCAAATTTCAAATTTGATGTACCTAGAACTATTTCACCACCACAAATATCGTCATATACTATACTAGATGATAAATCAAGATTTGTTCCTAGAAGTATTGAAAAATTATTTTCTACATTATTTTCCCATCCAATTGCAGTTGATGAAAATCCACCTGCTTTATTAAATAGACCAATTGTAGAACTAATTCGTATATCATTTAATGGATTCGTAAGGAGACCTCTTGACTGCTGTTCTGATATATTATCTACCACCAACCTATTTCTATAGTTGTTGTATAAAGTTGCCAAATTAGGAAAATCATTATTATTTTTTGAAACAGTTCCAAAATTTGCAAATCCAAATTTATATTCATTTGTTTCGTTTGGGTCAATCCAATCTACACGACCACCTTTAATACCTAAATACATACCATTAAAACCCCATTTTGTTGGTAGTTCCATATATCCTGTAGTTGTTGAAGTTCCATCTGGATGAATTGTTTCTGTACCGAATCTAATTGTTTTTGCAGCAAGAATATTTTCACCACCGACATTACCTAAAAAAATTACATCTGACTCATCAGGTGATTGTACTAACTGACGATTTTGATTTCCAGATAATATAAAATCTGGGCGAATACTCTCTCTTGCAATGTTATTTGTTACTTGAGCTATAAAATTGTTGTCATTACTATTGTTGCTATAATTATTAGCCATCTATATTAATTAGTGCTATTATTTAATATAGATTTTATCATATTTACATTTTACTAAAATAAATTAATGAATTATTTAAAGAATAATATGCTAAACCAAATAATATACTTTTGAATGCAAATCCACTTGTTTTTAAAGTACTGTCGCTTTTGAATAGTGATGGAAATATTGCATTTAAATTATCATTAACAGAATTTAAATTAAAAATAAAAAATAAAACACTTATTATGATTGGTATTTTTAATTGGTCATATAAAAAATCATTGTTGTTTAGAATAGTATTTTGACGATTATTATAATCATTTATTAAATCTTGTGATACACGATTATCTATAAAATTTGTATTTCCACCATTTGGAACATAATTAGGTTGTATTTGTATATCTTGTGTCATGTGATTTGTAGTTGTTGGAATATCTCTTGAAGGTAATTCCATATTATTATTCATCATAGTTGCATGTTGTATACTATTTATATGTTGCATCATAGATGCATCATTATTTGGTGTTTGTCCAATTTGTGGAGATGCTGGTCTTGAATACATAGTAGGATTATTTTGCTGTTGTTGTTGCATTTGTGGTTGCATCTGTTGTTGCATTTGTGGTTGCATCTGTTGTTGCATTTGTGGTTGCATCTGCTGTTGATTTTGTGGTTGCATCTGCTGTTGATTTTGTATATTAGTTGTTTCCATAACAATATTTGCATTTGGTTCATATACATTGTCACTTGGTAAATTATTCAAACTTGTAGTTCCTTGATCACCCATCTTATTAAATATTTAAAATAAACAAAATATTATTATACTACGCAAATTATTCTAATATTCTTTTATCTTTATTACACTTTTCCGTTTTTAATGAATATTTATAACATCTATTGTCTGATTTAAATATTTTTTCATCTAAATTATCAATCTCAGGATGTCTAAAGACAATACATTTACGGTTTTTACATGCGCTTCTAAAGAGAGATGCCAAACCTAATCCCAACAATATAGAAATAAATACTTTACCTTGTTCGGTATAAAATAATCTTTTAAAGTTCATTATTATATTATAATTATATAATATTATAATTAACTTTGGAATGGAATTTTTGATATTTCTTTATCATTTAAAGGACATTTAACTTCTTTACTTTCAATTCCAAAACATGTACCAGAAGAATCTTTAAATTGAATTTTATTATAATTATCAGGTGTTGGATATATGTGGATAATATTCGGTGTAGGTATTGTTATATAATTCAATAGTAATCCTACAGATAGTGAAATGATAAATATTTTAACTGATATAAATTTTAACATTATATATATAATATAGAAATTTACTAATTTCGGTAAATTTTTCTCTCTGATTTTTCTTCATCATCAAAATAAATATACATATTTTCATCATTTATTTCTTTTTGTATTAATGTACCGTATGTTGTAATATTACCAGGTTCTTTTTTACTTTCTACATTTACGCGATTTACAAAATATTTATTTGTCCTAATATTAACTAATGTCTCTCTAATATTATCATTATATATATTTACAATTTCTGTAATTTTTTGTGGGTCGTTTTCTTGCTCATAAGTTTTAATCAAATCATTTACAATAGTTACTAATTTGTAAAGTTCATTTGTATAATTATCAATACTATCTTTGCGGGATGCTATATCTAATTTCTTAGATTTGATTATAATTAATGATTCCATTTTCTTCTGTAACTCAATATATCTTTTTTTTAATACATTAAAATCATCAATTATTTCCTCTTGTGTTTTGTAGTTATATGTTAAATCCATCTTTAGTTTTATGATATCTTCTTTTGTATCATTTATGATATCTTCTGTAATATCAATTATTTCATCAATATGGTGTTTTTTTCCTACTTGTAATTCAATATGTAATTTACATGGATTAACAGCATCACCACACACTGCTTTAAATATACGATTGTTTTCACTAAATGATGTTCCGACCTCTCTCTTACAGTTTACACATTTATTTTTTAAACTATCAAGTAATTCACGCCTTTTTGTATTACTTAATGATGTGTCATTTTTAATTTTTTTTTGTTTCTTATGCAGCCCCTTATAGTAATGCTCTTTTAAAATGTAATATTGGGTTAATCCTTCTTGGAAATCTGATTCACGCTTGTTATCTTCCATATAATATTTATATTACTAAAATAAAAAACTAAAATACTTTACATTTCATTTTTCCATATTGGTAAATTTGTAATTAAATCCATAGAATTATTTTTTTCTAATCTTTGCATTTTTTGTATTTGACCTAAAATATATTTTTTCTTTTCTTGTTCTCTCTTTTGTTTTTCATTAAAATCCATTGCTCCCCTATATTTGTAATTTAAAGTTAAACCTATTACAATAATAAAAATTAGAAAGGCAATAACATTAAAAGCAATGTTATAATATCTGTCTTTTGTAATATGACATTGTTTTAAAGTTTCATTGATAAAATATTTAACACCCGGTTCTGTTAAATACGGTCGTTCCATATTATAATTCTATTAAATAAAATGACGATTTTATTTTATTAATTAATATATAATGGATGATACAGAACAAAATAATAGTAATGCACCAGTAGATATTATAGCACAAAATTATAATACTTCTGCTTATTGGTTTATTATTGCAACTTTGATATTTTTTATTGGCCGAGTTATTAGTATACCAAATGGTATTTTAGATAATACAACTGAAAATGATTTCGGTTTTAACAGTTTTGCAGATAAAATTATTAATATTGTCTACATTTTTATTGTAATCATGGTAATGGTATATTTTAATACTGATGCTATTAAAGAAAAATGTGGTGCTGATGCAAATTCAGCATATTTAGTATTTTTAACAACCTTTTTTCCATGGTTAAGTATCTTTGGAATGTTGTATACATTTTTATTAGTTATGCCTTCATGGAAATCGCCCTTTTCAAATACTTTTGGATACATTGTAACAATTTATTTTATGCAAGGTAAACAAAAGTTACTTAATTTATTAGACAAAAAAAGCCAGGGAACAGAAACTTTACAAATGGTTATAAAAGATAATGCTTCAAACATAATTAATGATTATGGACCTGAAAATATTGGTCGCTTAAAAAATCTACATAATGTAAAAAAAGTTTTTAAAGAATATCCCACTGATAATTCTGAAGGTGCTAAAGCAACCAGAGCAAAATATAATGAATTAGCGAAATTGATTATCATGAAGGATTATATTGCTGAATTTGTATGGTATATTTTAACTGGTATACTTGTAATTAATATGACAACTAATTTTATTTTAGAGCAAAATTGTATTTAAATATTAAATCTGTTAATAAATGTTTTAATATTTAAACTATATTACTTTAAAAGTATGTATGAAATTGCTAAATAAGAAACTATAGATAGTGCAATTGAGAACAACCATAATGGAAATATTGTTTTATGTCTGTATCCTGTACCAAATTCTTTGAGAGAACCATCTGCGTTATAAAATATTGATGGTTTTAAACTATTAAATGTAAAAAATATTGCAATAAATAATATTATAGTTAAACTCTGTTTATGTTTTCTGATTAAAGATTTACTAATTAGCATATTATATATTTATGATATATTAATATATTTATTCTATTCATATTTATTCTATTCATATTTATTCTATTCATATTTATTCTATTCACATATAATTAACTATATTGCTCGTCACCGTCCATACCTTCTTCATAATCATCATCATTAGCCATAAATGCTGTATTATATTCTCGTTCTTGTTCAAGAGTAGCACGCTGGTCTTCATAAAATCTGTCTAATGCTTCAGCATCGCCATCTGTATTCAACATTTTACTATCAATTTTTGTCATCTCTCTATCATATGTTTCTTTATCATATGCATAGAGTCCTTTTTGTAAACCAACACTCCACTGTTCTAATTTATTATTCTTAAACAAATTTGCAACTTCTCTCTCTTCATCGGTCATACTTTTTAAATAGTCTGTAATTTCATCTTTTTCTTCTATTTTAGACTTATTTGTTTGTCTCATAACATCACTATAATTAAATGTAATTGTATTTAGTTCTTTATTAAACATTTTAATAAAATTTAAGATTAATTTAGATTTAATCTTCATTTCATCTTCTTCACTTAAAACATTTAAATCTACTTCTTCACTTTCATCTAAATTTGGTAATTGAAAATCTGGCATGGTCTCTTCTGCATCAACAATACTTACTGGAACTGCTTCTAATTCGGGCATATTTGTTGTCGTTATATATAAATTAATAGACTCCAATATTAAATGCAAATATAATAGTAATAATTTATCATTATCAATATCAAGATTATTATCTTCTAAAGGCAAATCATTCATTATAATTGTGAAAAAATCATTTCTTTTCATAACATTTGCAATTAGTTTTTCAATATATTTGTCTTTGTAACAATTTTTTAATTCGCTATTTTGTGATTCTAATATTTTCATAATATCAGTGTTATGTCTTTCAGATAATTTCCAATGTTTTGGTAAGGAATCCATTGTTACTTTAGAATCTAAAGACTTTAATATGATGTTTGGATAAACATTTGTAATTTTCCTTAAAATATCTTGTAATTTTGTTAATGTAATATTAATAGATGCTAATTCTAATTTATCCATAATAGAATCCAAAAAATTTTTTACAAAATTTGCTTCATTTGTACTTGAATTAATCTTTATTGTTTTCAATATATCATTTTTTGTTATTTCATTAGTACGCATTAAATAACTAGACAACTCATTTGTTACGCCCTTTTTATTCTTACCATTTATTTCATTATCAACATTCTGTAATAAAACTTGGAACTCATCGTCTGTATCTTGTCTTAACATTTCAATCATTAGAGAAAATTTTTGTTTTTCGTCATATACACTCTTGTTTAAATTATTAAACTTTATTATGTTTTTTGAATTAATTACATTTAATAATTGTATAAAAGAACCTTTATCATAATT